GGTTCAAAGGATGTTGTAGCTATTTATTCGCAGATTAATTCCGCCAGAACCAAGAAAGATGTAGAGTTATTTATTAGGAATTATCTTCTCTCCTATAAGGAGGTCTTCTGGGGTGCGTGGCTTGATTATATTCGTCGTTCATCCTATTATCTTACATTTGCCGTGACAAAGGCAATTAATGGGGTTCCTCTTGAGGGTGTTGTTGTTACATTAAGTAATGGTTTGTCGGGAACAACGGATGAGGAGGGTTATATTCGATTTGAGGTTGAGACAGGCGTCACAGTGAACTGGGATGCTGTGATGAAGGGTGTTCGTGAGGTTGGCACAGTACAGATGACTGATGATAGGCTGGTGGAGGTGGCCTTGAATTTGCCTGTGAATGTGAATGTTTCCATTTATCAGGACGGTTGGGGTACGGTTAAGGTTGGAGGTTCTCTTATTCCTGGATCCATTATGACGTTGACAGCTGTTGGTGAGAAAGGATTCACGTTTAAGTCCTGGGAGGTGAACTATGAAGAGTTTACGGTTAATCCATTGAATTATCCTATTACAGGTTATGTGGATCCTATTGATGTGCTTGCCATTTTTGAGCGAAGTGGTGAGTTTGTGTTTGTTCCTCATAGGGTTGAGATTCCTTATGATGGGGGAACTGCTATTGTTCAGGCCTTATCATCCAAGAAGTGGGCTTTGGATGCTATTGATGCAGATTGGGTGTCTGTAAGTCCGAAGTCAGGAGGGGCAGGGGCGACTGAGATAAGAATTAATGTAAGTGACACTACCTATGACAAGTTCACTGTAAAGTCTGAGGGTTCTGATGACTATGAGGCCTTTACCTGTGAGACTGGAGGAAGTATTGCTGATGAATTGTTTGTAAAAAGTAAATAGATTGCGATATGAGCAGAATTAACATTCACAGAGGAACATTCCTGGAGAAGGAGGAACTTGTGCGAATGCTGTCATTCCTGGAGGACAGAGATGATATATCAGCGGTTCTTTCTTCCTCCTTGGCATACGGCATTGTTTCTCCAGGAGCAAAGGCAGGGACGGCATTTTCTATCTCTATTTCGGCGAAAGGGAATGCGGTGGACATTGTAGGAGGTTATATTATAATTCCGTCTAATAAGGCGTTTAGACTGCCTGATACGACCGAGTTTGCTATCCCAGGAGACAATCAGTTTTATTGGCTGAAGATTAGCCCAAGAGAGCGCAACTATGAGGATGGAACGGTTCAGGTGGATGTGTCCGGAAATGTGTCTGGAAGTGTGTCCTTTAATGGCGTTGTTCGCAGTCAGTCCTCAGGTGTGCCTACCTGTATTAAGTTTGTGAAGGATAATGGTTCCACACCGAAGAACAGTCAGGTTTATCAGGTTGTGGATATTGTGGATGATAATAACATCATTTTATCTGGCGGTCAGGCGTTTGTGAAGGAATCTGATCTTAAGGTCGTGGTGCTTGGTTCCATTCCGATGGGTAGGAGGTTCACTGATGAACAACTGGAGGGTCTTTATACCTTTACTGATGTAGAGATTAGTCTTGTTGAGGAAGTGGTTACTGGAGAAGCTCCACAGAAGGATAATGATGAATACTATATTGCCAGAATAAAGAACAACGGTGGAAATATTGTGTGGAGTGATGAACGTTCTGAATTTTGGAGTCTTGGAGGTGGTGGGGGTGTTCCAGTACCACAAGGATATGAAAGTTTTCAGGTTCTTACCGAAACTGGCTTGTATGAGGACTTTGAGGTTATTGACGGGATTTTGCAGGTGGTTGAACAATAAAGGAAGTGAATTATGCAACTCTACTATACAACGACAACAGGCTATAATGCCATTCAAACCAATCCGAGCAGGTCACTTGGAGGGTTTAAGTCATCAACGCTTGTTATTAATGATGATTTCTCCAGTCTCTTTGATGATGTGTCCATTATGACGGTGCGTAATGCACGTTCGGAATATAGGGCTATCATTCTGAGGAATGAATTTATGAGCCAGGTTCGTAAGGTGAAAGTGTCTGTGAAGAATGCGGTAGATTCTATCTGTCGATACAAAATGGCTGTGGAATATCTCGTTACGGCTGACAAGTATGGTACAAAGAAAATGAGTAACGTCCAGTCGGCTCAGAGTAGGCCGTTTGCCGCACAGTTTGTGGATATGTCAGAGGGTGTGGTGCTTGATCTTGCAGAAACGCTTAATTCGGGTCAGGAGGTTGGTATCTGGATATGTCGTGAGATTGATAAGACCAAGGCCAAGGAGCAGTATGACAATGTCTGCAAGCCTGATCCAACAGATCCTACCGGAAGACGCTATGTGGCGGTGGAACGACTGACCGAGGAAGCCGTTGATATAGTGATTGACTGGAAAGGTTAGTCAGTCTGATTAAGTTAGAAATGATTTCGTTATGCTGTATGACACAGATACCTATCAGAACATTGTTCTGACACTATATGACTATCTTCAACGAAGTGTGAAGAAGATGCCACGTTCCATAAAGTGGGAAAAACCGTCTCATCAAAAGACGGTCATTTCTTTTATAGAAAGCCTTCCTGATACAGCAGGGGTACAGTTTATTTGGGATTTTCTGGTTTTCCAGTTTTATATCTATAATTTTCAGGATCAAAAGTTGCGACCTCTTCCAGCTTGGTTTATGGGTAAGGAAGCGTGGGAACGGTGGAATTCCTATGATGATGGCGCAAGGTATCATGCTCTTGAATGGGCAAAGGAACACCATATAGAGAATCCACTGAGGAATGTAAATTATAAAAATGTTGCACAGAGTGTGCTGGATGCTGAACGGCTGAGAATGTCTCGTATATCTGGGCCGAATTATTGCGGCTTAAAGTATGAGAACCCCTATGATGGTTCCAGTAGAATGTGCATGTCGTGTCCATTCGTATGGGATTGTGATACTCTTTATGGAGGGAAATGATATGGGTGTAAAAGGAGTTTGTCGTAAGTGTGGACGTGAGACAGTGATAGTTAATAAGACGCACTGTTTGTGTAGTGGTTGTAATTATAGGCGACTGCATAATGGTCTGTCACGGTTTGAATATAAGTTTACGACGATGAAGTTTCCGGAGCGAGCACGGAAAAAGCGTACTGGGGAAGCGGAGCTTTTTAAGGAGATATGGTCGGAGCGGCCACACATCTGTTCACACTGTGGCCGACAGCTTCCTCCTCCTATGCGAGCAGGTTATTTTAGTCATATTCATTCCAAGGGGGCGAGACCTGACTTGCGGCTTTGTAAGGATAATATAGAATTGTTATGTCTGGAGTGTCATTCACGGCACGAATTTGGATTTAATTATGAAAGAGATTCTCGTTAAGTTGAAATTATTGGCTGATGTAATGGGAGTAAGTTCCGTGTCAGCGGAGGTTGATAAGATTATTCTTCAGCAGCAGGTGGTGTCCACGGAGATGATTCTTCGTCTGCTTGGTGAGTTGCTGTCAGTGTTGTCCACTATGAGCAGAAGGATGATGCACTTTAGGGACAGGACAGGCCAGATTCTTTCCAAGGGCTTTATCATTATGTTCCGTAAGAGTGAGACAGTTGAGGGTGAGCCTACTATTGTTATCAATGACTTTGGTGCAGGACTAAAGGCGGAGAACAACCCTGTTATAGAACTGGAGCTTGTTTATGACGATGTTGATGTGCGTGATGAGGACTTTGACACGTTATTATTAATGAAAAACTAAAAATGATTTTGTTATGAATTCCACGATTAGGTACATAATTGTTGGTGACAGTGAGACTGGAGGGCTTCCCAATAAGGACAAACAGGCTTTCTACGACATTGCACTGTGTGAATTTGCCTTTGTCGTTATAGATATTCAGGAAATGAAAGTGGTGGAGGAATGGAGTACACTCTTTAGACCCTATAAGGAGGGTCTTGAATATAACCCCAAGGCACTTGAAGTCAACGGTCTTACAGTTGAGCAGTTACAGGAGGGTGGTGATGACCTAAAGACCATCTATAAGGAGATGGTTGCACTGTTTAAGAAGTACAAGAATCCTCGAATAGGAACTGTTCTTGCAGGGCATAACTTTCAGCTGTTTGATATGCCGTTTCTCGTGAATATGTTTGAATTCTGTGGTGACAGCATTTGGAACTATGTTACATTTGTGGAGGACACGATGAAATTGGCGTGGTATCGTGTCACGGAGCAGGAGAACTATAAGCTGGGAACGTGCTGTCGTATGGAGGGTGTTGACTTGGTTGACGCCCACCGTGCTCTCGCTGACACCAAGGCTAATGCTCTGTTGCTTCTGAAATACATATCCTATTTGCGTGGGTCAGGTGAGGGGTCAGAGGTTGCGGCTCCAAGAATGAAGCCGTCTTCATTTAGAGAGACGTTTCAACTTGTGTAGTGATGATTGAGTTTAACGAGAATAACAGCCTTTCTTTTCGACAGCTGGATAGTATTATAGACACTACAACAAGAATCATTCAGGATCTTCCAATAAAGGCGGTAAATCAGTTGATGGAAGTTTATAAGGAGGATCAGGATGCCTTACTGTCGGAAATGTTTAGGCAGACGGAAAATGTCTTGAAGTTGAACACCACGTTGGAAACTGAACGTCTATCCTATGTGGATCAACTTACTGAGAGCATGGATGGTTCCTTGAAGATAATGTCATACAATTACTTCAAGACTACAATGCTTCCTAATTTTAGACAGGGGTGGAGAAATCTTGAGTGGGGTAATATGATTCAGCTGTATCCGAATAGTGCTTATCTTGCGGCTCGTTCTCATGGGAAGTGCTTTCTGGCTGGAACTCATATCTTGATGGCTGATTGGACTATAAGGAATGTGGAGGACATATATCCAGGAATGGAAGTGATGGGTATGGATTTTACTCCAAGAAAGGTTCTCACACGGCATATCGGTCGGTCGCAGATGTTTACGGTGCATCAGGAGAATGGTGTGTCGTACACAGTGAATAGATTTCACATTCTATGTCTATGGGATACAAAAAGGAAGCACTATGTTGAAGTTCCGATGGGGAACTTTCTAAAGTACTCCCAGGAGAAGCAGAATAGATTTAGAGGGTATAGGGTGTTTTCGAGTGATAACCCGATACTGGAATATACACCGATAACGGTTGAATTTTACGGTGATGGTTCATATTATGGTTTTGCCTGTGATGGTGATCATAAGTTTCTTCTGGAGGATAATACGGTTGTTCACAACTCCTATGAGTTCTGTATGGCATTTCCTCTTTGGAGAATGTATTCCTATCGTAGGCCAAACTTTATGAAGCCTGACATTCCGGACAACAAGAATAGGAAGGAAACGTGTATTATAACCAACACGGAGACACTCGGTAAGGAGCATTTGGATAAGGTTAAGGAGGAAATTCATTCAAATGAGGCTCTTACGGCAGTATTGAATCCCAATGGTAAGGCGTCTCTTGGTGCTACTGGCTTTGAATGTGAAAATGGAACTAAATTGCACCTTAGAGGAAAGGACGGCTTTATTCGAGGTCTTCATGTTGGGGCATCCGTTTCAGATGACTTGCCTGATGAAAGCTCCATTTATTCTCTGGAACAGAGGGAAAAATTAAAGGACTTGTTTAAGGGTGCGATCACACCTATTGTAGAGCCGTATGGCTATAATATCGTGGATGGGACCCCCTATTCGGAGAAAGACCTTTATTATGATCTAAAGCAGGATCCTAAATTTATGGTGTTTGAGTATCCAGCTATATTTCCTGATGGTAGGCTTCTTGCTCCTGATAGATTTACATTTGATAAGCTAATGGAGGAAAAGAAGTCCGTGGGTACGCTTGTGTTTAGTCGTGAATATCTTGTCGTTCCTATTTCTGACGATTCCACCATCTTTCCTATGGAGATATTGATGCGAAGCACGATAGGAATGGAGAATGTGCGACTTGTGGATAACATTGAGTCATTTCCGTTTAAGCTGTCCAGAGTGGTTGTAGGGTGTGACTTTGCAGTGTCAGGAAATGTGGGTGCGGACTATACCTGTTACACTGTATGGGGGAAGGACTTGAATGGCTCCTATTATCTTCTGTATATTTATCGGGAACAGGGGCTTTCACACAATGAGCAGATAAACAAGATAGAGTACTTGAACACCGTATTCAAGCCGAATGAAATTGTGGTTGAGAATAACGGATTTCAGTCCATTCTTGCTGACATGTGTGTTCAGAGGGGTATTAGAAATATCTTTCCATTCACTACTACATCCGGCAATAAGAAGGATTTGAGGACAGGGTGGGCATCACTTGCGGCTTTGTTTGAAAGGGGTGACATACGATGCCCATACCACCCTGATACACGGCAGAAAATAGATACTATGTTTGGAGAGTTTACATCCATTGCATTTAGACCGGATAGGGGTACACTGGAATCTATTAGCGGTCACGATGACACAGTATCTTCCTCGTTTATGGCAATAAATAGATTACGTGAATCGGCTCTTCAGGTTAAGGTCGATGCGGTATAACAAAGAAGAAATGATTTTGTATGCAGACAAAGAAATTTGATGCGGTGTTGAGTCCAACGTTTGTTGAAGAAATGCTTCGGCTTGCATATTCCAACAAGACATTCGCAGAGCTTGTGGTTGAGAATGTTAATGTAAGCAATTTTCCTCGAGAGCTGGGTGCGTGTAAGGCAATGCTCAAGGTACTGGCTGATAACTATCGTAATGGAGTATTTGCCACCTTGGGAATGGTTGAAATGGCCTTTCCGAAGAGTGATGAGGTAGCCAAGAAGATTTCTGAAATTAAGAGTATGCCTGTTCCTCCCTATGATGGGATGGTTAAGCAGTTGGAAACATTCATTCGTCGGCAGACATTTGTGGCTGTGCAGCATGAAGTGAGTGATATGTATAATGAGGGTAAGCCTGACGAAGCGATGGATTTGTTGGGGCGCAGGATGTCTGAGATACTGTCCTTTTCTTTGGAGCAGGGCGCAAAGGGGAAATTTTCCAGGATATATAGGGATTTTGTGCGTAACATAGCGATTGCACAGCAGAAGCAGGATGATGAGGTTAAGCGTCCAAAGATTCCTTTTGGCATCACGTCTTTGGATGATTTGACTGATGGTGGTGTTCCTCGACAGGAGACTGTTCTTTGGATTATGCGTTCCGGAGTGGGAAAATCCACGGCCTTGAAATATCATGCTTGGTACAATACGTCAATATCACATAATCACTGTCTACACATACAGCTGGAGGGTGGTGAGCAGGAGGCAGTGGTGAAGTTTGATCAGATGCTTGCACAGACCACCTATGCAAAGGTCTTGCGAGGTGATATTACGGCTGACACTCAAAAGCGTGTGCAGTCACTTATTAGAAGGGCTATTACGGTGAATTCTGATATAGACGTGTATGCTTCCGAGGAGATGATGGAAATGACGATAGCTGACATTGTTAAGGTGGTGGAGGATTATTATCTGGAGTATGGCTATTATCCTGACCTGATAACAGTTGATTCCATTGATCTTTTGCTTACAGGTCAGAACAGCAAGATAGACTATGATCCTAACTTTATCAAGTATAGACTACAGAAGTGTGCACAGCGGTTAAAGGATCTTGCCACGAAGTATGATTGTGTCGTAATGACAGCCACTCAGACCTGTGATGTTCCCATGGAACTGTGGAACGATCCATCTCGTGTCATAACACGTCAACACACAGAGGGTGATAGAACACTGGTCAAACCATTTTCCTTTGTGTTTACAGGTAATGTAACCAATGAGGAGGGTGCTCAGAATGTTATGCGTATATTCTGTGATAAGCTTCGTAATTACCGAAATAACGGGATAATTGTGAAGATACCGACCAACTATGAGAACGGCTTCTTTTACGATCTAAAACGTTCCGTAAAGGAGGAACAGGTGCTTGATATGAACGCTATGCTGAAGATGGATGGTGCTCCTACACGCAGAAGACGCACAAGTGATGGCAGACAGACGGAGACAAAGACGGTTGAGGTGTCAAGCGGTGTGTTTGTGACTCAGAATGTTGAGAAGAAGAAAGTGCCGCAGAAGAGGGGTGTCTGATGAAGTACGATAAGGAGAATATTATTGACGAGCTTGGGCTTGTTCCGTTCGGTTCTCAGGGGTGGTTATCGAACAAGGAGATGGTCTGTCCGTTTTGTGGTAAGTCCGGAAAATGGGGTGTTATATTTAATGACACTGGAGGGGCGACATTTCATTGCTGGAAGTGTCCACGTAAGACTTCTTTGTATGAATTTCTTAAAAAGATAGGTAGAACGGATCTTGCAAGGGTTACATACACGGCCAAGCCTGATGAGGTGTGCCCAAGGATAGGTGAGGAGCAGACGGAGGAGTCACAGTGGATGACTTCTATGGAGTTGCAGCCTTTGGAGTTGCAGCCTGTTGCGCTTCCATTGCGATTGAAACCACTTGTGGGGGATGAGTATCTTGAAAGCAGGGGATTCAATGACTATCACTATAGACTATTTGAACCATCTTACACAAATACACCACTGGAGTCGAAGTTGAAAAACTATATTGTGTTTAAGATGAAGATGAATGGTGTGTGTGTGGCTTGGTGGGCGAGAAGTCGTTATTCAAAGGAATGGCACAAGGAGAATCTGGAACTTTACAAGCAGCATAAGGCTGAGCTCGTGCTTCGGTATAGGAATTCAGAAAGTAATTTTCAGGACTTGCTTGGTGGTTATGATCAACTTGTTGAGGGTGTTACACAGACAGTGATTCTGGTGGAAGGCATTTTTGATATGATTAATATCACGAATATTCTTGGGCTTGCTGATGTGGATGATGTCAAGTGCTGTTTTACGTTCGGTAATAGCATCGGAAAGGGACAGATAGAGTCATTGTTGAGGAAAAAAGTTAGGAATATAGTACTTTTGTATGATGATGGGACAATAGACGAAAGTCGTGAAGCGGCCTTGCGGATGAGGGAGTTGTTTGATACTGTGATGGTGGCGGCTATACGACGCAGAGGTGTTGATCCTGGAAACATAGACATAGACTATCTGGTGGAGGTGTTGGAGTCAGCGTGTGATCCTTTAACATTCTCTTATAATAGGCTTGAAATGAAGATTTGAGGTATGAGCAAGGAAATGATTAGGTCTCAGGAGGAATTTATTCACAAGTTGGAAATGGAGTATCTTACACACAAGTTGAGATCACTTGTGTATCGTAAGATGAAGTACATAAAGCTCTCCAGAGATATGGCTATGAAGAAGAAGGAAAAGATTCAGGCACTCGGCATGAAGTTTGGCATTTCTACAATGTTTGATACAGGTGTAGAGAAGTTCGTGAATGAGCATTTCTGGAATAAGTGTGGGCTTCCAAATTTTTCCTATAAGGATAGTGAGCAGAAGCGTGTGCAGGGTAATTATGACGCTTGGTATCTTCTCTATCGTGGGGCTGTGATAATGTATAACGGTGAGCCTTATACTGTTGTAAGCAACAACCCTTCGACAAGGACAGTTCAGGTGCTTGATGGTTGTTTTGCAATGAGTTATGATGAGATATCTCTTGTGAACGATTATGACTGGGAATAACGTTTTACTAAAAAGACAAAATAAAAGATGATTAAGGTAAAGATTTTTAATGAAAGCAAGTTTCTGGAACCAGACTATCTTCCGGAATACAAGAGCTTGGGTGCATCAGGTGTAGATCTTAGGGCTGACATTGAAGAGGATGTAGTCCTGCATCCTATGCAGCGTATGTTAATTTCAACAGGTTTAAGGCTGGCCATCCCGAAGCATTATGAAGCTCAGGTTCGTTCTCGTTCAGGGCTTACAGTGAAGAACGGTGTTATCGTTCTTTCTCCAGGAACTATTGACGCTGGACTTTTATCATAAATATGTCAATGTCAATAGTTCCATAAAAAATTTATATTTGCACATAAATTGAGTGTAAATATGAAACAAGGTAAAGAGTATAATTGTATTTGTCCAATTTGTGGTATAGCTTTTTATACAAAGCCGTCCAGATTAAAAAGAGCTAAGAATGGTGTATGCTGTTCTATGTTATGTGGTCGTAAATTAAGAGCGAAATTTATGCTTGGTATGGGAAATCATCAATATGGTTTAACTGGAAAATTAAATTCGAGCTATAAGCATGATGAAAAAATAAATAATGCAGGGTATCGAATGATAAATGTTCCAGGACATCCAAAAGGAGCTAAAGATCGCAGGTATGATGAAATGACTTATATTTTGGAACATAGGCTTGTAATTGAACAAAATTATAGTTTCTTTCCTAAAGAGTTTTTCGAAATGAAAAATGGTTGGCTTGTTTTGAAGGATTGTTATGATGTTCATCATATAAATCATGATAAATTGGATAATCGGTTAGAAAATTTAGCGATTATTACCAGAGGGGAACATACAACACTTCATAATTTTGAAAAACAGATAATAAGGGACTGTAAGACAGGGCGTATAATTGGCGTCATTAAACAGGGTGAATTGCTGGAAAATCCAGAAGTGGACAATCAGCAGCCAAGTCAGGATGGTAACATTTTGAAAGGTTCAACGACTAACAACCGAACCCATGAATGTGGGCAGTAATGTTGACACGAGTGCCCTGTATAGGTAAAACTATAAAGATATAGTCTGAACTCTATGTATAACTTAATATTGAAGATAGAGAATATTTGGATAAAGAGCCAAATAGATAACAAATGGATTATAGAGGTGTTATTGGTGTCCCTTTAGCTAATCTGGGTGACGAGGACTTTGTGATTCACAAAGGGGATCGCATTGCACAGCTTGTTTTTCAGAAAGTGGAAAAGGTTTGGTTCGAGGGTGTCGGTTCCGTTAAAGCACTTGGTCTAACTGATCGCGGTGAAGGAGGCTTCGGTCATACAGGCGTGAAATAGAAATTTTCAAGAATATTCCTTGGATATCTAAGATAAGTGACTATATTTGCACTGTGAAATTTTAACAACTAAATCAAAAAACGATTATGGAACAGAAAGAATTGTCCGTAAGGATGAAAATCCGCAAGTTTAAGAATGATGCTGCCAAGCTGTCAGAAATCATCGAATCAGAAACTTCCACCGAACTGGAAAAGAAAGTGGCTTCGGAGTATCTTGCCAAGTTGCAGGAACTCCCGCAGCCTGAACAGCCAGAAGCACCGCAAGCTTCGGAGGAGCCGACACTTTTTCCTGAGGAAGAGGAGAAGTCAGCCCCTAAGAAGGAAGAGCCTATCAGTTCTGAGCTTACTCCTGAGGAAGTCGCTCGTCTTGATGCAGCGGAGAAGAAGTTCGACGAGCGTCAGGCCAGTCGTAAGACACCATCAAAGGGTGACAAGAATATGCGTGAGGAGCGCAAGCAGAAACGTTCAACGACTAATCTGCATGAGGGCAAACGTGAGAATCTTCAGGAATCCCAGGAGGTTCCTGGTCTGAAGGTTGGTTCTACAGTAAAGGTGGGTAACGAGGAAGGCTCTGTTATTCGTGTCTATCGTAGCACTGACGGCAAGGAGAAGTGTATGGTCAAGATCGGAGGCGGCAAGCCTGTCAAGAAGCGTGTTACTTCTGTGGAACTTGTAAAATAGTTGGGTTTATGGTTACGGATTCAGGAACCATAATTCTTATCAAGGGAGTCAGTGGAAGCGGTAAATCCACAAGGGTTTATTGCTTCCTTGATTTCTTGGAAAGCATTGGAATGAAACTGAAGCCATACCAGTTCGTGAATATACTTGGACAGACACAGGAGATAGGCTTGTATTCAGAGGAGTTGAATATGCTTTTTCTGGGAAAGTTCTATGACGACAATGGTGTTCGTAGGTGGCAGGGGTTGGATGCTGTTACAGGGCGATTGCACACGGCTGAGGGTCTTTCCTATTTCCTGAAGTGGGCTGGTCAACGGAAGTTGAATGTTGTGCTGGAGGGGGCTGGAACGTCCGTGACGTGGCGATTGCGTCCAATGGAGATATGTGCGGAGTATGAATTTTTGAATATTCTGTATCTTGTCTATACATTCAAGCTGGAGCAGTATGATGACTATGTTCGCAGAATAGAATATCGTTCAGGCAAGGCTCCAAAGAGTGACGCTATGTGGCGCAAGCGCAAGGGGTTTGAATCGGACTATGCACAGACTGTTATTGAAGCGAAGGACTTGAATTCAGTTGGAGCCGACATTGTCATTAAGTATAACCTATTTGATGCCGTGCCGTGGGATCTTGGTACGAGTATTATGCAATATTTTGGTCTTGACGAACTGTGTGATGAATTCAGGCAGTTCGTGGAGAATGGTGGTTACATTGAACAGAATTCCTTTGAAAACATTAGTAAGTGAGTGGAATAGTTGCAAATGACAATTTGACGTACCTCTTCTATTGGTGCTGTGAACGGATGAACATATTCTGGAAGCGATATAATGGGGAGCAGCAGCCGTGGACTGATGACATGATTCTTCAACAGTACAAGTTTACGAATGTGTATCGTGTGCTGGACAGGTCAAGTCAGTATATGCTTCGAAATGTCATTTATAATGGCAAGGAATATTCTCCGGAGGATATGTTTTTTCGTATTTTGCTTTACAAGCACTTTAATCTTCCTGACACGTGGGATGCCTTGATTGAGGAGTTTGGTGATATTACGTATGACACTGGATGGGAGAACATTGCTCAATTTCTTGATGATAGGGTTGCACAGGATATTACCATCTATTCCAACGCCTTTATGCTTACAGGGTGGTTCTATACATTGCCGAGGTATGCGTGTATTCGTGGGCAGTCGAAGCATAGAGGATATTTTGAGGTTTTTAGACAGAGAATATTTGATAGTGGCAAGATTGATGACTTTCTTAATGCTGCAAGTTTTGAGAGGCTTTTCAATCTGTTCAAGAAGTTGGAGCCGTTCAGTGATTTTATGTCACAGCAGTATTGTCTTGACCTGAATTATTCCCCTTTATACAACTTTACTGAGAATGACTTTGTGGCTGTCGGTCCTGGAAGTAAAAGGGGGATTCAATTTGCATTTAAGGGGGATCATAGAGATGACGGTGAAGTCGTTATCAGGTGGATGCAGGAGCACTTTGAGGAACTGATGACAAAGTTCTGTCAGGATTCAGATATGATTTGGAATCCATTGCCGTGGGAGCCAGTGCCTACACTGACGAACATTCAAAATTGTTTTTGTGAGCTATCAAAGTATGCTAAATGTATGGGGGTGCAGTTTAAGAAAAATACTAAAGGTAGGATGAAAAATCTTTACACTACATCAAAATCAGAAATTCCTTATATGTTTCCGAGGAAATGGAATGTTAAGATGCCGTTAAAAGGGCAGATAGAAACTTATAAATAAAAAACGATTATGGATTTTGAATTTGATAATCTTAGTCAGGCTTTTGTTGGGCTTTTAAGGGATCTTAAGGCTTTTGGTACCTGGACACAGAGAGGAACCAATTCAGCAGGAAATATGTGCTTGGAATTTCCAGAGCCAGTGCTTATAAAGATATGTAATCCACTGAATAGATATGTTTTTGTTCCGGAGCGCAAGTGGAACAAGACATTGGGGTGGATTGAATCACTCTGGATTGCCAGAGGTGACAACTCGCTTGAAATGCCGTCAGCCTATGTCAAGAACTTGTTGACGTTCTCCGATGACGGTGAGACAATGCGTGCAGGATACGGTCCGAGGATTCGTGCCTTTGGTGGTCATCTGTGGAAGAAAGGTGTTCGATTTGAAGAGGGTTCACCGCTATACTGGATGAAGCAGCAGTATGATTCCAGATATGGGAATGGTACGGTTGCCGTTGTGGATCAGTTGAAATTTGTGATTGACAAATTTAAGCAGGATCCAACCACGAGGGAAGCCGTCATTACGATTCACGATCCTATTGCTGATGACTTCAGTGGTAAGGAAATTCTTAGGACGAAGGACACTCCTTGCACACGTTCCATTCACTTTATGATTGTGAACGGTAGGATGAACTGTTATGTGGATATGAGATCTAATGATTTGTTTTGGGGCTTCAGTGCTGTCAATGTCTTCAATTTCACCTTGATGCAGGAGTATGTCGCCGCGATGGTGGGTGTGCCTGTGGGGGAATATTATCACAAAGTTGATAATTTGCATATTTATGAAGGATCTTTGCCTATGGCGAGGAATATTACTTCTATTCATGGAACAATGGCAGCAGTTGAAAAATGGTCTGATCCATATAGTTTTGATGAGGAATTAGATTGGCACGGTTATAAACATACATTTACCACACTGGAGGTCTTTGACAATCTAATAGCGTTGCTATCTGAATTTGAGCGTGGGATGCGTGGTGTCGATGATTTGCCGTACAGCAAGGATGAAGCTCTGGAAACAATGAACATGATGTTTGGGGGTGAGCCGATGTTTATGGACTGGGCAAAGGTTATCTATCGTAAGTGGTCAAAGGACACGACCGTGACATTTGACAATCCGTATCTGACAAAGTTATTTGTCTGAAGTTACTTTGTAGAAACCATAAGAACAGCCGTGCAACCTTTGGTCGGGAAGCCTGTGAGAGTGAGGAGGAAGTTCGAGACTTCTCACGGCTGCAAAGTTTAACCAAGTTAAAAATGATTTCGTTATGAACTACAAAAAGATTGACTATCTACTTCAGATGAAGCAGATACAGAGACTTCCAAACGTTCCTCATCACAGAAGTTATAATATTCTTGAGCACGGTTTTGTGGTTGGTATGCTTTTTAGGTGGTTTGCTTCCGCCTGTGATGTTTCCTATGACATTAACGTGTGGGATAAGGTGCTTATGCACGACTACCTGGAAGCATTCACAGGGGATTTGAACTTTGTTGTCAAGAATCTGACAGAGAAGACTTCAAGTGCGTGGGCGACGATAGAGAAGGAGGTTTGTGATCGTGACATTGTTTTGAATCATTATTCTGACGAAGCTATAAAGTCCGCCATGACGGAGGAGCAGCATACATTGTTCAAGGCGTGTGACTATCTTGATTTGTGGATCTTCTGCAAGCAGGAGGAAGCTCTCGGCAACACCACAAAGGGAAATAAGACTGTTATAGAGAACTGCAATAGGCTCATCTATAATTTGTGTGGGCAGGATAGAAAATGGCTGCCTATATTCGATTTTATGGTTAAATATACGGCATAGTTATGGACGAAAGAACTCCAGTGGAAATATACGCCTTTGTGGGGGTGATAGGTTCAGGCAAGAGTTATCGACTTGAACAGATGAAGAAGGAATACAGCGGTGTCGGTCAGGTTGTCATTACCGTTGACTTTTCAGATGGTATTCGAGATTTGACACGTCAGTTTTTGGGGTATAGTGCTAACTTCGGTGATGTGAATTCGCAGGAATATCGTGATTGGAAGGAGAACGTGGCCTGTGTGACAGTTCATAATGGGGTGGTGGTGAATTCTTTCACAGGACGTGACATATTGCGTAATGTGGGGGAGTCCACGAAGTGTGTTGCAGGTCAGGATGTGTGGGCGAGATATACGACACAGTCCTTATATTCACGCATAGCGTATCAGGCATTTCGCTCTGATTTATGTGTGGGGGGTGTTCGGGTGCTTATAGGGTCAGTGCGATTCAAGTGTGAGGCTCGGAGTATATTTGAGCTCTTTAGCGATGTAGCAGCCAATCTGGGTAGCTTTATGAATCCGTCCTTGCACTTTATACTCTGTGATTATCACTCGTTGAGCTATGATGCGACAAGCAGTCATGTTAGTGAGGCACTTGCACAGGTCGTGTTGCATACAGGTAAATACAAGGATGGTGATGATATTACCGAACTGATAGGCACAATGGTATGAGACAGGAATTTGAACAGTATCTACAGAGAAATCTGGTGTCATACACGGAGGTCAGTCCTTATGTGTATGAGGTGGGTGGAAAGACCTTTGAACTTTATAAGCCTGACAATGACGGTGCGCTGTTTGACGATGACTTTAGGTTTACAGGTATTCCGGCCAATCCATCGAGATACACTTCCACTGAGATCACGGTGGACACACAGTGTGACTTCTATGCCTATAAGTTTGGAGGGGTGTGGTATATGCTTCCCAAGGATGACAGGGATAAGGTCAAGTTGAAGCGTCTGAAATACATTGGTGAAGCAGTGCAGGAGATTCCGACGCCTGTCTTTATGGGTGTGCACGGTCAGTATGAGATAATGTCAGGCTCGGGAACCTATGCCGATTGGTGTGCCAAGGCGAGGTTCTACGGTGTGACCACGCTTGGCATCTGTGAGAGAAACACTCTTGCAGGAGCGCTAAAGTTTCAGGTGGAATGCCAGAAGAACGGCCTGAAGCCTGTCATTGGAATGGAATGCACCGTGTATGATATAGCCAAGGATTTTAGGTTCACTGTCAAGGTGTTTGTCAGGAATGAAGTCGGGTGGCAGAGCCTTCTCACTATGTCGGAAGCTATTAACTGTGACAATCCTGGATATGTACCCCTTGATCAGTTTAGAGGGGAAATAAGCCGAAATGCGGACGGATTGGTAGTGGTTGCAGACCCCAAGACGACAGACTATGACAGGTTCGCTGAAATCGGCCTGAAAATAAGCTACTATCAGCTTGATCCTGTTAGGTACATAGAAGAATCGCGTGATGAGGTTTATCTGAAAAATCTGAGGAAGTTCTATCACAGCGGTATGCTTGCTCTTCCTATGGCTGACGCTTGGTATCTGGACGAGGAGTATAGCTGTATTCGTTCGAGACTTGCAAGCATAGGAGGATCCAACTTCTATGATAGTGATGATCAGTGGTTTAAGCCGAATGACGTGCTGTTCTGTCAACTTGCGGATATGTTTTCTAACACGGATGACGGTCTGGGGCTTGCATATCAGGACTTTTTAGATGGGCTGGAAAGATTGATGGATATTGTTGACGGTATTGACTTTATCGTGGACACAACCAAACGCCATCTTCCACGCTACATTATGACGGAGGATGAAGCTGCCAAGTATGCCACCAATGAAGATATGTTCTGGGGGCTTATTGACGAGGGACTTCAACGGCATCCTGAATTGATCGAACAGTACGGTGAGGATGTGGTGATGGAACGCATTGATAGAGAAGTTGGTGTAATTAAGTTGGGGGATACAATCGATTACTTCCTAATTACGAGGGATATCATTAATTGGTGTCATTGTAATGGCATTATGACAGGGATTAGTCGTGGTTCTGCAGGAGGGTGTCTTATCTCGTACTTATTAGCTATCACTAAATTGGATCCGATAGGCTATAATCTTCTTTTTGAGAGGTTCTTGAATGAGGGTCGTGTTGGCTATTGGAAGGATGAACAGATTGTTACTATTAGTTTTGAAGATGGTCGGCAGATGGAATTTGATTCCAAGAAAAAACTTGTTGTAGAACGTAACGGCCAACACATAGAATTATGTGCGAAGGATTTTGAAGTCGGGGACAATATACTTGCATATTGATGATAATTCATGATTATATTCACGGAATGTGTTATTAAAGTATAGATAATATAATTATGTCGAAGATAACAAAAATTAAGATTGAGGACAGGAAGGGATTTGTGCGTGTTTCCCTTCCTGACGAGTAGCCCCCATCAGTAATGGTGGGGGCAGAGTGAAATTGATGTAGATTTTCCCGGAGAAGACCGAGGAAAAGTTAAGCAGTATATGGAACAGCGTTTTGGTGAGGTTAATGTCTGTTCCGTGGGTACTTATTCCGCCTTGCAGCTGAGAGCGGCCATCAAGGACATGTCTCGTGTGTATGGGCTGGAGTTTCAGGAGGTGAATGATATGATGAAGCTCTTTGCCGTGGATGATCGTAAGCCTGAAGACTTGTTTAGGATAGCTTGTGCTCAACCACGTGTAAAGAAGTTCGTTAAGGATCACCCTGGCTTGGTCAATGAGGTCATGCTGATTATGCCAGCACCAAAGGCACGTTCCGTTCACGCCTGTGCCACTATGATATTCCCGAAGGAGCACGATATGTTTCACTGGACACCTATTCGCAAGCAGAATGGAGAGTATGTGACTGAGTGGGAGGGTGGTGAAATGGACGGTGCAGGATTTCTGAAGAATGATATCCTGGGTATTAAGCAGCTTGATAAATTTCAGAATATGGTGCGTCTTGTCAAGGAGAACGAGGGTGTTGATGTGGATATCTTCAATGTGCCGCTTGATGATGCAGAAGTGTATCGTTACTTTCAGAACGGCTGGACGGAGGATAATTTTCACTTCGGCTCTCGTGGTTTGACAGGCTATTGTAAGGAAATGAAACCTGAGAACATAGAGGACTTGATTGCGGCTATCGCCCTATATCGTCCTGGAGCAATGGAGAACGGCTTCCACACGGAATATGTCAAGCGCAAGGAGGGTGCACCTGTAAGCTACTTTGTAGGTTCCGAGGAAATTCTCTCTAATACTTATGGGATTTTCTGTTTTCAGGAACAGATCATGGAGTTGTGTAAGCATCTTGGGGGGCTTTCACTTGTGGAAGCTGATGACGTGCGAAAGGCGATGGTGAAGAAGAAGTACGAAGCACTCCATCAGTATCATCCAAGATTTGTTGACAACTATGTGACACAGTTCGGTGTCACGAATGAATATGCTGAAAGTGTGTGGGATGCGATTGATAAGGCTTCCACCTATCTGTTCAACCGTTCTCATGCTGTTGCCTATGCTCTTACAGGCTATATTTCGCAGTGGATGAAAGTTCACTACCCAATAGAATACTGGAGTGTTGCGTTCAAGGAAGCGATGACGGAGGATTACCCTCGCTATATTGCTGAGATTAACAAGACAGGTGTCTGTATGGTGAGGCCTGTGGATATCAATCTGTCGGGAACAGGCGTGTATATTGACTTTGCGGCCAGAACGCTCTATTGGTCTGTCACAGGCGTCAAGCAGGTGGCTGAAAAGGCGGCTACACAGATACTAAAGGAACGTGATGAGAATGGTAGGTATTGGTCTCTGGATGACTTTGTGACACGACATAAGTGGAAAGGGTCAGCCGTGAACACGAGGGTTGTGCAGAATCTTATTCTTGCAGGGGCGTTTGATGACGTGGAGAACATCACTGATGCCTCTCAGAGGGTGGAACTATTGATTTCCTATCTGGCTTCCACAAAGAACAAGTTGAATGAGACTGATCCTATTATAGCAGGGTTTGATATTCACAGGAATGATGCTTGGTGGTGGCAGCTTATGCAGAAGAAACTTTCAGGGCTTGCGTTCTTTGACTATGCAGGTCTTTATGACAAGGTGAAGCAGTTTTTCCCTGTTGACTATGAGTATCACACCTTTGAGGAATGCAGTGACGTGGAATATCGTCCTAACAGGGGGTATGTCATTGTTGGTGGATATGTGTCAGCGATAGACCTGAAGAAGACCAAGAAAGGGGACGTTCTATGTCGCATAACACTGGAGAACAACTATGAGTTTCTTGATTTGGTTGTGTTTCAGACGGAGTATGAGCGGCTTCAGGAGGAGATTGCTGCAAGTAAGGATAATATCGTGCTTTTGAATGCAACGCTTTACTATGACGCACGGAACGATAGAAACGCCTTGCGTGCTGATATGGAGACATCCATTGTGACATTTAAGTTATAACTAACACACACGAATTATGATAATTACAACACACTTTGCGAATGTTCCGGTGGAACTGGAGACAAACGGCTTTGACGGTCGAATAGACATAGACCGCCTGACAAGTATTGACTATCAGAATCTGTTCGGTGAGGCCGTCACCGTAAGTGCCCTCCTTAACAAGGTAGGTCTTCTGAGGGCGGAAGCCGAGAAGGCTGTGGCTGAGAAGAAACTGGAGAAGGACATCTATGAGGCCGACAGGAAGAAATTCTATCGCAGACAGGCGCAGAAGAACGGTGGTAAGTTCTTCTTTGACGATGATGAGATAAAGATGTCAGAAAAGGCTCTTGAGGAGGTTATTCTCCTTGATGAGGACTATCAGCAGCTGTCCTGTGAACTTATAGAAGCCCAGAAGAACTTCGCCATTCTGGACACGTTACAGTGGTCAGTGCAGGACAAGAGTCGCAAGCTGAATAATCTTCTAAAGCCTGTCACTCCAGCGGAGTTTCTGCAGGAACTTGTGGAGGGCGAGGTGAACTCCTTCCTAATACGTAAGAAAGGATTTTGAGAAAATTCTTGATAAACTCCTTGGATATTCAAGAAAGATGACTACCTTTGCAGTGTAATCATTAAGAAACAGGGTTATGAAAGCACTTACAAATAGTCAAATGGCACTTCTCATTCAGGAAAAAGTTCAGAACAATTTCATTGAAATCGGAAAGGACTTCACCTATTATGACACTGACATAAAGAAGGAACGTAAGGACATTCTTTGTGAGGTGAACTTTGGGTGGTGCGGCAATGTTTGCAAGGTGTCCTTGAAATTGTATAGTTTTGGTTGGGTGTCTTATAGGGAATTGACTCATGCAGATAGAAAGAAAGTTGAGAAATTAATCAGGGAAATTCAGTAGGAAAACACGTTTATTTATTAACAAATTCATAACAACGAATTATGGCAAGTTTTAACAGAGACAGATTTAGGGCTACTCCCCTGTCAACGGTGAATTCAACTGTCACCGAGACGAAGCAGTACGACACCTTTTACGGTGGAAACAGTGACTATGCACCGTTCTTCAAGAACGTTGAGGGTGTGACCGTCAAGAGGGTGCTTCCGGCACACGAGCCTGGAGACAGCCCTTATGTTCCTATGATGACCTCAATGCTTGAATGTGAGGTTGAGGACAAGAAGGACGGTGTGGTTATTGGCAAGAAGATTGCCAAGAAGAAGATTTTCATCGCCACGCTTCATGCAGGGTCAAAGTATGACATCATTGATGAGTACATCAAGAGGGTCTATGCCCTTGCGGAGCAGTATCAGGACAAGGACGAGCGTAGCCGCTTCCTCAACCCAATAACTGGGTATCGTATGGGTAAGCAGTGGGTGTCAGGCATTCGTCCACAGCTGGAGTATGTCTATTATGCGCTTATCAACGGTCAGATCTACAGGGACAGCCTGAAGCCGAAGCAGATGGAAGCTCTCAACAAGGAATCCGCTGAGATGTGCGCTCAGGATGACACAGCCGCAATCGACATCTTTAGTGACCCTACGACTGGATATCCTATTCAGTGGTCACGTGAAAAGGATGAGAACGGCAAGACGGTTGAGGTGCTCAAGGCATTGCCGCTTCCTCGTACAATGTCCTGGGATCAGTACTTTGAGAAGTATGCCGTTCCTGACAGGGTGCTGGAGGATCTTCTCAAGTTTCCTTCCCTGAAGAGCCTGTATGTCGGCTCCTATCGCAAGAAGGACTTCGAGTATGCACTGGACGGCCTGAAGAGGTTTGACCAAAACAACGGCTACAACATTTTTGCAGATGAGGACTATCTGGACTACATAGAGAAAGCCGAAGCTGAGCTTTCCAAGAAGTGGGGTTCAGAGGAGGAAGCCAATGCAGCACCACAGCCAAAGACAGCACCAGCCCCTCAGGAGGAAGTTCCAACGAAGCCGAAGTCTGTTGTAAAGAAGTCGGCGGCTAAAAAGGTTGCTCCAGAGGAGCCGACACTGGAGCAAAAGTTGAAAGTAATCAACGAGGAGTTCGTTAGGCAGTACGGCAACGAGTATGAGGACATCACCGCTGATGACCTTGGTGATGACCTTGATTCCACCTATGCTCTTGCAGTCAAGAAGGAGGATCTCGGTTACGACCTTGACCACGTTCCTGGATGGGACGCAAAGCCTGAAGTTTCTGCAAAGCCGAAGCTAAAGGCAGCACCAAAGGTGGAGGAACCGAAGTCGGAACCTGAAGCAGCTCCAGAACCACAGCCGCAGACAGCAGCCGCTCCACAGCCATCAGGCAACGCAACGGCACAGTCCGCTCTTGAACGAATCAAGGCTATGCGTGAGAGAGCCAAGCAGAACAAGCAGTAACAAAGTGATGGTATGATTGAGGGGTGGCTGAAACCACCCCTTTATTTCAATTCTTATGAAACAACCTTTAGCGATAATCAGCACCGATTGGCATCTCAAGACTGACAACAAGGAATCTATTTTAAGCATTGCGAAGCAGGAGATTCAGTTGGCTCAGGATCGTGGTGTGGACACGGTTATATGGCTTGGTGATATGTTTGACAGCAGAACAAGCCAGAGTCAGGAACTTCTCACCTTTATGGATAGCATTCTGAATATGTACTATCTTGCAGGGCTGACAGTACACTGCATCCCTGGAAATCACGATAAGACGGATTATGGTGATGACAAGAGTTTTTTGACAGTGTTTAAGTATCATCCTAATTTTCATCTTCACGAAACACCTGATATGGTGGACTTTGGCAGTGCGAAGTTCTGGTTTATGCCGTTCTATCGGCAGGATGTGTATCTGGATAGATTTCAGATGTGTATGCCGTTGGGTCAATGTGTTCTGTTTAGTCATACGGCTATATCAGGTTCAATTAACAATGACGGCAGTAAGGTGGAATCACCTATCAATGCTTCACTGTTTAAGGGGTTTGAAAAGGTCTTTCTTGGGCACTATCATAATAGACAGCAGCCAGCGAAGAATATCTTTCATCTACCGAGCGTTCAGCAGAATAACTTTGGGGAGGATGAGGATAAGGGTTTTACCGTGCTATATGATGACTTATCCTTTGAACTTGTAAGGTCGGTTTTTAAGCCTTATAAAGAGATTGTGGTTGATGCACGGACAGTCACCTCGGAGGAACTTGTGGAACTTTCTAAATCGTCCGTTGATGGGGTGAACTTGCGTCTTACATTCATGGGAGATCAACAGGCGGTGAAGAAGATTGATCGTAAGAAGTTTACAGTCGTCGGCATAAGTGTGCAGGTCAAGTATGATGACGTTGATGTGGATGAAGTGGATGGACAGCAGGACATCGTTGCTATGACTGGAACAAGTATTGCAGAGAAATTTGAGGAATTCTGTAAGGAAAAAGGTTATGATTATGTAAAGGGCTATGAATTATTAAAGGAGGTAATGAAATGGCAGGAATAGAAGAACTTGTATCAACATTGCAGAAGAAGTTCGGCAAGGAGATTGTGGCTGGAAACACTTCACAGGAGGTAACTTTCATATCATCAGGCAGTATGGGTCTTGACTTGGCTCTGGGTGGTGGATACCCTCTCGGCAGAATAGTGGAACTCAGAGGGTATGAATCCAGTGGCAAGACGACGCTTGCTCTCACCGCCTGTGCAAGCATACAGAGGCAGACAGGCAAGGCGATTGTCTATGTGGACAGAGAGAATGCCATTGATATGGACTATGTTGAGGCACTGGGTGTGGATATTTCACCGCAGAAGTTTATTCTTACACAGGCTGGAACAGCTGAGGAGTGTCTGGAAATCATACGTGAATCAGCGAAGTCGGACGCTGTTGGCGGCATTGTTATGGATTCAGTGGCTGCTATGTTTCCACGATGCTATCTGGAAGCGGAGGTGGGGGATGCCAAGATGGGTGTTTTGGCTCGGTTGATGTCAGCGTGGCTTCCTGGAATTGTAGGTGACTTAAAGCGAAATAATATCATTGCACTGTTCATTAATCAGTATCGTGAGAAGATTGGGGTGATGTACGGTTCACCGAAGACAACTCCAGGAGGAAAAAGTCTTGGTTTTTATTCAAGTCAGATTCTGGATATTGCCAAGTCAGGCGTTGTCGGTGACAAGGGTGAGGAATCAGCCATTCATGTCAAGGTGCGTGTGGAGAAGAATAAGGTTGCTCCACCGTTGCGCAAGGCGGAGTTTGATATTCGCTTTGGTGAGGGTGTGGACAGAGCGTCCGAGGTGCTTGACCTTGCCGTTGAATATGGTGTTGTGGACAAGAAAGGATCGTTCTTCCGTTATAACGGTGACTTAATCGGTCAGGGTTCAGAAAAAGCAAGGGCTTTTCTTGTTGACAACCCTGAACTGATGCAGGAAATAGAAGCAAAGGTTACTGAAAAGATTTAGGCTTATGAGACTGGAAACATTGAAATTGAAGAATTTTCTGTCTTTCAAGGAACTTAATCACACGTTTAGAAATGGTGCGACGCTCATCCAAGGGCGCAATCTAACGGAAGACAGCAAGGAGACAAACGGTGCGGGAAAGTCAACGATGGAGGCCGGAATCTCCTATGCGTTAATGGCCACATCACTTCGTAAGCAGACACTTGATAGAGATCTGATAAGGTGGGGTGAGGATGAAGCGGAGATTGAACTGACGGTGTTCTGTCCAGTGCGTGGGCAGCGGCTTCGCATATTCAGGAGGATACGTGTTAAGGGGTCAGCGACACTGGAACTATACCTGAATGAGCAGCCTGTGCAGTTTGCTTCCGTGCTGGAGGGAAACAGATATATTCTGGACTGGATAGCGATAACACCCGAGGACTTGAAGTCCTTTTACATTCTGAATAAGGAGAACTATAAGTCATTTTTGAGTGCATCCAACACAGACAAGCTCGCTCTTATTAATCGCTTTATGAAAGCGGAGCAGCTGGAAGCGGCTGATGATGTAATAAAGGAGCGGAGTGTTCCCTATGTTGAGAAGCGTGATGCGGCTCAGAGAAAGGTCTTTTCCATTGAAGGCGAATTAAACGCCTACAAGAGTCAGTTGGTCTATGAGCAGTCCCGTAACCTTGATGAGGAGCTTGAACAGCAGGTAGGGGCGATTAACGAGCGAATAGAGGGGTATAAACTCAGGGTTCAGGAGTGTGAGAATGACAATAGGCAGATGGAGGAATCCAGGGGTGGTGTTGAAACTGATATCGCTCAGAGAAAGAAGAATCTGATCGCTGTGAAGCAGTCTCTTGAAGCAATGGTTGCTGACAATAGTCTTGAACAGCAGAAGGAAACCCTTAAGGAGGAACGTCAGGGGCTGGATAGTGCCGCTATTGAGGCCAGAAATTTTCGTAGTGAGGAATATAAGCGACTGGAGGATACGAACAGAAAATTATCAGATCTGAACAAGATGCTTGCAGGTGTTGTCACGTGCCCACACTGTCACCATAGATTCCTACTTAATAACACAGAACGTTCTGTCACTGAACTGGAAACTGAAAGAGATGGTGCTACCTGTGACGTGGATGCTCACAATAGAACAATAGAGGAGGTCAATGCAGTGCTTGATGAACTTGCGACTGATCTCTACACTTATAACGGTAAAGAGAAGGAACTTGTTGAAGCTATTAACAAGCGTGATGCAGAGATATCAACATTGCGTAGGCAGGTGGCTGATGCCGAGCGTGTTATTTATGGCAAGGAGGTTATTCTGGGGCAGTGTAAAGAGAACATTAAACATAACAATTTCACTATTGAGAATCTGCAGAAGGATATTCAACAGGAGCAGGAGCGAATCATTGTACTGAAAAAGAATGGCATTCAGACCAAGGCGGAGGAATATGAGGGGTTGATAACATTGACAGAGAAGAAACTGGAACGTGCCCAGAAGGAGCTTGAAAAGGCGGAGAGCGAGCTTGGAGAGCTTCAGCAGTGGGGTCAGCGATTCAAGGACTTCAGAATGTCACTTGCCTGTGGACAGTTAAAGGTCATTCAGGACGTGGCCAATCTGTCTCTGGAAAGACAGAGGTCTGAGCTTCGTGTTTCCATCGACGGCTTTAAGGTGAACGCCAAGGGTCAGGTCAAGAGTGAGATTACTGTGCTTGTTATCAACGGTGAGGGTGAGTACAAGAGCTTCTGGTCATACAGCGGTGGTGAGCGTGCCAGAGTGGAGATGGCTATGATACAGGCCTTTCAGGAGATGCTCAATGCCACAAATCCCTATGGAGGGTTGAACTTTCTGATGATTGATGAGGTGCTGGAGGGTACCGATCCTCTTGGCTTGAACCTACTCATTGAATCGTTGAAGGATGTTGAAAATCCAGTTTATATCATTAGTCACGTGATGAACATTAAGGCTGGAGTGCCGACCTTGACCATCACGAAGGAAAACGGTATAAGCAGAATAGAATGAGCGGTGTTAAGACTATAATAGGGGTGGATCCTGGAAAGGAGGGGTTCATTACATTGATGATAGGTGCTTGCTTTAGACATTACCCTATTCCTATGATAGGAAACAAGGAATTGGATATGGTGGCACTTTCATCATTGATTGTTGAGATAGCGAGCCTATGTGATCCAAGTAGAACACAGGTTGTCATAGAGGACGTTCACGCAATATATGGAAGTTCCGCTGGAGCGACCTTTACATTCGGTGGAATAGCGTATGCGTTGCGAATGGGATTCCTTATGGTGGGACTTCCTGTTGTGCTTGTTTCACCGAAGAAGTGGCAGAAGGAGATGTTTGAGGGGATAAAGCCTGATCCAGACAAGAAAGTGATGTCCATTGCAGCAGCAAAGCGTCTGTGTCCGACAGCTGACTTGCGACGCACGCCACGATGCACCAAGCCTGATAACAACCTCACGGATTCACTCCTTATAGCGATATACGGATCAAGACACTATGTATTATGAAATGGGTTTTGAAGTGTTCAAATAGGGCGAATTGTAAATTTGCTCAGGATGACAGGTGGCTGGAATCAAGTCACTATGTGCTGAAGTATGACAGGAAGCGTAAGCGAACGTTTCCAGCCTCAGATGAGGAAGTGGGGTGTCCAGTGTGCGGTGAGCCGCTTCGATGGGAGGAACAGACGGTTCCTATATCGGATTTTGGTGTCAGCACGTTTAACGGCCTTTCAGATGAAGCGAAGAAAAAGGTGTTACGGGAGCGCTTTGATGCTGACAATAGACGCACTGGGGATGACATTAAGGCAAACAACCATCGTAGAGCGGTGGAAAAGATGATAGGTTATGACAAGCAATGAAATGTTTTTGGATGCCTGTCAGGGCATCGTGATGAACTGCAACAGGCAGATTCTTGTGATTAGGATTATGGACGAGTGGCGTGCAGTGCTCACGCAGTATGTTCGTCTTCCTAACAGGGAGGTTCGCTATTCAGAGGTGTCAGGTCAGGACATAACTCGAATTGTAAAGAATGTTCAGAGTAATTTCCAGAGCATGACGGAACAGCGTCTGGATGAGTTGGTGCAGTCAATATGTGTTCAGACATTTAAGTTTGAAACGAAGGATTATATCTGGCTGACCAAGGTGGATTTGAATCGAGGCTGATATAATCGATGTGAAATGATTAAATTTGGGTCGTATATTAATGCTTTATGATGATGAATACGACACAGATTGTGAGCTCGGCGATTGACACAGGCAAGGCGATTGGCGACGTTGGTATGATGGCCGTTACGGCTGGATTTTTTCTTGTTCTTTCCGGGATTTTGATGGTGGTGTGCTTTAAGTGGTTCATTCGCCTGATTAATAGCATGCTCCAGGATCAGAAACGAACGATGGAAGAACTTTTGAAGGAGACACGAGATCAAAATTCAAAACTTGCGGAATTGTCAGAATGTCTTGCTCCTGGAAATCAGTTAAAGACAAAAGTGATTTCAAATGCTTTCTTTGATTTAGGTGTCGAAAAGGTTTGCCGTGTTATCAAAAAGGTTAGAGCAGAAAATCACATTGTTGACAGGGAAACAACAACGGCAAAGGTTCATAAATTACTTAAAAATTTGCATGATGACAGGAATAGTAAACTGGATTCATTCACCTATTTAGGCAGACCTCTTTCAAGTTACACTGATGAAAAATGGGTTGTTAAGGTTGCGGAAGTTGTTCTTAGCGAAATTTATAATGAAAATGGAGCTAATGATGAAAGAGCCTGTACAAATGTTACAGCCGTGTATGATCAAATAAAGTTGGATTTCTATAGTAATATGATGCAGAGATAGTTATGGGTCTTTTTGAATTTATAACTAAATCACGTTCTGGGGTTTATAAGAATACTTCAGAAAATCGTAGACTTCATCGTGTGGGGCAAAGATATGGTGAGCAGAGACAACTGGCGGATGAGGGTGAACTGATTCCAGGAATGCCTAATTCCACCAAGGTGAATCTGAAGAAGTATTTGTCTGACAAGATAAAGAAAAAGGTGGATGACTATATTGTTAATGTTTCAACCACTCCAGGATGGAATAATCCTGAGCAGGTGTCCCTTATGGTAAAAGTTGTGCAGAAGCACTTCAATGAAGCTTTTGATGATATGACCAAGGCGCAGAGAGCCTACTGGGTGGAATTGGCAAAGCGGCTTTTGGGGCGAATGGAATCTCTTAATGCAGGTGGCGACAAGGAGGAATCCGTTAAGCCTGAAGAGACACCAAAGCCTACATTGAAGGAACGTGTTGACAATTTTGAACAGAAGGAAAAAGCGAAGAACATCTTTGAACAGGCAGCACAGAAGTACGGAATTGAATATGGTAAGCCGATGTCCATTGATAGAGCTGATCGTAAGCACGCCAACCCGAAATTTTTGACGCTTGTAGATGGAAGTTTTCGTCCATACACTTCAAACTGTCAGACTTGTGTGGTTGCCTATGAACTTCGTAAGAGGGGTTATGACGTTGAAGCAAAGGGTGTTGGTGTTAAGCCGAAGTCCTATGTAAATAATTTTCAAAGAGAAATGGCCTATGATAGTACCTTTGCTTTTGCTGATAAGGATATAGATCTTATTAGACCGAACTTTACAGGTGAGATTAAGTCCAATACGAATAAGGGTCGTGGGCAGTTTCGAGTGAAAATTTTTGACGCTATAAAAGAGCAGGGAACTTATTTCTTATCTTTTAAGAACAAGGGGCGGCAGAGTGGTCATATTGTGGTGCTTGAACACACGACCAATAATCTTTTGTTGATAGATCCACAGTCCAACAGAAGAATTGATCTTAAATCTGACGAATTCGTGCAGTATCTTGCTGGAGTGGATGTTGCATATAGAGCCAATAGACTATTTAGGGTGAATGACTTGACATTCAAACCTGAGGTATTTTCTGTGGTTGAAAAGGCAAATACAGAATCAGATATATATGATTAATGAAAAGGATATTCTGAAAATCTGCGAAGCGGCAGGTTGGAAAGGTGGCGAACTGATTTACGGTGGGTTTGCTGACGGCAAGTATTATGTCTCCTATGGAGCTGAGAGTGACGGTGCAGAACTTGCGTGTGTGGGTGCTCCTATAATTCTTGTCGTGGAGAACGGCAGATGTAGGACAGCTACTGACAAGGAATGGGTTTATTTTTATGAAAATTTTGTGAAAGATTAAGGATTAATCCTTGGATATTCCAGAATAATGATTATATTTGCGTAGTGAGATTAAATTATGGGTTTATTTGAATACATAGTCAAGTCCACGTCTGGTGTCTATAAGGATAATGCTGAAAATAGACGACTTCACAGAGTTGGACTGCAATATGGCCAGAAAAAACAGCAGGAAAGCGTTCCTGATATAAACAGGAAGGATCTTGAACTTGCGGAAGCAAAAGTTAAGAAAATGCTTGTCGTGAAGCAGAACTTTGATGATGTTTCACAGGCGGTGTGTCAGGAGGTTGGCTGTATTGTTTCTCCTACTAACATTAAAAAGCCCGTAAGAATTGCTCAGAAAATGGCTTCTGATGGTTCTACTATTGATGAGATTAAGGATGTTATGCGTAACACCTTTGTTGTTAATAGTGACGGTGATGTTAGCAAGGTTATAGAAGTCATATCCAAGCATTATAAAGTCGTTAGAGTAAAGCATCAAACGCCTGACAAGTTCGCTGGATATAGCGGCAATATTGTCAATGTGAAACTCCCTAATGGTGAAATTGGTGAAATGCAGGTGAACACGCCACAGATGATATTTGGCAAGGAAGTTGAACGTGATGCCAGAATGATTTTGGGTGATGGCCTATGGGAACGATTGAAAGCCAATGCAGGAAATCTTATTCCAGGACTTGGTCATAGGATGTATGAGGTGCTTCGGGATGATTCCATTGACGGTGAAAGGCTTGATATTGTTGAACGCAATAGTAGAATTTATTATGATAGAATTAGAAAGATTTCGCTATGAGAACTGTAACTAACAAGGAGCTGGGGGAGTTGCTCCGCTCCAATGAAATGGTCTATCTTCTGGACGACACCGATGAAATCGCCTGGGGATTCCTCGGTGATGGAAAGAACCGTAGAAGAGTGGTGAGCAAGGCAAAGGGAAGAGAGCCTTTCGAGCACAACCCCAAGCAGCCGAACTCCAACAGTATGATCCGTGCCTATTTGAATAAGGATGTGATGACCAAGGAGGAGTTTGAAAACTATTAGAATTTTCCTTGGAAATTCAAGAACAATGACTATATTTGCACTGTGAAAATTAAAAATGATTTCGTTATGATTAAGATTGTTACCAAATCACAGGATCGGTTTCGTCAGGCCGTTGAAATAGCTGTTCAGGCGCATCAGGGTCAGGTTGACAGGAATGGTGTTCCGTACATCTGCCATTCTATTGCCGTTGCACAGAAGTGCTCGTTCTATACAGCCAAATGCGTGGCTATGCTTCATGACGTGCTGGAGGACACGGAGGTTACGGCACAGGATCTACTTAAGATGGGTGTTGAGGAATATATCATTGAATGTGTGGAAAAATTGACGCACGATCCAAAGGTTCCATATCTGGATTATATTCAAAGCATAATTGACACCAGAGATACTAATATCATATCGGTTAAGTACGCTGATCTATGTGATAATCTTGATCCTACGAGGGGTGGAATGAATGAAAAGAAAGTGCCTCTGTATCGCAAGGCCAGAAGAATGATGGAGGAAGCATTATGTCTCATATAGAACTAAGAAATGAAATCCTCCGTTTGAATTCCTTGTATAGGCAGGGCAAGCCGGAGGTCAGTGATGTTGAGTATGACGCACTTGTGGAGCAGTTGAGGGCAATGGCTCCTGATGATGAATTCTTTAGGTCAGGCGTTGCTGAAAAGGCGACTGACAGGATGCAGACGCTTCCGCTTCCTATGTTTTCTCTGGAGAAAATAAAGACGTTTAAGGAGTTTTTGTCGTGGGTCACGAGAATGGTTAAGGCTGGATGTGAAAATTTCGTTGTAACGCCTAAATACGACGGAATAAGTCTTCTTGTCAGTGAACTGTCACAGGCGGCCTGGACGAGGGGTGATGGTGTGCAGGGTCAACGAAGTGACGCACACTTTGCACGAATGAAGAACGGTGAGAGCAGAGAGCCTGTGTTTGAATACACTTGGGGTGAGGCAATATGTTCCAGAGGCGACTTTGAAAAGGTCAGGGGTGAATATAAGAATGCTCGCAATATGGTTGCAGGTTTGTTCAACTCACCTATGGGAGCCAATACGGAGCAGATAGGGGCAGTGACCTTTGTGAGATACGGTCTTGATTCTGATGAGAACAAGTCCGTGCAGCTTACCTATATGAAGAAGCGATATCTATATGTCACTCCATATAAGTTGATTAAGGTGAAGGATATTCTGTCCTATGGGGAGGATAGCATTCTGGATATGCTGGACACGCTTTATCGGCTGTGGAAGCAGACATATCAGATAGACGGATTGGTCATTGAGGTGGATGAGAGTGGTGTTCGTAGAACATTGGGGCGTAAGCCCAATGGAAATCCTGATTATGCCGTTGCGTTTAAGCGGGAGGAATGGCTTCAGTCCTATACCACGACAGTGGAACGAGTTGAATGGAATATCAGCAAGGATGGCTGTCTATGTCCGGTGATATGTGTGAAACCTGTGGAGATGGAGAGCGCCACCGTGTCCAGGGTGACAGGCTATAACGCACAATACATTTTGGAAAATAACATAGCAAGCGGCTCCACGATAGATATTATTCGCAGCGGTGATGTTATTCCAAAGCATATCAGGACACTTGGTTATTCTTCAGAAATGTGTTCGAAGGAATTCCCTACTGTCTGTCCATGCTGTGGTAAGCCTGTTCAGTGGGATGCCACTCACACGGAGCTTGTGTGTGTGAATGAGAACTGTAGACAGCAGGTCATCTCTCGTATGGTGTATTTCTTCAGGACGATGGGCTGCGAGGGTTTTGATGAGCCTATCGTGCGTCGTCTGTATGACGCTGGAATGGATAGTATTCAGCTTGTCGTGGCGAGCAGGTCATTGGCATTTATGCATATACTTGGAGAGAATAAGGGGCTGGCCGTATATAATGAGATCTGGAATAAGGTGCTCACAAAAAATCCTGTTGCACGACTTATGACTGCATATAATGTTTTTGGAGGCGTTCTTGCCGAAAAGACGGCTCAAAGCATTATAGATGGCAGTGAAGCAGTTCAATATCTGTTGCGTTTCGGCATCAATCAACCTATGAGGGACAATGATATTTTGGCAGTTCTTCACGAAGAACTCTGTTCCATTCCTGGTGTGGGTGCTATTACGGCTGACACGTTCATTACAGGCATGAATAAGTTCTTGGATATGAGGTGTCTGTATCCTTATTACACCTGTACCCCTAAGAAGATTTTGGCTGACAACTGTATGTATGTCTGCATGACAGGTTTTAGGGATAAGGAACTGGAGAATGAACTTATAAAACAGGGACACGAGGTTTTGAGCGGTGTTACGGCCAAGTGTACGGTTCTTCTGGTGGCTGATCTGAATTCAACAAGCAGTAAGATGCAAAAGGCTCAGAAGATGGGAATTCGTATTGTGGATAGAAAGACATTTGAAAATGAAATATACGGCAAAGAAAATAAGTAAAGGGCATTATTTGTATCGTGGTTATCGTATTAATTGTGTTGGTTATTATGCCCCTGATAAACATAAATGTTGGGAAGCAGTTGATAAGGACGGTACTGGATTTGCTCATTCTTATTCTTTGCGTATGACCAAGGCACTTGTGGATGATGAGGTGGCCAGAAAGGAATGTGGTGAGGAGGACGGATAGTGATGCGGTATTTCTATCGTGACAGTGCTTGGTGGCACATCGGGTTCAGTTATGATCCAGAGTTGGTGAAGGAAGTCAAGTCCTTTGCCAATTCTGGGTACAATCCTGAGCTGAAAGAATGGTATATACTTGTTCATATAACTACATCGGCAGCGGTGCAGAAGTGGCTTGCAGACAACAATTTTCGGGAGGGGAGGGTCTATACACCGTCACGTAGAGTGGTGGAATATCAGGAGCCGCCAGAGGTGATAACGACTGATGATGTGCTTGCAGCCTGTAAGGAGATTAGCCTGAAGCGCACGCCACGCCACTATCAGGCGGAGGGTATTGCCTATATGATTAATCACGGCAATTGCATAAACGGTGATGATTGCGGCCTTGGGAAAACTGGACAAGCTATTGTCACTGTGGAGCTTATGGACGTGTTTCCTACTCTTGTTATCTGTCCAGCATCCGTTAAATACAACTGGAAGAAGGAATGGCAGAAGTGGAATTCAGCCAGAACGGTGGGTATAGTGGAATCGGGGAAGAAGTATGATGAATCCGTATGGAACAGTGACGTGGTTGTGATAAACTTTGATATACTTGGCGAGCGAAACACGGATAAGCCAAAGGCGAAGTATAAGGAACTTCTGCGTAAGTATTGGGGTTCGTGCGTGATTGATGAGATACACTTTCTCAAGTCGGAGAAGGCTATGCGTACCAGAATGACCAAGAAGATAACGAAGCCCATTGCCCATATATGGGGTCTCACGGGAACACTGACGCAGAATCGCCCTCTGGAACTTGTGCAGCCGTATCAGATACTTCGTAGGTTTGTAGAGATATTCGGGGGTACACTGGAGTTCAAGTTCAGGTACTGTGATGCCAAGAAGACGATGTATGGCTTTGACGCAAGCGGCTTCAGCAATCTTGAGGAACTTCATGAGCTGTTACGAATGGCAGGATATGTTCGTAGGCAGAAGAGGGACGTGCTCACGGAGCTTCCACCTGTCATAGAGCAGATTGTTGATGCTCCTATAAGCAATGCGAGAGAATATCATCACGCAGAGGATGATCTATTGAATTATCTGGAAACAATAGACGTGGAAAAGGCAAGTTCAGCGGCCAATGCTCCTCATCTTGTTATGTTGAATACACTTCGTACGTTGAGCATTGTCGGGAAAATGGCCTTTATTAAGTCCTATATTCAGGAATGGCTGGAATCCAACGAGGAGAAGCAGCTTGCTGTCTTTGGGGTACATCGTGAGCCGCTTCAGGAGCTTGCTGATTACTTTAAGGCTCCAGTCATACAGGGTGGTGTGTCCATAGAGAACAAGCAGAAAATTGTGGACGCCTTTGCGGCACGGAAGCATCGTCTTCTATTCGCCAATATTCAGTCGGCTGGAACTGGAACGGACGGTCTTCAGACACACTGTTCGGACATGATATACATAGAGCTTCCGGATAGAAGCACTGATGTTGAGCAGACAAACGCTCGACTGGAGCGTATGGGACAGACGAGCACGATTACAGTTACCTACCTACTGTCTCCTGAGACAATTGACGTGGAGATGAAGGAGACACTGGACGGCAAGAAGATGCTTACTGACATTGTAAATGCAGGACACAGTGAGAATGAACTTATTGCTATGAAATTTTTTAGAAATCGCAGGAGGAATCCTTGATATTTTCGTTATATGTGTAATAAATAATTTTGTAGATGGAAACACTAAAAAGATTCAAGTGTCGGTTCTTTGGCAGCAAGGAACGCAAGGGTCAGATCACACGGCAGACTGTCTTTGTCACGACCTATAATCGTGCTATGGTTGAGGAAGTTCTCAACAATCAGGGGTGGATTAAGATTAACGGCCTGAAGATAAGAGAATGCGAAGAATAGACATCTACACTGACGGCAGCTGTAACGCACGAATTAGAGTAGGTGGCTACGGTGTGTATGTTAAGGAGGAGGGACATGAAACGGTTATTCATCAGGGCTATACTCACACCACGACGGCACGGATGGAAATGAGGGCTGTACTTCATGCGATACGCTTGGTATCCAACGAATCCATGGACGTTTACATTCATTCCGATTCTCAATTCGTGGTAAATGCGTTTAAGGAAGGATGGTTGTCCAGATGGCGACTGTCTAATTTTGTTGGAGTGATGAACGCTCCCATCTGGAAGACTATTGCGTTTGAATTGGCAAAAAGACCACAGGTTCATTTTCACATTAGATGGCTTCACGGACACCAGAAGGATATTCTGGACGAGACCGTATTCGGGAACACGGTGGCGGATGCACTTGCCGACTACAAGAATCAGGAATCATACATTAAAGACACTGATGACAATATATGACACCGGACAAGTATCAACAGGTGGTGATTGATGAATATAGGCGCACCAATCACAATATCTTCATAAGCGCGACGGCAGGAAGCGGCAAGACCACCTGTCTTTTGGAACTTGCTAAGAGAACTCCTCCTATTAAGTCTTCCATCTTTCTTGCGTTTAATAAGTCTATTGCCGAGGAACTTGGCAGGAAGCTTCCTCCTACGGTTAAGGCTATGACGCTTCACGGATGCGCACTGGCGGCTCTTCGTAAGGCGTTTTCTCTGAAGTTTACAATCAAGGAAAACAAGTATTTTAGTATAGCGAGTGAGATTCTGGAATCACATAAGGTGCATTTCAAGCGGATTCCTGGACTTGCCGTGCGTATGTGCAGACTTCATGATCTGATGCGATATAATCTTGTTAGTGGTGGTGTGAATGAGGTCTGTGCACTTGCTGAAAGATACGGTGAGTACTGTGACGATAAGACAGCTGGATATGCCTGTGAACTGTATTCAGCGGCAAAGCAAGCGGCAGACACATTCTTTGCAGGTGGTGGTCAGGGAACAGTTCCTATGGACTTCACGGATATGCTTGTGTGGGCGGTGAAATATGTACCTCAAGCGGAGTTCAAGCAGTATAGTGTGGTGATGTGTGATGAGTGTCAGGACATTAGTGCATTACAGTATGAGTTGATAAAGCGACTGAAAACACCAAAGGGGCGTCTTGTGGCCGTGGGAGATCCGAAGCAGTCCATTTATTCATTTCAGGGTTCCAATCTGGATTCACTTCACGCAATACAGAGCGCTCCTGATACGGTAACACTTCCTCTGTCCATCACCTATCGTTGTGCCAAGTCCATTGTGAAGGAAGCCCAGAGGGTGTTTCCGGAGGGGATAGAAGCGGCTCCAGCGGCCATTGAAGGAACGGTTACAAGAGGGCGACTTAATGAAGCCGTTGAGGGTGACTTCATTCTATGTCGCAACAATGCACCGTTGATAGACGCTTGGTTGAAATTGGTCAAGATGGGGCGGAGGTGTGTGATTCTTGGCAAGGACTTTGGTGACGCTCTTATGGAACTTTTGGATAGTGCGGAGTGTGTGGATGACTTGGAAAAGCCGCTTGTGGATCTTCTGGAACGACTGCATCGTAAGGGAATTGAACGACCTGAGAGAACAGAGGCATACGCCAATCTGGATGAAAAGGTGAATATTCTGCTGAACCTGTTTGACTTCTTTGGTAGCCTTGAGGCAGTGAGAGAAAGAATTTTTGATATTTTTGTGGAAAACGCTGATGAGAAGCACGTTATTTTATCAACAATTCACAAATCCAAGGGGCTTGAAGCTGATAGAGTGTTCTTCCTTGAACCAGAGTTGATTCCAAGCAGGTTTGCGACAACGGAATTGTCTATGTATGCTGAAAAGTGTCTTATGTTTGTGGCGATTACACGAGCAAGAAAAGAATTGATTTACATATAAATTATGGGAAAGGAAAAGGAATTTAAGATTTACATTACCGTGCCAAGAGGTGAGGAACGTGTTTTGCTCAACTGCAATGATATGAAGTCTATGCAGGGCTTGACACCGACAGCTGAGATTCTTGCCACACATTTTCAGGCTGAGAGAATTAGAATGGCAATCTGGGAAAGGGATCATCAGGGCAAAAAGAGGAAAGAAGAACAGCCTTACAGGCCACAGCCTCTCTACATCGAAACGGAGTCTGACAGGTTTCAGGACATTGTGGACGAGGTCAAGAGCAAGGTTACTGGGTGCAACGACCTATCACACATTGCCCTGACAATGGATTCCGCTTATATGCCTTGCTGCATCATAAGTGAGTTCCACCCTGACGAGTACGAGAAACAATCCATTAAATAAAAGAAGATTACGATGAACACAAGAATTCTTTTTGGAAAGGACGCAAGGGCGGCTCTACTTGCAGGAGCGGAGGAGCTTTATTCAGCTGTGGCGTCCACTCTCGGACCGAGAGGTCACACGGTTGCGATAGACAAGGGGTACGGCATACCTCACATCACCAAGGACGGTGTAACGGTGGCTCGTGCCTATGACACTGATGATCCAATGAAGCGTATGGGGGCGACACTCGTGAAGATGGTGGCCGCAAAGACCTGTGATCAAGCAGGTGACGGCACGACCACGGCCACGATACTTTCCTATGCCATGATGAAGCGTGGAGTGTGTGGCTTGGTGAATATACAGAATCCGCATGAGTATCGCAGGGGTATGGAAGACGCACTGGATGAGGCAGTCAACTACATTAAGTCCAGTGCTGTAGAGATAGAGCCTGATGAGATTGACAAAATCAGGCAGGTGGCCAAGGTGTCAGCCAACGGTGATGATATGGTGGCTGATCTTATCACCTCGGCGATAGAGAATGTCGGCAATGACGGCATCATCACCGTTGAGGAGAGCACCAAGGGAGATGAGTCCACGGTGGAGGTCACTACTGGCTTTCAGTGGAGCAAGGGCATCATCAATCCATACTTTGTCACGGATTCTGAGCGAATGGAATGTGTGCTGGATAGACCCTATGTGCTTATCTGGGGTCAGAACATCAACTATGTGCAGGAGATTCTTGCCGTGGTGCAGACCGTTTACACGGCTAAGAGGTCACTTCTTATCGTGGCTCCAAATGCTTCCAATGACGTTATAAAGTTTCTCGTTACTAACGTTCAGCAGAACAACGGCCTAAAGGCGTGTTTTGTAAAGGCTCCAGGATTTGGTCAGATGCAGAAGGACTTGATGCAGGACTTGGCTGTAAAGGTGGGCGGCAGAATCGTTGGCGAGGACTATGGTAACGCCATTGAATCATTCGGTACGGACTGGCTTGGTGAGGTGGACAAGGCCACAATCTCAGCCAACAGAACAGTTCTTGTGGGTGGTACTGGAAAGGAAGATGACATCAACGCCCGAATAGAGTTCATTAAGAACGAGATGGAGGATAATTCCAACACCTATGACAAAGAGAAGTACAGAGAGCGCATCAGTCGCCTCACAGGCGGTGCGGCTGTCATCTATGTGGGTGCGGACAGCGAGGTTGAGATGAAGGAGCGCAAGGATAGAGTGGATGACGCCATTGCGGCCACCAGAGCCGCTCTTGATGAGGGTTATGTTCCGGGAGGAGGGACAATTCAGTATAAGATAGCCAAGATTCTGGAAAGGTCGCTGGATGACAACCCAAAATGGAGCACTGATTATTCGGAGGGTTATCGTACTGTGATTGAAGCTCTGAAGAAGCACTTTCACATTCTATGTCAGAATGCAGGAGTGGAGCCTATTCGGATTGAGGTTATGATGGACTTGAAGTCCACGGCATTTCAAAAGGGCTACAATCCATTTACTAACGAGATAGAGGATATGTATAAGGCTGGCGTGATAGATCCAGCCAAGGTCACACGAACATCACTGGAGAATGCTGTGTCGGTGGCCGTTCAATTCCTCGGTATGTCGTGCGCTATGTCAGGTGAGGAGGCTAAGAAATAACCAATATAGTATGAGTAGAAAGATCATTGGTAAGGGCGACATTGTTCGCATACGCCATAATACGTCAGATCATTTCTTCAAGGAAAATGAACTTGTGGTTGTCAAGGAGACGTATCCCCTGTATGAGGATGATCCTGAATATCTAAAGTGTGCCAACAGAGAGACGCACTGGATGGTTAATATGGAGGACGTCACTTTGTTTGAGCGTAACCCACATCCTGATGATGAATAAAGATCAAGTTTAATCAATTAAATAAAAATGATTATGTATTACGAAGTAAGAGTTAAGAGAACGTGCATCACTGACGGCAACGCCTATGGCACGCTGAAGGAATCCTATCTGGTCAATGCGGTGAGCTATACTGACGCTGAGGCAAGTGTGGCTCGTTATATGGAGACTGTTTATCCAGGAGCCGAGTACAGCATTCAGCGCATCTCCAAGAGCAAGGTTGAGGACTATGTTCAGGTGCCTCTGGTTGATGGTCAGAAAAGGCCTGAAGCCTATTACAAGGTGCGCTGTGCCTATGTGGAGGACATTGACGGTCACGCCAAGAAGCGTAAGGTGATGGTGCTCGTGAACGCTGTTGACGTGGAAAAGGCCGCTTTAACGGGATTGTCTATCTATGACCCTGATGGAGATCTGAAGCATGAGGAAGTCGTGAAAGTGGAGAAGACATCCATTGTTGACGTTATAGACATAAGTGGTGAAGAACTTAGGTCATAGTTTAGTGTGTGAACCACCCCTGTCGCGGAGGAAGTCTTCGGCAGGGGTTAATTTCTTTTACCTATGTCGAATGGAAAATCAGTACCGAAGCGAGTGATAACCGAGCAGGACGTGGAACGCATTATGCGAACAGCTCCCGACTGGATTCTGGATGCGGCTGACGAGATACATGATTTATATGTGGCGGCAGAATGGGCAAAGGAGGAGCGTGATCTGTCTTCAAAACGATATTTTGACATTACCCTGAATGCAGGCACGGCCAAGGAGAAGGAACTTCACATTGACTTCCAGCAGACGGTAAATCCGTCATCAGTCATCAAGTCATCAGGCGGCACACTGGAGGATATGCAGAAAGCCAACGGAGCACGTCTTGGCTATCTGGCTCTTGATCGTGCTTACAACAATGCCGTTCTCGCCCTGAACACGGCCTTGGGCATACGAAGCCGCAAGCCAAGGAACATTGTGGACTATACAGGCACGATAATGGAGCTGTTCGGCAAGTTCTACACTGTGGCTGACGTGCATAACGTGTTAAGCAAGGAGTATCGCATAAAGGTTCCTGAGGACGAGCTTCGTAAGTTCTATGTGGAGCATCGTGATCTGATAACCAAGCGTAGAGCCGAGTATGTGCTGAATAGCAAGGAGTTTAGGATAGCCACTGAAACAGGTCGTCTGGAGGTGCTGAACAAGCTTCTTGTGGAGTTCGAGGTGAAGAACAAGGCGGCAGGAGGAAGCAATCTGGAGATATCCAACATGATTCTCCGCATCATTGAACAGGCACGCAAGGAGGTCAAGGGAAACGAGCTGAAGATGACCGTGGACGGACGAATAGACGTGTCAGCCACGGTTCACGCAGAATCCAACGTGATGGATGTGATGAAGCATCTGTCCATTAACGCTCTTGTCATCGGTCTGACAGCGGCCAAGGCAGGACTGAATCCAGCCGTGTTGATAGGACAGCTCGCGAACAGTTGGTATAGTCAGTTTAACGGATTCAACGGCAACATTATGGAGGGTAAGGAGGTGCGTCTTCCTTCCGCTCTGATACGCTCCTATGACTGGGATGTGATAGCCAAGGAGAGTAAGGCGTTTATCGGGGAATTTAAGCCCATTACGGATGTTGTTGATGAACAGGACACCATCGCTCGGGAACAGGGTGAAAGTCGTCGTGAGGAGCTTGTAAATCGTCTTAGAAACATAAAGAATGCGAAGAACAAAGAACAGGAAAGAGCCAACCCTTACACCACGGACGGACTACCAGAGGAGGTCTCAGGAGGTCTGGTGGCAGCACCTGTCGAAAGAGGAGAAGGATTAGCGGAGCCAAAGCACGAATTTGAAGTGGATTACGCCTTAAATAACAATCAGAAGCAGAAACATAACATTCGCATTCGGGGGAAGATACGTGAATCCATTGACCGTCATGCGGCTCAGAGGGAGGCCACAGCGGAGGAGCGTCGCAAGGCCAGAGTCATGCGTAAAAAAGACGTCAGCAAGTCCAAGGATGAATAGATTTGCTATATTTGCAGTGTCATGAAGATAGTGTATAACAAGATTATACCCTTTAAGGGGTATCTTTGCATCAACCTGTTTGGGGTGCTCTTTGTGCGTGGCACGAGGGCGGAAAAGGAACATCAGATTACCGCCAAGGTGATGAACCATGAGCGGATACATACGGCACAGATGAGGGAGATGGGTTACATTTTCTTCTATCTGTGGTATTTTGTAGAGTATTGCGTTATCAGGCTATTTCATCAGAAACAGGGTTGTGCCTATCGGGACGTTTCCTTTGAGGAGGAAGCCCATCGTCACGAGAATGACTATCAATATCTACAGAATAGATGTCATTACACTTGGTTCAAGTATCTCAGGGCGAGAAGCAACCATCTGCATACTGGACACGGCTACTGTCAGAGGTGATATATGTATGTAAATCAGGGATGCCCAGACGTGGGTATCCTCCAAAAATGTTTAATAATTATTAAAATTTAATTCATTATGGCAAAACCAGATTGGATAACATTAAGCAAGACGTCAGGTACAGGCAATGATACTGTTATAGTGACGGCTGCGAAGAACACGGGCACCTCTGCAAGGAGCGGCTCAATCACTGTTAAGTCCGGCTCTCTATCAAAGGTGGTGACGATAAGTCAGGAGGCTTTTACCGTTGTTGCAATGAAGATTGCAATATCAAACGCTGATCAAGTGTTAGATGTAACGAATCATGATCCAGAAGTATATATTAATACCAATGGCTTGACTGTAACGGATGGTTTATCTTTGGGAACAATTGTATCAATGGATTCACAGTACATATACATTGATATTCCAAAGTCTAATGTTGCCGAATTATACAACAAGTTGCAGGTTGACTGGAAATATAATCAGTACTTATATGTTCATATATTAAACGGCTCCACTAATCCTGATACTGTTTATAATAATGAAACGTCTGAACATACAGACTTTTATAACAATGAAAACTTCTTGTTATGTGAAATTGCAAAAGTTCAAGCAGATCTCTTTACCAAAGTTGAGAATGCCGTTACTTCTGGTGATTCAATTATGCTTGAATCTGATTGTATTATTGAAGAATATCAAACCAGATACCACGCAGTCATTAGAACAAATTCGCTTTTCCTCTTCAGAATGCCATCACAATTTACCAGCGAGAAGTTCGGTTTTGTTTGGTTAATAAACAGAGATAACAATACAAGTTACTTGCCTATATTCCCTTATGTGACAGGTGTAGATGCAGGTGGATCAGTACCAAAACTTAGGATGGATATATACAGGTGCATTCCAATGCCGTCCTCAGTTTTCAAATTAAATAATCTGGCCTTTGTTACTGATTTTGCCGCCATAGAAGCTACCCAAATCGGTGTTGTGTCAATTTCAGAGATCAAAACAGGTAATTTAAGTTTATCAAATTTGCCTACCTTTGATTTGTCAGAAACCCATTTTGGAACAGAAGTTCCTGGATTTGATTCGTCTGTCGTGCTTGAGATGCAAAATCCATCTGTGTTAGATTTAAGTAGTCATGTATCTACTGGTTTCAATGGCGATATAATTATCACCTTAGATTGTGATGATGAGTTCCTTGATATATCATAGTTTATGAAAAGGATTCAGATAGAATCCCTCTTATTAAGGATAGTGTTAATGTCATAATGCGTCAGCCATTATCACCTGTGATAACAGTAACTCACATAGGTTAACCCTACAATCTTCTAAATAATTAGGGAACGCCCAATAGGACGTTCCCTTGAATTTGCAATTAAATTCACAAAATCTACGGTCTAATGTAGATTGTACCTTCTGTCGTGATTGTCTGACCTTCAGAATCACGACCTGAAACGTTGAATGTGTAGTTCAAATCCGTCAACGCTTCTGAACTAACGGTAATATAGAGATTAAATGTTCCACTGCTTATTTCCTGTCCGGCAGGCAGGTTCTGAGGGGCAATTGTAATGCTGTCAGAGACCTCACTTGTGTCTATTTGAATGGAAGAAGGAACAATGTTGGAATAAGTTACGGTAACGGAATCATTACCCTCAAGATCAATCTCCACAGTTTTAGGCGATAATGTAATTTTACCGACAAGACTTTGTGTCACCTTGTAGATTGTAAGTGCATACGCTTCGCTTACAACACCCACACCGTTCATACCTTTCAATCCAGTGATGTAAAAACTCATGTCTCCATAATATGGCTCCGTCTCAGTTCCCTCTCCGTAATAGGAGGTGTCCAGCTCAGCCTCCAGCTTGGTGGAATCAGTGACTGTCACCTGAAACCTGACTGTCGTGATGTCGCCGTTTGTCTTTATGATAGACCCTGTCAAGGATAGACCGAAGTCAGATAGAACTCGACTGGAGGATTCTTCCCCACCATTCACCATAAAGATTGTAGTGTCCAGTGAAGCGAGTGAACCGTCAAAGTATTTAAGATCCACATCCAGGTGGGTAGAATTGTTAGAACTATAATTCTGAATCGGAGGAAACGCCAGCCCACTTGTAGGCCACACGAGAGAATTCTGGGTCTGTCCCTCCTGACTTATCGTCACCACCTTTGATAGAGAGCCGGACTGAAGGACTGGACATCTGACGGAACGTTATTTGCATACATACATTAAAACGATAGAATTATGGCAGAAGAAAACATTACCATTAAGAGGCTGAACGAGCTTCTGGGTTCACACTTCACCGTGATGACTCACGCTTGGGGCTGTCACTGGAACGTGACAGGAATGGGGTTCAAGGCGGCTCACGACTTTCTGAAGGATCTTTATGAGGCCGAGCAGGAACGTGTGGACGCCACGGCTGAGAGGGTTCGTGCTCTGGGTGGAGTTGCTCCAGATTCCATAGAGGAGATGGAACGTAGAACACTCATATCCACCATTGGCAGCTCGGCTAACAACCATGATATGAAATCTGTGTGGAACAATCTTGCTCATCTGTGGAGCAACACAATTAACATTATAGTGGACGTTCATAGGGCAACCCCTGAGGACGACATTGCCACACGATCATTTCTGGAGAACATGACCGAGGAGATGCAGAAGGAACTGTGGATGATTAAGGCAAATCTCGAATAGCTATGAAATACAGCATCTGGAAAAGAATAGTGATGGTGTTCAGTCCAAGGCGACTGGAACAGGCCATTGACGAGGAGGTGCAGAGAGTGAATCTGGGGTGGCATAAGGTGTTGAACTCCACCTACACTGACAGACCTCTTGATCCTGACGTGACACCGTTCGTGTCACTGCACGTGACCAAGGCCGGAATCTGGTGCAACGGTAAGAAGTGGGGTAGAAGTGATGTCATATTCCAGCAGAGATCCGGAGGGCAGGCAATGGACTTTAGTCCAGCTGTTATGCAGGAGTTCTGGGATGAGGCTACAAAGGCGCTCGGTGCGTACATCCTGGAGCACGGCTATGGTCAGATAGTGCTGTCCACCGATCCTATGGACAGTGGCGTGAAGATTGCCAATGTACGGTTGAACGCCTATAATCCAGAGAAGGACAGGTAACTTTCCGCAAGTCCATTATAAAGTTTGGAAATGGTCAGAATGTATTTTCTGACCATTTTTATGAATTATCTGGAGTAATTCTTGGATATTCCAGGACGATTATGCAACTTTGCATTCGTAATTAAAAACACACTGAACAATGAAGTCACTAAAGAAATTATTGATGAATCTTTTGACTAAACCTGTGTCGGATCACGTCTATATGAACGGCAAGTCGGTCAAGGAAAAGCTGGAATTGATAGCCAGAGCGCACACAATCTACTTCAGTAGGGTTAATCTCATAAACTATGAGGACACCGTGCGTGGGTGGTTTGAAGCCGCTGGATTTGTGGTGCGGCAGAGCTATTCTAATATCACACCGTTCACGGCCAGAATCACCGTCAACTTCTCCTATTTGAACTCTGACGGCAGTGTGGTGTCACGTGTCGTGGAGCTGTTCACCAGAACTGCATAGATATGACATACGTTATGAAGAGAACAAGGAGGGAAGCGGACTTCTTTCTTGTGCAGAGGGCAATCTGCGGTGATCAGTCCGCCTACACCAAGATATATGAGGACTATCAGAAGTCCGTTCGATATGTTGTGACCAAAATCTTGTATAGAAAACCGATGGAAGTGGAGGATGTGTGCATGGAGACGTTCGAGAGGGCGTTCTCCCTACTGCACAGATTTCAGCCTGACTATCAGCTGTCGGCTTGGCTTGTGAGAATAGCGTCTAACAGAGCGCTGGACTGTCTACGAAGAAGCGGCAGACTGGACGTCACATCCGTGGACGCCACCGTTGATGATGACAGCCCTGTTCTGGAGTTGCAGCTGATGGATGACGCACCTCTTCCCACGGAGCAGGTGGAGCGGATACAGGACACCTCCTATCTGAACAGCCTTATGGAGGGGCTTCCAGGCAATGAGCGTGACGCACTTCGCATGAAGTGTTTGGACGGCCTTTCAAGCGACGAGTGCGCCGAGCAGATGGGAACCACCAGACGCACGGTGCGTCACTCCGTGCGTGACGGCATACGTCACTTGAAGGATATGGTTAATGAGACGGATGTTGAATTGAGAAGTAAATAGCATATTATATGGCAGGAAATAGAATGGACACCCTCCGCACGAGGGTGAGGCAGGGGGCAGGTGTCACGATAGATCGCAGCACGCTAAGATGCGACTGGATTGAGGGGGGCAGCAACGGCATTCAGACGTTCTTCATGACGGCTGAGGAGCTGGAGGCCTTTAACGAGAAGCAGATGAAGAAGTTCGGGCGACTGAACCTAAGAACGATGAAGACGGAGAAGTGGGTGAAGGATCACTGGGAGACGGACGAGGGTGATGAGCCGACCGCTGATGATATGGAGGAAACAGGTTATGACGAGGAAAATGAATAGTACGGATCCACGTGTGGAAGCCGTTCGTCAGTCCATTGACGAGAGCACCATTCCTGAGGAGATGGCCTCCTGTATGGTTCTTGCCACAGCTATGGAGACGATAATGAATGACGTTATGGCCAGAATCAAGATGAGATACAAGGCCGTGGGGCTGGACGCCAAGGGCAATAACGTGCTGAAGGGATTGAAGAGCTACTGTCAGGCGGTGAAGACGGCTGGATACTGGTTTGACAGAGAGGTTGAGCCGAGGAACGTTGAGTGTACCTTTGGAACATACGGAACGGCCTCTTCCTATGACGGCTTTCGTGCAAGGTGCGGTGAGGTGGCCGAACTGGTGTCCATGATAGTGCAGGCAAGCAAGGATTCCTCCGCAATGGAGAAAATTAGAGACACAGCGAGAGAGGCCGCTCGTGACCGAGGAGTTACCCTTGAGGACTGGACAAGACTGCATCTAAGGACAGATTAATAGCTAATAATACCAAATTATGAATTTCTATGAAGCTGCAATAAAGGCTGTCTGCACGGCCTATGACATAACACCGGAGGTGTTGAGGGGTGATCGCAGAGATGAACGAATAGTTGAGGCACGAAAGTGGTACTGCCTACTCACGACACCACGACCTCTGGAAAGGTCAGGCAGATATATCAATCGTGATCACGCCACCGTTCTGCACCACAGAAGAGAGATGCGTGAGGCCATAGGCATCTATCCGCTTCATGAGGAAAGGTGGCGTGTGATGAAGCGCCTATTCAACAGCATTCTTGTGGAGGATCGAATGAATGGGTGTCACGTGGGTGTGAAGGAGTACAGGGCTGAATGGAGAAACTATCAGGATCTACTGTCAGCCGCTGAGAGCGCGAGGCACAGGCTGGAGGAGCTGTCCACGACCGTCACGGGAGAGCCGTGCGTGGTGTGTGAGAGCGGTGACGGTGGATTTCACGTTGTAAGGGTGAGGGACAGGCTTGCCGAGCCGCTGACGCTGGACTATATGCTGAACGTCATAAGGAAGAGAAATGGACAACCAATATAAAGAAAAGAAGTTATGAATATTGATGAATGTATTGGGATTCTGGATGCCATAAGGCAGCAGAAGCCTGTTGAGTATCGCTTTAGGGGTGATGATGTCTGGAAGGACTTGCTGATGGAGGATTCACGGGTGGATGACGTGACCCTGAACTTTCACAAGAAGGAGTACAGGTTGAAGAAGCCTATCAGGTATAGATCCTACACTGGAGTGGACGAGTTTGTGAATGAGGCCTGTAATCATGAGTGTATGCTTATGAGAAGGAGGGATACAGGGGTGGTTCTTGTTCCATCCATAATTACTGATGATTATGTTCAGTGCGGTGATTATCGCATCAACTATTCTGAGCTTCTGGATAGGGTGGTGTGGTATGATGATGAAACGCCTGTGGGAATGAAGCTATAAAGTGGGGCAGGTGCATAATTAGAGCTTATCACCCTCGATAAGCAGAACTTATAGTTGATCATAATTGATAGACACACAGAGAATCCGGAGATTGGTCCAGACTCTGTGTGTCTTTTCGTGTGAACTCCGTAGGAAGTTCACACCTGGAACGTTCGAACAGAACGTTCCTCAACTCCCTGATATTCAGGACACTCCACTATTCCTATGATAAGCATTTCTTATAATGGATGATAATCCTTCCTTATATGGAGCACTTGAATACAGGCATTGATGGTATTGAGGTGAATGACATCAAGGGGAGGGGTTCAGTCAGGAGGCTCGGTTTAGGGGTATGAGGGTTCAGGAGGGGTCGGCTGGGGTCGGTCTGGGTGTATTGATTCAGGTTCAGTAGGGATATCTTGAGGTCGGTTTGGGTGGGTTTTGAGGTCATAGTGTGGTGGTTTTGAGAGGTCGGTTTGGATTGAGAGGTTCTGGGTATTTAGAGTCGTGCGGAGTCCTCCGCCACAGAATCCCTTTCGCTCACGTCGTGGCTGTTTTCGGGCGAAATTAGCCGATGACAGAGTGTTTCTGACATAGATACATCACCTATGAGCGGCCAGTTCCCTAAACTCCGGGAAAATCGGTACTTAACGGAAGCTCATCGGGACAGGCGGATGCCGATATTTTGTGAAAAATTGGGTGTGAAAATAACGTGAAAAATATAATTCACTGATAATGAGTGACTGATTTCAAATGTTAAGTGGCTGATACCAAAATCCCAGAGGGTATTAAAACGAAATTAAGCAAAAATCCCGAAATTCCGTAAAATGTTAAGTCATTCATGGATGTCATTCCTATAACTCCACTCAGGTATCCCGAGTTATGATGATTAAAATTGTAAGTTAGTAGAATTCCTTAGAAACTTCATTGGATATTCAAGAAAATATGCCAACTTTGCACCGTAATCGTTAAAACATCGAAATTATGAAAGCACAAAAACAGGTTCAGGAGCGTATCAAGTTTCACGAGGATCGGATTAAGAAACTGGATCTTCAAATTAGCGAAAAGATCAACGAGCTTCGTGTTCTGCAGAGTTCAGCAACAATGTACAAGGATAGGCTTGCTGCCATCAAGGATGCAAGAGGTGGGATCTACGATAAGTGGTATCGGCATCACAGGGAGGACAATTTTGCATACGACACACAGTGGGAAGCAGAGAAAGAGCGTATGCTGTCAGAGGGGTATGAGGGTGAATTCAAGGTTGTGGAGGGGTAATAACTTTTGCTTATAATTAAAACTTATGGGTATGACACAGAAGGAACGAAACGCACACATCGCACGAAATGCAGTGGCCACGTCAGACAGCATCACAATACATCTCGAGGACGGAACCGAGCTCTGCTTCTATCGCAGCCAAGCCTTGGCTGCACGGCAGTTCAGGGAGGAACTCGGCAGAATAGTGGAACAATATCTATTGGCATGACAACCTATAATCAGAATCTATATGAACACACCTACATGGAGAATCTCCTGGTTGGAGAAAGGGTCAGAGGTCGTCCACACGACACGCCTCACAAGACAGTGCAGTCGCATTGAAGCGGAGCGGTATATAAAGAGAATAAGGCCGGACATCGTGTGGTGTGAGGTCATTCTTGAGGGTATAAAGTAAAGCTGATAAGTGGGGGACTCTGCTCCTCCATTTATCATATATGATAAATGAAAAATGAACGATAGGAAATATTGCTGTGCAAGTTGCAGACACTGGGAGCCAGGAGACTTCTGGAGAACCACTCCCATAGGTATGGAACGTAGGATTCCAATGGCTATTATGGCACAGGGAATGTGTCATGTCACGGATAGACCCTATGGACGAATGAACTATATGAAGCCCTGTAAGAGGTTTGAACGAGGAATATATGAAAATCCAGGATTAATTTCACGAAATTTTCAGAAGTAGTCTTGGAAGATTCAAGAAATAGCCCCAACTTTGCATCGTTGGTTCAGTTGAGCGCTGCCAACACAGGTTGAAAGTTTAACATCTAAATCATTTCGTCATGAACGCTACAATCATCACCCCGGACGTTAATTTGTCAAACAGGTCACACATTCTCGACAAGGACAAGACGGCTATGAAATATGTTACCTGTGCACAGATTCAGACGGAGCTTCACCTTTTATGTGAGGCAGTTCGCAAAGCTGGGGCAAATATTATCATACCACGCAGAGAGGTGAAGTCCAAGACCGACCTTATGGACTTATACGGCTACCTCTATAGAGAATGCGAGAAGTATAATGCGGAGGTTCTGGCCGAGCGTCAGGCCAAGGTGGAGCAGGAGTCAGCGGAAAGGGCACTGAAGTCATCTAACAGGCACGAGCGCAAGGCGGCACGTCTAAGTGATGCGGAGGAAAGGTTCACACGTTACAGTGACGAGCTTGCCAAGCGTGAAGCAGGAGACATGATGGGGCTGGACGCAAAGGGGCAGAAGCATCGCATAGCCAGCCTGAAGCGTAAGATCGCTCGTGCTGAAGTGAGCATGAAGAAACTTCAGGAAAATTCATAGTGTGATTCTTGGATATTCCAGGAATTCACCCCAACTTTGCAGGCGTAATCATTAAATCACACACGTTATGTCACATTTCAACAGCATCACATCGTTCCAGAATCTCAAGGATCAGTACAGAACTCTCGCTATGGCCAACCACCCTGACAGGGGTGGTGACACAGCCACTATGCAGGAGATCAATGCCGAATACAGCCGTCTCTACGCCATCTGGGTGAACAGGATAGAGGACGCAAACGTTCGCCCCACGATGACGGCCGAGCAGTCCATTCATCATTTCTACACGCAGAACGGATGGGAGGGTTCCAACTATAACTCCAGTCTCAGCACCAAGGACATCGCCGCTCTGGTTCGTGAATACTGCAAGCAGAACTGGAATCAGTGGAGGTTCAACATCAGATGTCACTTCGCTTCCATGTGCAGTGAGATCAGCGTCTATCTCAAGGGAGGTCCGATTGCCTCAGGTCTGCTTGGTGAGCAGAGTTCATGCTGTCAGGAGTACGGCTACCAGACGAGATACCACTACGGAAGTGAGGGTGACGACAGGGTGGCACCTGAGGCGGAGATTGTGATGCAGGACGTCATCGCCTACCTTAAGTCCTTCAACTATGACGACAGTGACAGCACGTTTGACTACTTCGACACGAACTTCTACATCTCTGAGCGCATCGCTGGAAGCAAGGAATGGAAGCACGTCCAGAGACAGGCTCGCATCACAGCACCACAGCCCACACCAAGCGAGGAACAGGCCTCAGCCCCAAGTCTTGGGGAGGGTGTGGACATTATCACCTACTCTGACAAGGCTTTGGCCGTGGTGGGAGATACCAAGCCGCTGAGAGCACGCCTGAAGGAGCTCAAGGGTCGCTTTAATCCAGGCCTGACGGTAGGTGGTGTTAGGAGGGCTGGATGGGTGTTCAGCGCAAAGACCTACACGGTTGACGCCCTGAGACAGGCGATATTCGCTTGAATTTGCGTTAAAATCACGAAAATTAGGAGGTGTTGCTCCCCATCTGATACATTCGGCAGAACACATCTCCACAATCGTAAATAATGACCGAATATGACATTTCTACAAATCAACATAGGCACGAGAAAAGTTGACGTGACGGAGGGCGGCAAGGCCGTGTCTGATTCAATCAAGGGCTTCTTCCGCATTCCAGTGACGGAATTAAGGGCGTGCGTTCTGGACGAGCGCAGCGGCTTCCTGTCCCTGAGAATGCGACATGAGACGCTCAACCTCCATTCCACAGGCTGGAAATGGGTAGATCTTCTGGACGCATTCGTCGCGACCACTGAAGCCCTGATGAGCCACTATACCGACAGACCTGACATGGAGAGCATGATAACCATAACCGAGACAGGAAACATCACAACACTTGTAAATCTTTACTACGATGAATAGAAGAAAAGAAACACAGGCCGAGCCGTTTCTGAAATGGGTCGGTGGAAAGGCTCGCAGGGTGAATGAGATACTTGACCTTATGCCTGAACAGATTGACTACTATATGGAGCCGTTCCTGGGAGGTGGTGCGGTGGCACTGGAGGTTCTCCGGAGAAACCCTGGCTGCAAGGCTTTGCTCTCGAATCTAAATCCACACCTCATCAACTGTTGGCGACAGGTCAAGGAGAACCCACAGGATGTCATACGTTCCGTCCACGCACTGGATGACCGCTATCTGCGTCTAAAGTTCGCCGACGAGCAGAAGTCCTTTTATATGGCCGTGCGTGAAAGATGGAACATCTATATGGCCGTGCTTGAGCGGTGTAACGAGAGTATGGATGATGAGGGCAGCGGTGGCGAGGCTGGTAGAGCCGGAATGTTCCTGTGGCTGAATCGCAACTGTTTCCAGGGAATGTGGCGTGTGAACTCCAGGGGTAAGTTCAACGTTCCACCAAGGCAGTCTATCACAAGGAAAAGTCGTGTGAACTATGAGGCGATAGAACAGGCGTCCGTTCTGCTGAGAAACGCTGATATCCAGCAGGGAGGCTTTGATGAGTTCGTTATGGCTCCAGGAACGGTCGTCTTCGTGGATCCACCGTATATACGTGAGAATAACGGTCGTGGATTCACGGCATACACCAAGGACGGCTTCACCGATGCGGATCATCTTGCACTGGCCGAGAAGCTGAGACTGAGCGGAGCCACCTATGTGCTGACGATAGGCGGTGATGAGGACATCGTGCGTGAGATATATGGACAGCCTGACAGTATGTCAGAGATTCCCTGTACGTTTGCAGCCACCAACGCAGGAAGAAGGACGAGGAGTGAGTTTATAATTACAAACAATCTACATAAGAAATTTAAGTAATGGATAATATGGAACGATTTAATCTAAGAAAATATTTGGCAAATCCAAATAGAAGAGTCATAACAAGAGAGCCCTTTTAAAAAGGGCGACAGAGTACTGGTTCGTAATTATGACAATGAAAGCTGGCGTCCTCGCATCTTCAGCAGTTACGACAGTTACGACAAAGAATGTGAGTATAAATATGAGTGCGAGGGTGATGATGATAAATATATACAGTGCATTCCCTATAACGAACATACATGGAAATTATTAGGTACGACTGATGAATACAAGGAAGAGTGATATGGGTGAAAACAAACAGAAAATAGGCCGAGGGTCTCGAACAAAAGTTGTAAAAGTTGCAGGAATAGAGAATCTTCAGACAGGCTTTAAGGAAGGAGCCGAATGGATGCTTGGAAAAGCTGTAAACTGGTTACAGGATCATGTGAATGACTACCTCTTTGACGATGGCACTCCTGAAAGACCGTGGTTGAAGTGTAAATCAGAGATGTTTGATGATTTCAAGAAAGCAATGGAGGAATAGCTATGAGTATAACGAAAATCAAAAAGCAGTTTGCAAGGACGGAATCAATGCTGAGAAGTGCTGACAGCCAGAGGGTGCATCTATGGGATATGCTGTTACCATATATGTCAGAGGAATTCCATGATGAATCCTGTTATATTGATGTGGCGCACGGTGACGGTCTTGTCGTTGTATTTGAAAACAAGCTTCGTTTCGTCAGAAACTATCCAGTAAGCCAGATTATTGACCTCATTGAAGAGGGTGTAACCTGTATAACGCCTGACCAACTGATAGCGATATAGTTATTATAAAAATTCTAAATTTATGAGCAAACGAAAGAATGAGGCTGAGGTTCTGCTGAACAGGCTTATGGAGATGCACGGTGAGTGGATAGCTCACGGATGTGAGCCTGGAGACGTCATGAAGCTGACAGCCGCCATGATGGCCGTGTTGACGCAAAAGGCATTTCCACAGAATCCCACCCAGAGTGATCTTATGGAGTTCCCAACTCGTCTGCTGAACTGCAATATGGTCTGGGAGAAGTTCGTGTCCGGACACAAAGACGCACTCTTCTACACAGCTGACATGTTCCGAAAGTGGGTCTGGGGGCTGTATCGTGACCACACGAAAACAAGGGCTGGTCTATGGAGGATTCTCGGGTGGGAGACGTTCAACACCGATGATGAGGAGGTGAACAATGAAGAAGAATAAGGGGCACGTCAACGGTGACATTCGCAAGGTCGTCGATGACGTGCTGATGGAAGGCTCCGAACGCTACCCCTATGCCAGAACGTTTGTGGAAGGCCTGTTCGGTATGACACCTGACGACTATCGTCTGGATGGATAGACAGAATGTGCATCGTTCACGACCAAAGCCACGCTCACGCACGTGAAGAGCACCATCGAGGAGAATATGAAGAAATGCAACGTGGAAGACGTGATAGGCGTGTCCTATGGGTTTGGATATCGTCAAGGTGTGCGGGACGTGCTGGACTTGCTTGATGAGATGATTAAACAACTAAATAAAGAAGACAATGCTAAACGGATGGATTAGGTGGTTCAGCATTCTGATGGGAGTGGTGAATCTGGCGTGCTGCATCTATAATGGGTGCACAGACAGGTGGGAGGTGGCGTGCTGTGAATTTGCGACCTCTATGGTGTTCCTTACACTTGCCCTGTATGACTGGGCGGTGAAGCGGATGCTTTCAGTCACACGTCGAAGATGGTTTCGCAACGGGTGGATACAGTGCCAGAGCACGATGGATGAGAAGCTTTTGAATCGATACAGACTGCTTCTACAGTGGAAGCACTCCACGACAAACCCACGTGTGAACGAGGTGAATCACATTCGATGCCACACAGTTTACAGCCTAAGGGATTCCCTTAGGAAAAGGATGATGAATGACAATTTTGAGCACTACGACTATGAAAGCAAGAATGGCACTGAAGATAGTTAGGCGTATTCAGGAAAGGCCTGAACTCCTCTACTCCTATAATAGAATAACAGTAGAGCGTGCCGTAAACACGGTGTATTGCAAAAAGCGACTTAAGAGGTGGATAAAGTCCCACGTGAGACTTCGTCTTGCTGATAGAACGGCAGTCATGATGCCGGACAGAACATTCAGTTTTATTCTAAACGAGTATTTTGACACATTATGAACACACGACAGACACGACGAGCCAGACGGCTCATAGTCTGAAAGGGGTACTGGAAAGCACGATGGCTTCAGATGAGAATGAATCTAAGGGATCTTCAGCTGGACTACACCACCTACACGAATGAAATAGACGGTGACGCCAATATGGATCCTGGATTATTTCAATGGTACAGAGACAGATACGTGAGGATATCCAAGAAGATAGCATACTACGAGAGAAAAATGTAACGAAAAACGTTATATAGATGAATGAGTTTAGTCATAGCTAAAATGACAAATCAATTGTCTTAGGTGAATTAATGATTATCAGAAATAGGGTCGCAGGGATGCGCTCCTGTTTTTCTTTTTTATCCACTTTAAAAACGACATATATAGCATACAGAGAATTCTATACTCCACCGAATTTTCTTCGTTCACGTTCAATGATTTCATCAAAGGACAGTTCCTCTTCAACAGGAGTATCATCCATTTCAATTGGAGTGACATTATCAGAACAGCCCTGCACACACCCATTGTCAGTTACCGTGAATTTAATTGCAGCTATTCGATCCATTCCCTTCCATCTGGCTGGAGCCTTTATCTTTTCAAAGGTAAATTGAAGTCTAGTTCCAGCTTCCTCAAACTCTTTAGCCGCAAGTTCTATGTAATTATAGAAGAAGTCCCATGGCCTTATATTTTCATTCGCTCCTACCCACTTCATGACATCCTCTATCTTAGCAGTCCATGTCTCGCATTTCATATTGCTGGAAATGTAAAGATATGTCATCATGGTCTGCGGACGTGTAAGACGAAGGAATGACTGCACACAAAAGGACACATAACCTACTTTCTTGGTGAAATTCAGTAACCAACACAGGCTTCGTGGAACGATTCCAACTCCATACTGGCCGTTTGGGTAGGTGATGATGTCATAAAAGAGTGGGTACGTATGAAGCGCACCTTTTTCGTCCACTTCATCTATGATGTCCACCTTTTTCATCTTTAGAAGTGTCGATTTAATACTATGCTTACCTGAAACGACATAACGTGATGGAATAGGAATTTCCAGTTCGGCCTTGTCATTCAGAGGAAAATACTTTTGCAGTGTTGTTCTGTCAGCTGTTTTCCAGTCAATGTCTTCTGTTTTTGGAATATACTCCTGGAGTGCTTCCACTACAACAGCCCAACACCTCTTCTGTCGGGCATACTCATAACGAGCTACACCCATTGCGGCCTGTTTTGTTGTTCTTAATACCTGTTTTTTCATAATGTAAACATTTATTTATTATACGCAAAGGTAATTTATTAACTATCAGATATAAAATTACAGTTCAATAATACATTTGATTTTGAAGTTTAATAGGTATCGTTTTGGAAGTTAATAGGTATCGTTTTGGAAGTTAATAGGTATCGTTTTGGAAGTACTTAAGATTTATGAAATCCCGACTACATCAGGAGGGGGTCGGGAAAATTCGGGATGTTTCAGATCCCTAAATAGTAGGAAATAGTAATAAGAAAAAGAAAGAAATAGAGCCACTGTCGTGGCTTCTGTTTTTTAGAGATTTTTCATAAGAAAATATGAAATTTCATAAGAAACTCCTATATTATATCTTGGATATTCCAAGAAATCACCCCAACTTTGCAGCAGTTAATCATTAAATCATCTACATTATGGGATTCACACCAAGCAAGTATCAGCAGCGCATCTACGACTTCATCGAAAAGGGGTCAGGCAATGCGGTCATCAACGCTGTCGCTGGAAGCGGCAAGACAACGACCCTAATCAGTCTTCTGGAACGTGTTCCAGCCACAAGCAGGGTTCTCTTTCTGGCGTTCAACAAGTCAATCGTGGAGGAACTCAAGATAAAGACCTCCCGATTCAGCAACGTGGACGTCAGAACACTGCATTCACTTGGGTGCTCGGCTCTTCGTAAGCAGCTCTCCATAGGTGACATTAACAGCAGCAAGTATCGTCAGTATGTCACGGAGCAGTTGAAGTCCGGAGCATACGCACCGACACGTGAACTGTCACTGGAGGAGAAGTCCGAGTACAGAAGCAATGTGCTGGATCTCATCGACCTTGCACGTGTCAACCTGTGTCAGTCCGCTCAGGAGGTCGCTGCCGTGGCTCAGAAGCACGGTCTGTTCCTGCACGACAATGAGATTCAGCTCGCCCTGAACGCTATCGTCTGGGGTCGCAGTGAGAGCGGTCTGTCCACCATTGACTTCACGGACATGATCTACCTCCCGTGCTACTTCAGTGAGGTGCGATTCTTCAAGTATGACCTCGTTCTCATTGACGAGTGCCAGGACTTGAATGCGGCACAGAGAACCCTCTTTCTAAAGACCATCAAGCGCAACGGTCGCTTCGTGGCGGTAGGAGATCCTCGTCAGGCGATATACGGCTTCGCTGGAGCGGACGTGGAGTCATTCAATCTCCTGAAGTCTCTTTCTAACACGGTGGAGCTTCCGCTGTCCGTGTGCTATCGCTGTGACAGGGGGATTATCAAAAGGGCACAGGCCGAGGTTCCACAGATAGAATGGCGTGAGGGAGCGCCTGACGGCATCGTGAACGATGAGGCCAAGGTGGCCGACATCAAGGACGGTGATATGGTGCTGTGTCGTCTGTCAGCACCTCTGGTCGCTCTCTGCATCAAGTGGATAGGTGAGGGGGTCAAGGCCTACATCAAGGGTCGTGACATTGGAACCAACCTTGTCAATATGCTTCAGAAGACCAAGCGTGTCCGCATCAAGGACGCACTCAAGGTTCTGGAGAAGGAGCTGGCTCGTGTTCAGGCCGAAATCGTAAAGACCACTGGTCTGACCGCTGACGAGGCCGTTCAACACACGTCCTACGTTCTCTATGCTGACAAGATTAAGGCTAGTGAGGTCATCAGTGAGGGTCTCACCAAGGTTGAGGAGGTCTGTGATCGCATCAACGCCATCTTCAGTGACGAGAGCAAGCAGGGCATCTGCCTGTCAACCGTTCACAAGTCCAAGGGGCTGGAGGCTGACAGGGTGTTCATTCTGTGTCCGGACAAGTTCTTGCTCAAGCGGTCAATGAAGATTTCGTGGATGGCCGAGCAGGAGCACAATCTCATCTATGTGGCCTACACAAGAGCGAAGCACTATCTTGGCTTCGTAACGGACTTCAAGATATAGTTTCCTGGATTGCTCCTTGGATATCCAAGGAGCAGCCTTATATTTGCACACGAATTAAACACATACGATATGACGAAGGAGCTTACAATCACCCTTGACGGATGGGCAAGGAACTACAGCGTGACCGAAATAACGGCCAATGAGGACGGAACGGTAACGCTCCGATGCACACCTCAGGAACGAGGAGCGGAAGTCGCCCAGAGGGCGGAAAACTCGGGAGCCGTGGCACGACCACGCATCCGCTCCTATATGCACTGTTCAGGTCTTGTACGTTTGCTTGTGAACGGCAGAATGGTCACGGCGGCTGTCACGCACTGCACCGACAAGGCCGTGCGTATATTAAATCTGGATCTCGGTGTGGCCTGGATACCGAAGAATGTGCTTCGGTGGTCAGAGGTCGCTGGAATGCTCTGTGTGGTGGACATAGACTACTGGCCGGACTTCACCACGAAAATCAATGATTCCATGGCGGAGTATCCCGTCCTGTTTAACGCAGAGGAGTTATATGACAGAGAATTCACGCCAAATACCTATCTTTGATTCCGTTTATAAACCACATATTATGAGAATGGAGGAAATAGTGGATAGAACACTTCTGTGGCTTGGTGGCCTGAACATCGTCAGCAGGATGATGGCCGTGGTCGCCATAATGCTTGGAGCGGTCATCGTGGGGGCATTTCTGGCCTTTGCTATGGTGGGAGTTCTATGCTTAATAGCCAATTAGTTAAACTAAAAATAGAAATGATTATGAAGAAAGGAACTCTATGGCCTGTCGTGCTTGGAATAGCGGCACTTGTGGGCACTATGGTAGGTGTGTCACGATGCGCACACAAAAATGATGAACTGACGGAGGATCATGAAAGGGAACGCCATTTTGATGACAGCGTGCAGAACGCAGAAATCATGGAGTCCGTCTATGACAGAATCTTCCAGCTCCGTCTGGATCATCCTGACATCGTTATGGCTCAGTGCATACTGGAGAGCGGTGGATTCACCTCCGACCTGTTCAAAGAGGGCAACAATTGCCTCGGGATGAAAGTTCCAGGGCAGCGACCGACATTTGCAGTAGGTGTGTGCAGAGGACACGCCAGATTTAAATCATGGCATGACTGCATCGCCGACTATGCTCTGTGGCAGAGCGCCTATGGAAGAGGTCTGTCAGATGACGCCTATCTCGCCTTGCTGGATAGAATATACGCCGAGGACGGCTCCTACACGGCCAAGCTAAAGTCAATCATTCGCAAGTACAATCTTTAGGCATTATGTGGAGGATAATTAAGTCAAGAACCGATCGGAACGCTGACTTCTTTCAGCAGATGGAGAATCAGGGGTGGGAACTGAAGTCAGCCCTCTACTCGTGCATGGACGGAATGTATCACTACATATTCAGGAAAAGGAATGATGAGCAACAAAGGTAGAGCGGAGCGATTTCATCCGCACTGTCTCGTGATTCCGGACAACGTCACACTCGTCCTGTATTACATTACTCGTGTTGTCGGGAAGCCCGTGTTCGTCAGAACACAGCTCTCCATCTTTCGCACTCCTCTGTGGTGGCGGTGGATCAAGGAGAACAATCTTCCTCCATCAATAGCGAATCTTATGGACGGCACACTGGAGGAAAACTATGGATTGAAGATAGAGAACGCTGACGTAGAGACGACTAACATAAATCTTGCTGATGACAGCGCTCTTATCTGTGAACGGTGGCTGGAGGGGTGGCGCAAGCAGTGCACACATCGCTCATACAGGCAGCACGACAGCACCGAATTTAGGCCTCTACTTGCAAATTAGACGGACATGTCCACGGAATATTCCATGGAACATACGTTAAGTCTCTGTATAAGTCATAAATAGATATGAGACAGTCAGAACTATGCAGGGAGATAGCGGACAGAACGTCCGTGAAGCCCAAGGAAGTAAGATCCTGTCTGGAGTCACTTTCAGATGTCCTGAAGGAGAAGACTCTGGGGGAGGGGGTGAAGGTGATAACACCGTTCGGAAAGTTCAGTCGTAAGACGTTTGCGGCAAGAAAGTGTCGCAACCCTAAGACAGGCAAGATCACCATGACACAGGAGACACGTTCTCTGGCGTTCAGCACCAAAAAGAAACTAAAGCTCCACCTGATGGAAGATGGATCCTATGAGGCCACCCCCCCACGCAGACGCAACCCTCATAAAGCAACATCAAACAGATAGACGACCATGACAGCAACGAGAAAGAAAACAGCGACCGTGGCGGCTCCAGAATGGAACGCACGGTTCGAGATTCAGCCTGTGCAGTTTGATCTCTTCAATCACATTGACTTTCATCATAGGTGGTGGCCAAGGGTCATCTGGATGGATGGCGTGTGGCCGAAGCATAACAGCAACATTGTCGTGGACGTCACAGGGCAGACGTACACGTTCCGTCAGGTGTCAGTTCGCTCCACAGGCATGGAAACACCGTTCCCGACAGAGAGCCTTTACCTGATAGAGACCCCGAACACCGTCACCGTGTGCACCTATGCGTCCTTCTGGAGCTATGGTGGAAAGGTTCTTGCCGAGAGACGCAAGGGGGAGCGTATGTGGCCGTCCTATCTCCACTATCTGATGGAATTCGCCCTTGTGACATATAGCCGTGAGGACTGGGACAGGCTTCGGGCAGAGGGTCACATCACCATCGTGGAAAATCAAATCAAACAGTAACGTATATCATGAAGAAGTGGATAAAGAAAAGATTCAAGGGGTTCCTTGAATGGGCTTTCAGTGAGGAATTCAACAACATGAGAACCACCTGTGAGCAGCAGCAGCGCACAACCACACAGATGCAGAAGGAGATTGAGGACTTGCGTATCCTCCAGAATCAGCTCGGCATCTATGAGAAGAAGCTGAAATCTCTACTGGGAAGCATCTCCGTCTCAGCCAATCTGCCGAAGAAGGCTGAGAACTGGGCTGTCATCTCCATTCAGGGTGAGAAGATAGACTATGTGAAGTTCATCGCTCTACCTAAGAATGACATGATTGCCATCAGCAGGTTCCTTGCACAGTTTCAGGATCACGCACTGGAGACAAGTCCAGCCAACTATGATCTTATAAACGGTAAGATAATCGAAATCAAGAACAATAAACAGTAATAAGAATGAAACTATCTGAAAAAAGAATCGTGTTCGTCGACATGGACGACACTCTAATCAAGACAGTGTCAGGCGGAGCATTTCCTCTGGGCATATATGACATGACACTTCGCCTAGACGTGTTCGCCAAGATAAAGATGCTTGCACCTAATGCGGTGTTCATCGTGTCCAATCAGGGCGGCATTGAGGCAGGGTATGTCAATCCGACACTCTTTCAGCACAAGTTTATGTATGTTCTGGCGGCTCTGCAGGAGTTCCTTGGGCTGCACACCTTTGTGGCAGGAAGATTCTGCCCGACTCAGGACCCGAAGTTCGAGGGGCGCAAGCCGAACACGGCAATGCTGACCATCATGCTGGACGAGTTCGAGCAGATAGTCAAAGACCATAAGTTCACCAAGGAGGAATGTGTCTACATCGGTGACACGCTTATTGACACGGAGCGTAAAACGGCAGAGAACTTCGGCTGTGACTTCGTGCCTGTGGAGGACTTCCTTCGTGTGCACATTGACCCTCCGACATATCGCATTGTCAGCAAGAAGGACTGTTCCGACTATGACGGTCGCATTCTCACCAAGGCGGAGGCCGTGCAGATAGTGCGTGAGCACACTGACGAGAACGGTGAGACCGAGTGGGACATCGTGCCGAGCAAGTTCCTGCCTCCAAAACTTGATGCGGCTCCGGAACCTGAGAACATACCAAAACTGAAGAAGGAAGCCAAGGTGGTCGTTCCTCCATTCGCGAAAAAAGCGGCTGAGAAAGAAAAACTGAAAAACTAAGATTTTCGGGGAGTAATCCCCGAATTTCTTATGAATATCAGTTATATCATCAATATAATATTTAGAATTATGAATTCAGTCAACTATTATTTTGTGTTCAAGGATATGGATAGCTCCTGTGGTCATGTCAAGGTTATGGTCTTTCCTATGGAGAATCCAAGCAAGAACAGCCTGAAAAGAAAGGTCAAGGACATCATTGACAACTCCAGAGAAACCGAAATGAATCTGACTTTGCTGGAAGCCTTTCCAGTCACGGAGAACGTGGCACAGAATCTGCCGAAGCTGTCACGCCACACCAAAAATGAACATCTCTATAAATATGAGGTCATTATGGGAGATATTCATAGTGACAACATAATTAGAAACACTATCTATGAATGCAGTACCGCTCCATATCTTCTCAACGAAAAGCGCATTAAGGTCGTTTCCGAGGAATATGTGCAGGATGACATCCGCAGGGGCTACGAGATACTTGGAATCGCCTATCTGGGGGAGGAAAACTTCTACACCGAGCCTGTTAGTGATACGGTGGTGGAAAACTCTCGCAAATCGCCCAAAAATGACGAATATGTCTGGGTTAAGGTCAAGGATGGTGACAATGACAGCGGCATCAACTGGATTCCGGCTCGTAGAACGGCCAACGGTGAGGTCGTGTCCTTCGTGGGACTTATGTTCACGGAGACACCTGAGGAGGACACTCGCTCGTTCACGGACTGTCCGATTCCTGGATACGTTATAACAGCAACAATGTAGCAGTACATCGTGTCATGTATAATTCCATAGTTTAGGTTGCTTCCCGATCGCCTGTGATAGGTCATCGGGTTTTTCTTTCATACATTCCTTGGATAATTCCAGACATTCCACTATATTTGCCGTATAATCATTAAATCACATCACACCATGAACAGCAACATTACATTGAAATCATTCAAGTATCAAAACGGCTCAGGATACGTCAAGACAGACTATGTTCAGATATGGTTTAGGGACAGAGAGGTAGGCTTCATCGCTCCGGAGGGCATCTTCCTTCGTATGTATGACCCCAAGTGTCCGGAGGGCATTCTCAGGCCGATAGGCTCCCCCAAGGTCAATGACGTGGCCGTTCTGGTGCAGTTCTTCAGGGATCACTTTGACGCCATCAATGACCGTTACATCACAGTATTCAGAAATGAACGATAGGTTGCTTTTAAGATAGGCTAAATGTATATTTGTCCAGTGAAAACGTTTCATAAGGATAAATTAGTTTAGTTTTGTTAGTGTTTTTTAGATTAAATTGGGATTGACATTACGACTTACGAACTTCTCTTTTCCTGTTGTTTGATTGGTTGTTATGTATTTGCTTATTTCAATGAGTAGCCGAGGAGTACGGGCGTGACGCTTCTACTTCCTCGGCAATCCTTTTGTATATGTGCCCCCGGAAACAATCCCTACACTATCGTGAAGTCAAGATGAACATCATCCACGTCAATGAATCCCTGTTCCACGAGCAGGGTGACAATCGTGCGATTGCGTATGAATCGCACGTCAATGACTGGATAAAGATTGGTCACGACAGTAAACGAACCGACTTTCTCTCTATGCAGGTTATCCCACACAGGCACGACAGGCGGTCTTCTATTCTGTGTCCGTACACCGAACGTGCCGCCATCCTTGAGGATCGTTCTGGGCTGAATCAGAATCATTTCCAGAGATCTGATATACTTGCGCTTTAGCAGACAGAAAGCAGTTCTGCACACATCTCTGTTCAGCGTGATGTAGTCAGCGGACACGTGGAATTCTTCACGCACCCTATTGCGGAAGTAGTTTGTGTCTCCTCTCTGCATATCATCAAAGTCCATACGAAGCAGATTCAACAGCCGCTCCTCTGTCTTAGCATCACCCATGATTTCGCTATCTTATAATAAAGCCATCAGTCATATCACTTTATTTACCTTAACCACCATAATCATTAATTATTATCTGACACATAAGGAGGGTATGAATCACATTCTTCCTTTGTTGCAAACACATTAGTATTACTTGGTTTTCCTATGATATTTACAATATGATTCTGGTTCTCTGTGTGGTATATGACACAGGAACTGCCATCACTATTGATTATGGCCTGATATGACTTGATTTTTGTCTGAATCGCCTCATTGGTGACAAGATTCTTATGCCACACCACATCACCAACTTCAAATTGTACCTCTATATTGTATTTCATAAATCGTATTCATTAGTTATCTTAACAGATTCTTCCTCCGTTATCGGACGAATATGCTCCCATCCAAGCATTTCCAGCAGCCCCTGAGAGATGGGGTACTTTATCTCAATGTCACCATCCAGAGTACGATAGCACCTATGTTCATCATCACGAAACAGCACCACGTCCGGATAGTTCTGCTCCCAGAATATCGTGTCTGAGAACGCCACCATGACATCACTCCATTCCGACTCCAGGCCGTGCTGCCTGTTGATGTTGGGCTGAACGGACATTATTGACCGAAATTCGCTCTCTGTAAGACGTCTTGCAGGTGATTGTAGGGTATTGGACTGTTGGCTTTGTAAAAGTCGTTGTAATTCGGCATTCTTGGCCGTAAGTTCATCTATCAGGGTACTGGCGTTGTCAAGCTCTTTCTGTAGATCCTTAACCTCACGCTCCTTGAAGTAAAGTTTTCTCTCAAGGCGGTCATTCTCCGCCTTGAGAGACTGCATATTCTGTTCCATCATTGACATCATTAGTCCTTCAATGCGGTGTCCTGATTTATTTCACCGATACCAAATTCCTTGTAGTCACGACCGATAAAGACAGTGTAGGTTCTTGAGGCATAGGGCTTGTCCCAGAACTGATAGTTGTATCTGAATGTATGTTGGTGTTCCGTAAGATATATAATTTCCTCTCGAGGGTTGCCGTCACTGTGGTAGTTATATATTTCACAATTCTTTTCCAGTATCTTGCAGTATTCCTCTATGGCCTGTTGTCTATTGGAACTTATACCGTCCTCCTTAAATAGGGGTATCGTCTTTAGCATCCGAGTGTCACTCCAGATGATGTTCCTACTGTTGGCCGCAAGCATGACCTCTCCTATGGACTTCAGGCCGACATCACTGCACCTACCGAAGTTGATATAGACATGATTGTAGCCCACCACTTCATAGGATACATTTCCCTTGCGAAGTTCTGAAAGCAGAACTGTAAGATTACCGCCAACGTGCATTTCTGCGATGGAGAAGAAGTCAGCGGCATAAGCCGAGATTGATAAACAGAATGCTGCAATAGTAGCAGCGATGATTGTAATGAATCTTTTCATAATGCGAAATTATTTTATGTAACAAACAAAGGCAACCAACCTGATTGCAGGTGCAAAGGTAGTCATCTTTCTTGGATATCCAAGGAGTTTATCAGGAATTCTTCAAAATTTCTTCTGAAGAAAGTTATAGTTCATTGTGCAGAAAGTTATAGTTCATTGGAATAAACCACTACTTTATATTAAATGGGGTTTTATCGTTTCTGACTTGGAATTTTATCCTGCACCTGTTTGAAAATCTCAAACTGAATATGTGTAACAGGCTTTCTACCTCGAATTATAGGGCGATCAGGAACTTCTTTATAAACAGGTTGAAAATTAAAATTTAATAGAGTTTGCTCATCTATAAAATTCATTCTTGATGGAATCAACCAACGTTCCTGAATTCTTGCCCAAGGAGTATCTTCGGTAATATGAAGTAATGTTCTAAATTTCTCAAGAGAAATTGTTATTGAACCCTGTTCTTGGGCTAAAGAATGGTACTTACTAATAAATTCATAAACATCCATAGATGTTGTAGAGTTCAACTTGCAAACAGATGGAATATGAACATTACGATAATTATTATTTAGCACTTCCAAAAAGAATCTAACAGATTCCAGACCCATAACTATTTCATTTTTAGTTCCATCTACTTCATCCCATATAATTTTAATAAATGGAAAGAATATGCGGCCACGAGTTTTAGAACTCCCCTTTTCTATGAGATAGAAGTCTTTAGTTAAAGACATAAGAGCATTCTTAAAAGAAGAACGAATTTTATTACGCACACTTAATAGACGAATATTCACTTTACAGTGAAAATAACAATAGGAATCCAAATTAAGCTCCTTTTTCAAGAACTTGATATAGGTTTCCCAGTCTTCATCAAGTTTGGCAAAGTCTATTTTACCCCAAAACGGCTGTAACTGTTGGGCAACAAGATACAGGCATTTTCGTTGAGAAATATTCCAATTGGAAAAGTCCACTTCCATAGGGAATCTTACTGTTTCTATCATAACTTCATTTATTTTACGGCAAATATAGTCTAAGACTAATAAAATACCAAATTTATTTTGATGGCATTTTTTCTATGATGGGTTTTTATTCGTCCAAGGATGGGTTTTTATTCGTCCAAGGATGGGTTTTTATTATTCACATAATTCACTGTGCCACAGGACATTATCGGGGTTTTGCGGATGGGGTTATAGTATAGGGTTATAGCTTTGAATGGTTATATTTGATAGTATTACTCCTAAAGTCGTAATACATATCATAACCATTCTTTTGGTTATAGTTTGAAGGGAAATATAGAAAAGGGAACCGAAACGTCACATCTGAAAATAGAGGGCTTCGAAAGGGAGACTCCTCCCTATGGTCGGAGGTCTTGTCTTCTCCCTTTCTACCGCCCATGAGAGGGTCGACGGAGCGACCCTGTTTTCTTATAGGAGATTTCTTTATGAAAGACGTTATACAATCAACATCAACGGAGCAAACATAATCAGGATCCATCCTATGATGTTAGGCATATAGCATAATGAAATGCAACTCTTCATCCTGCGACTTTTGGAATAGTAGGAAAATGTGTAAGAGAAAAATGACAGTTCAAGTCTGTCTATGCCGCTAATTTCGGCCTTGTGCCTGTATGTATTTTGAATTTTGATTTGTGATTGGGTGAATTTGTCGGTTTTTAGACGATTTAAGCGATGTTTAGTGTTTCTTTAGTGTGGTCTTAGGTTTGTGATTGGTTTTTACTTCTATATTGCGTAGAATTTTAGCTTGCATATCATATTTACGAAAAATTGAGATTTATCAGTGATTTCAGGGTTTGTAGAATTTTTTCTTTTTCGTTTTGTAGTTAGTCCACTGTCTGGGAAGTAAGATTCTCCACGGTGGACATTTCACGAAAAATCGTGAAAAGTTCATTGGAAATTACAGAAAGTCCATTATATTTGCAGTATAGAAAGGCAGAGTGATGCCTCTTTGGTAAATTTCTATTTGCCTATATTTGTATTATGAAAATTTAAATTGTTTTTAGATATGACAGAGAAGAAATTGGTTCCAGTCGAAAAGTTTAGGGAGGTTGCCTTGAACAACGGCTATGAAGTGTTTGATGAGGCACAGGTGGCGGACTATGCTAAGGACGCTATGATAAAGTCTCAGGCAGGTGCCCTTTCACAGAAGGACAAGGATGAATTTGCCGTGGAGATGGCAGGTCTTATGAAAGCCATCTGCATGAACGAGGACGGCAGTCAATGCACCCTTTATTATCGCAAGCCACTTGTTGACTGGAAGATTGATGGTAACGGTGTTGTGATGAAGGGAATCGCAGGAACGTACACTGATACACTTGAGAACAGAAAGTTGAATCGTGTAGGTCAGGCCTATGTTCCAAGCCCTGATGTTATCAAGTCCATTTATGGTGCTGGAAAGGAAGACATCGAGGAGAATAAGGTTGACGTTGGGATAGCTGAACAGGCTTCTTTTATCAGAAAGTCCTGTGCCGTTGTAGCCGCTGATGCGGAGAGAAGACTTGCAGTTGGTGAGATTGATGAAGAGCTTTGTAAGTCCGTGAAGACAGAGGTTGGTATGTATCTGACATCGTGGGGTGATACGCTTGATGAATGCTGCGACGTTGTAAAGTCTGAGGACTTCGCTGATGTGCGTGAGGACTTGGCTGACGCTTCTGCCGCATTTGCAGACATCGTTAAGGCAGCACACGGTCGCTATGCTGACAATGCCCAGAATAGGCGTCTGCATCGTGTGGGTCAGGAGTACGGCAAGGCGGCTCAGGAGAAGGACAAAGATGGAAAGAAGCAGGGTGCGGCTGACGGTGAATCAGGTGAGAAGCCGTCTCGCAACGGTGACTCCGTGAAGCGTGACATCTCTATTCTTGAGGAGAACAAGGACAAGATTGTGGAGAAGTACGGTCAGGAGGCCTACGACAAGAAGATTGAAGCCCTGAAGAAGGAGGGTGATGATTACGAGCAGAAGGAGACTGTAAAGCAGCTCAAGGATCGCGCTGACAAGCAGGATGCCGAGGAGGAGGAGCGTAAAAAGGCCGAGAAGCGAGCCAAGCGACAGGAAAGGCGTAGAGCTCGTCATGCAGCCAAGAGGGAGGCAGCTAAAAAGGCCAAGGAGGAAGCCGAGGCAAAGGCAAAGGCAGAAGCCGAGGAGAAGGAGAAACAGGCAGCTGAGAAGAAGAATGAGTCTTCCGCTGAAGAAATAGCAGAAAAGGTTAAGCAGTTCCCTAAAGGCTGGGAGAGAAAGGCCAACGGTGATGATTCTGATCAATGGGCAGCGGTGCTTGAGGATAAGATGTCTCCTGAGGAGTTTGATGCCCTGTATGATGAGAACAAACCTAAGAAGCAGTGGAAGAAGGACTGGACGGATGCCATCGCGAAGTATCTTTCCGTTGATGAAGTCAAGGAACTTATGAATAATGGTGGTTCGACCTATTCTGACAGAGTTGCGGAAAATTGGCGGTCTAAGATATCTGAAGCCAAGACGCTTGATGAGGCCTTGAATCTGGCTTTGGAAGCTGATAAGGCATTTAGGTCAGATAAGAAATTGAGTTCATTGTTCGTTGCTAAAGTTTCTGCCTTTAAGAATCCTAAATTTGAGGAAATTGGCGGTTATAAGGGGGTTGACAAGTATGTTGATGCCGTCAACGATGGTGTTTCTCCTGAAAAAGCCAAAAACTATGTTAAGGAACTATTGGCGGAGATGAAGGATCTTAAGATTCCTGATAGCATTTCAGACTCTTATAGCCCAGATCAGGCATTTGCGGCAGTTGATTATCCAAAACATTTGTCTGATGCCGTGGCTGCCAAGGTAAAGCATCACGAAGATATGCTCGAAATAAACCGAAAGGCCATGGAGGCCAATAAAAAATAATAGAATTCGTAAATTATTCTTATGTTAATGGAGAAATCAAGGAGTGGTGTCTATCAGGACACATCCGAGAACAGGCGTCTTAATCGTGTCGGCCAACACTATGGCGAAGCAAAGAAGCCAGAGGAAAAGAAAGGTGGTGACAATGTCAAAGGTGTTGAAATTGTTACTTCTAAGGCTGGTATAAAGACGTTTCTGTCCGGAAGGGTTGGTGATGACTATTACAGAGCCGTGGCTGAAGCTCATAAGGCTCTTAGGAGGAGTGGTAAGAGTAAGTCCGTGGATCTTATGTTGAAGGAATCAGGCAGTGGTTCTCCATCTAAGGATATTCCAGCAAAGAAGTATGTGGAAGCCGTTAATAACGGTGCTACTCACGATGAGGCTGTTGCGTTTGCTGATGACTGTTATAAGGAGTTTCTGGCTAAGATACAGAATGTTCAGCAAAAGGTTCATAATGAGGGTGTGAGCACTTCGGCTGCCACTAAAATGTTTATGGCTGTGAACAAGTGGTTTAATGCTCAGAAGTTTGAGAAAAAGGCTGTTTTAGAGGCAGGTGCAGAGAAAGATGAAGTAGAACAGGTGGGTACTCTACCTAAAGTAAATCTTTCTGAAAAGGACTTTACACGTCTTGTGGATGAGGAAGCAGCAAAAGAGCATCCTAATGCAAAGGTAAAACTTCATCACTATTTAGCACCATACGTGGATTATTATGATGCTAATGGTAATCTGTTGAATGGTAGGCCTTCCATTACTGAATTTTATTCCGATTATTCACAGAGTAGTATCGGTGGCTATGAAGCCTATTTTGATAAGGCTGATTCAATTGGTACATTTAGAACGAAGGAATCTGCTATTGCTGCATTGAACAAGTATGTTAATGCAATGAGAGTGGAGGGTCATTCTAAACCTGAATGGGTTTATAATCAAAGTAAGGGTCGTTATCAGTGGAATTACGCAATACCAAAGGCACCTGAAAAACAGGTTAAGGAAGTTTCTTCAAAGGTTGAAAAACAGCCTGTTAAGGAAAATAATGAGAAGCAGGATAAGCCGACTTCACGTGTTACATTTGCGGATGTTCCACGTTCCAAGGAAGTGAACCTGAAGAAGTATCTTACTGATTCAAGGCGTAAGCAAGTTGATTATTTGATGAAGGCTGCCGAAGTTATGCCGAAAAGCACTGTAAAACAGATGCATGATGCAGCCGTTAAGAAGTTTAATGACAACTTTGACAGCTTGAAGAAATCTGAACGTGCGTCAGCCCTTTATGTTATCATGAAATATAAGGACTTGATGAATAAGGCGAAGTAGATAGTTGAGTTGTCGTTTGACATCAGATACCCTTATCAATTTTGAAATGACTATATTTGTTGTGTGGTTAATGAATGATTAAAAATTACATAAGAGATGAAAAAGTACATTTACACCAAGGGGAGTGAATCAGTTATCGTGGAGACTGATGGTCTTGGCAGAATCGATAACTTTATGGTGACAGGTGTCATCGGAAAGAACTACAGCGGTCTTGTGCAGTCCGGATTTTGCTTCAAGATGGGTGATGCGGTGTCTATCGCTTCCATGTTGAATATGGCAAAGCTCTGCAAGGCCAAGGTTGAGTGTTTCGAGGGTAACGTTCTTGTTCCGGAAGAGAGTGCTGACTATGTTGAGAATGAGCCGGAGCTTGATGGCACAATAGAGGGTCTTAATCTTGCCATTGTCAAGGACAAGGCCACCTACGAGGCCAATATGTTTCCGGAGTATGTGGCGGCTCACCCTTATGAGGAGGGACTCACCAACAGCAACTTTCCTTGGCTTGTAGCCAGATTCAAGAAGCAGACTGAGAAACCTGACAGCACCTATGCAGTTCAAGTTCTGGCTGATGACAGGGTTCTTGACTTTGTTGGAACGAGCGCCAATCTTGGTGAGATTTCTGTGGACAAGAAGACTCTCACCTGTAAGGCTAAGAACGGCCTGTCGTGGGAGATTGTTGCAGATCTTGGCATTGTTGAGCCTAAGAATGTGACTTGGTTCACAATTCGTATAACATACAGCGGTGTCCTCTACGAAGCGAAGCTCAATGTGACTCCGGACACAATCTAAAATTCTTCCGTTTATGGGCAGGAAGAAGCATTCCATAAAAGGTCAGATGGGGGTTGATAAAGCAGCCCCCATAGACCGTTTAGACAGCATGTCTATTCATGAGTTGAGCCTGATGTCACAGGCCGCTCCGCTTGCTCTTCAGAATCGGCTGGAAAAGGCTCTTCGTTCAGAGAATGTTGAGGACGTGCTAAAGGCACAGGCGTTTATCGCACAGCAGGAGAGGAACGGCAGAGCCGTCAAGCCTGACATTAAGTCCATTCTATGGAACCCATCTGACATCGGGTTTAACGGTCGTGGGTATCGTGATCCGAACAATGGCATACCGTTTACCACGCTTCAGAGAATGGGTGACATCTATATCATTAAGGCCATCATTAACACTCGTATTGAGCAGATACAGAATTTTCTGCGTTATAGTGATGATGATCAGAAACCTGGATTTCAGTTGCGATACAAGCGGATGCTTGGTGGTGACATTAAGGAGATATCCAAGAAGGACATAAAGGTTGTTGAAGGACTTGTACGTTTTCTGGAGGATGGCGGTGAGAATGACAAATGGTCTTCAGAGGACAATTTTCAGGACTTTACTCGCAAGACCATAAAGGACTCTCTCTGTCTGGATCAGCTCTGCTTTGAGGTGGTTCGTAGTCGGAGCATGAAAGTGAATAAGTTCAGGGCTGTTGATGCTTCCCTTATACGACAGCTTGACACGGATGACCCTCGCTATGCAAGTATGTTTGAACAATACAGATGGCACGGTTATCTTCCTCGTTATGCGATGGTATATGATAGTCAGATTATACGCAATCCGGCCACTGACGAGCTTGTCATCTACTATCCGTGGGAGCTTGGCTATGGTATTCGCAACAAGACGACCAACGTGTTCAGGAATGGCTATGGCTGTTCGGAGCTGGAGACACTTATAGAGGTTGTGACATGGATATTGTGGGGTATGCAGTATAACGGCAACTTCTTCAAGCAGGGGTCTCAGCCAAAGGGATTCATTAACGTCAAGAACTCCAATATTGATCAAGGCACGTTGAATGAGTTCCGCCAGGACTGGAAGCAGACGATGTCCACCGTCTATAACGCTCACAAGATTCCTGTGATACAGGGTATTGATCTTGAGTGGATAGACTTGCAGCAGTCCAATAAGGACATGGAATTTACAGAGTGGATTAAGTTCCTCTTTGTTGTGACGTGCGCTGTATATCGCATTGACCCATCAGAGCTGGGTTTTCAGTTTCAGGGTGCGGCAAGGGTATTTGGGCAGGACGGTCAGAAGGAGCGTCTCGATCATTCTCAGAAGAAAGGTTTGTTTCCTCTGTTGGTGTTTTTTCAGAATATCGTGAATCGCTACATTATATCTGAGATAGATGATCGTTTTGAGTTTGTGTTCACAGGCGTGGACATTAAGGATGAGTCCGCTCAGGTAGATATTGACAAGAAGAAGCTGGATGCAGGTGTTGTTTCTCTGGAGGATATGTTCCGCAAGTATTCAGGGCGTGATCTTGATCCAGAGAAAGATACTATTCTCAATTCCATCTATCAGACTGCACAGAGCAACAAGATGATGGGTGGGGAGGATATGAATGGAGCCGTTGACGAGATGAACGGTGAGGGTGGCAATGGTGATGATTTTGATATCGCAGATATGCTTATGCAGAAGTCACAGGGCAACCCTATTCTTGGTAAGGCACTGGAATTTATTGACAATCAGTTATCGGCTAAATAATGGCTTATAGAGAAAGAGTTCCAAGGGTGCAGAGGCACGTTGATCCTATGCGATATCCAGCCGTGCAGGGGCGATATGAGCGTGAAGCGATGAAGAGCTTTGCGCCTGTGGAGCTGTTTGGTAACATTGTTGAGACGATGACGAGAATAGTTAAGGAGAAGCGAGGTTGATATGCTTTTTACTGACAAGGACATACAGCGTATTCTGAAGGAAGTGGACTTGTCCACGGCCAAGCTGATAGCTCGTGTTCTTGGCAGGAACTATCTCACGAAGAATGATCTGGATATTCTGAAGAAGCGTGGTGTTGATCTATTGAAGTTGATTCCGAAGTTTCCAGTACATTATCAGTCGTTTCTGTTTGGTCGTGTTTCGGCTGCACTGGGCGATTCCATCACCAGGACGATGGGTTATTCTGACCTGTTGCAGTTTCTTCCTAAAATGGGTGATTTTGTCCCGACTGCGATGGAACTGTCCTTCTATGATGTGGCGGCTAACAAGACATATACACATATAAAGGGCTTTGGTGACAGGTTGAAGAATGATGTGCGGAACGCCATCTCGGCGGAGGAGATGTCCTATATTCAGACTGAACAGGCCGCAAGAGCGAATAAGGTCATTCACGACGAGATACTGAACGGCACTGTTCAGAAGAGGACGGTGCAGAAGATAGCCTCCAACATAGCACATCAGATGGATGACTGGAACAGGGACTGGGGGCGCATCGTGGAGACGGAGTGTCAGGACGTGTTTAATCTCGGCAGAGCGCAGACGTTTATGCAGGATGAAGATGATCCCAAGGTGTTCTTTCAGGTGTATCCTGGAGCCTGTAAGCACTGTATTCGTCTTTACCTGACGCACGGTGTGGGGTCGCAGCCGAGGATATTCAGGTTATCGGAGTTGTTGGCCAACGGCACGAACTATGGTGTGAAGTCAAAGGAGTGGAAGCCGACAGTACATCCAGTGCATCCATATTGCCGCTGTTTAATAAACAGGCTTCCAGAGGGTTATGTGTGGAATGAAGAGAATCATAGGTTTGAGCCTCTTAAGAACTATGTTCGTAAGGTGCAGCGCAGAAGTAAGGTTCATATCGATATTGGTGACAAACATTATGACGTATAAAAATTATATGATTATGAGATTCAAGAAATGGCTTGGGATAATGACTCCACAGGAAAAGCTGGAGGAGTATCACGATCTTAGGAAGAGACTTGCTCAGATAGAGGATGAGGGTAAGGAACTTGCCCATCAGTTTTCTATTCAGAAGTCCATTGTTGATAGTATCGGTGAGGGTGTGCCTGATTCCAGAAGAGCTGATGTGCTTGCGAAGCACACTGACTTCATGAGAGGCCACACAAAGCGTGTCACAGCCTGTGTCAATGAGCGTGAGAAGATTTTGAAGGGAATTGCCGTGCTTGTTGAGGAGTGTCAGGAGGTGCGTGATGAGATTGCCAAGAGCCGCAAGTTGAAAGGCTTGATGGAGCTTCGCAAGGCTGGCAAGTTGGATGAGGGTGAATATTTCAATCTTGTTAAGTCAGTGGATGGCAAGCCTGTTCGATACGCTGACATGGTTGTTATGCGTGAATCAGACGGTAAGATTCTTATTCTGCACCGTGTTGATGATGAGATGTGCCCTACTGGGGAAGTGTGCATTCCTGGAGGTCATGTTGAGCCTGATGAGGATTTTAAGACAGCGGCCTTGCGTGAGTTTAAGGAGGAAACCAATTTGGATCCTATTGTTTCCAGGGGTATTAGATATCTTGGCGAACATAAGGATGAGAATGCACATATTCAGTATTATCAGGTGTACGTAGATGGTGGACAGCCTATTACCGTGGATGCGACGGAGGAGTGTTTTTCTGAATGGATTGACATAAGTGAGATTCCGCTGAAGAATTTTATTTTTGATCAGGGTAAGATTGTCCTGAATCTTATGAACAGGATATATAGAATGGATTCTGTTGAGCCGCTTGATACTATGGTTAAGGCTGTTCAGGACGGTCGGATGTCTGTTCAGTGCTTTAAGGAAATCTGCTCTGACATTGTGAAAAAGGCACTGTCCACGGAGAATGCAGCACCTGTTATTCCGGAGAGCATGGAGGGTGATGTTAGGAAACTTACTATGCCTGTTCGTGACCCGATGTGTGGTGTGGAAACATTACTGAAAGGGTTTGACGGTGTTGATGAGGTGCTCATAAACGGCACTGAGACAATTAAGTTTGCAAAGCCGCTTTTCATTCGTAGCGTTTCCTATAATGAAAATCCAGAGACAAACAGGCTTGTTCAATGTGAAGTTTCTTATGTCGGTGAAGATTCTGATATGGGTAAATTGATTGATGCCTTGCGTAATAATCTCCGGAATGGTTCGGTGAATTTTAGAATTAAGGAAGAAGAATTTACATCCGTAAATGAGAACGGTACTGATTATGTCGGTGATCCCATCTTTGCCGTTATGTAAGTTTCTGACTATTTTTGTCCATAATTATTGACGTGAATGAGCGGAGTGAATGACTTTAACTTCTTTCTTCCAGCTGATCTTGTAAAGGCGGAGGATTCAACTCGGTATCCTCGTGGTGACGAAAGACGCTACGAGAATATGGTGTTTGAAGGAATTGCGAGTGATGATAGCAAGGACTATGAGGGAGAGAGTATGGAGCCGAAAGGCTTTGACTTGAGTCACTTTCTGAAGCACGGACTATTGAATCTTGACCATCTTACTATAAGGGCGAAGGAACTCAAATCCAGATTCTGGATAGGTGAGCCACTGGAAGCCAAGATTGTTGATAACAAGTTGTGGGTGAAAGGTAAGCTCTGGAAGGATAGTCCTGAGGCAAGGGCGTTCTGGGACAAGTGCATTGAGATGGCTGAGAGCGGCTCAACACGCAAGCCAGGAATGTCCATAGAAGGACGTGCCTTAGAGCGTGATCCAAAGAACCCTAAGCATATATTAAAGGCTATCATCAATAATATCGCAATGACATTTACTCCCGTGAACTTCAATTCCTATATTGAAATTGCAAAGGGTATTCAGTCTCAGGATTTTTACCCTACAGACGGTGATTCATTGGCTGTTAGTGATGATGTGATGTTGGAGGTTGTGCGTGGTGGTAGAAAGTTTATCATAAAGTCGGATTTTACTACTTTGGAAGAGAGCATTTAATGGCTGTGATTCCAGCAAAAATGTAAACAATAAAATTTTTAGATTATGTTAAAATTAACTGAAAACCAGAAAAACGATGAGCTTATAAAGTCACTGTTGGATAGTGGCTTTTCTGAAGAGACTATCGCAGGTTGGATCAACTCTGGTGACATTACCCTGAAGTCTGAGGAACCAGAGGGTGATGGAGATGACAAAGAGCCAGATGATGTTCCTAGTGATCCAGAGGGTGATGGAGATGATCCTGAAGAGGGTAGTGAAGATGACAAGAAGAAATCAAAGGGCTGTGATGGTGATGGTAAAGAGGGTGAGGGTGCTGATCCAGAACCACCTATTGCTAAAAGCTTTGACAGTGAAGAATTGATGAAGAGTCTTGCTTCTGTACTTGATGAGCGTGATGATCTTTTGAAATCTATGGTAGCTGATTCCTTTAAGGATGTTCTTGCAAAGGTTGACGGTCTTGTTAAGTCCATTGACGGTCTTGTTGGTAAGATTGATGCACTTGGGGATCAGGCTCCAGCATTTAAGTCAGCTGGGTTGAATCGTGCTGTTCTTGAGAAGTCCATTGGTGGCGGTGTAAAGGACGATAATGACAAGACCGTTCTTAGTGTTAGCCGTGACCGTACTGTCGTTAGAGCATTGATTGAAAAGGCTATTGATGAAGAGAAGGATGAAGCTATTCAGAAATCCCTTCGTGACGAGACTTTGAATTATCTTATTGATCCTGTTGGTGGTGCTATTGGTGAGACTGCTGCTCGCTATATGTATAACAACAAGAACGTTCGTCTTGTAAAATAAACTTTATACAGTTATATAAACTACTTAATTTATAGTTCATTATGGATTTGTTCAACTACAATGGCAATGAAAATGCCAATCCGCTTGAGTCTATGTCCTCAGAGGAGATTCTCAAGGCGATGGAAGCTGGGCTGCTGACTGGAATGCAGTATGACAACCAGCTTAACAACGGTGGCGGTTTGAAACCAGAATCTTTGGATGGAGTTCTCAAGAATCTCGAGAACAGGCTTGACCAGCTTGTTTTCTGGAATGAACTCGGAAGACAGAGAATCGAAAATACCGTACATCAGTACAATCAGCTTTATAAGTATGGTCAGGAAGTGGGTATCTTCAACGTTGAGGGTGAGACCCCTACTGAGACAGATTCTATCTACAGACGTAAGTCAGTAGTTGTGAAGTTCACAGGTGTTTCTGGACAGGTAACTCATCCAGGAATGATTGTGAAGACTGTTGTAGGTTCGCTCTACACCAAGGAAGTTGAGAATAAGACCATCCTGCTTCAGACAATTCTTGACAAGAAAGTGATTGATGCTGACTCCAACAAAGTTCCTGAGGAGTTCGATGGTGTATTTGCACAGCACGTTGCAGGTATCAATGACATTACTGGCGGTCTTCTTGGTAAGACATCAGAGCAGGTTCTTGATGCATATTTTGGTGATGTAGCCGTTATCAATGCAAATGGTTCAGTGCTTACTGATGCTCTTGTTGAGGATGCTGCACAGGCTGTTGTTAATGACAGAAACGGTATTATTGATCGCATTGTATCATCTCCAGTTGTGTTCAACAACTACGTTAAACTCTTCCATGAGTCAAAACGTGTCATTGTTGGAATGCAGGGTGGTGTTGTAGGTGCTACTATGGGTCAGTCTGTTAATGACATTACAACTCAGTTCGGTAAGGTAGCTATTAAGGCCGACAAGTACTTTGACTGGAATTCTCCAGTAAAACTGGGTCGCGGTAAGACTTCTGACAAGGCTCCAAATGCTCCAGTTAAGGATGGTGCAGCAGCCGTTTCAGTTGCTGTCGATGCAAAGGGTCAGTTCGGTACAATGCACGCTGGAAACTACTTCTATGCAGTAGCAGCCGTTAATAGGTATGGTGAGTCAGAGCTTGTACTTCTTAATGACGATGCACAGGCAGTAGGTGCAACACAGTCCGTAGCATTGAAGTTTACAGGTGCTGTTTCATCTGCATATCCGGAAACCTGCTATGTCATCTATCGTACTGAAGCTAATCCAGCAGACAAGAACGTTGCTGACTTCTATCCTATCTTCAAGGTGTCCAAGACTGAGCTTGTAGCAGGATGGGACGGTGCAGAAGCTGGTTCAGTTCATGATCGTAACAGATGGATTGCTGGAACGAAGTCTGCTCTTGTTTACTTCAACGGTTCTGAGATGCTTGAGTATCTTGAGCTCGGTGGTACAATGAAGCTTGACTACGCTATTGTCGGCCCGAGAAGATCGTTCTCAGTGCTGAATTATGGTACTCCAGTACTTTATCAGCCAGGAAAGATTGCTCGTATCATCAACATTGGTAAGATCGGTCTTCCTACACTCTAGTCGGGTGTAATCACAAAACATTATCGGGGAGGGGTGGGTAACTCCCTCCCCATTTTTAATTAAAACAGATTTAGTTATGAAACTTTTTGATAAGAAAATAGGCAATCAGACTGTAAACTTCAACGGAAGGAGAGTTACATTCGTTAATTCAGTGGCAGAAGTTGATGATGCCTTTGGTGCTGAAATTCTTAAGATGGGCTTTCCTGACCTCTATGAATTCGGTAAACAGCCTATTTATGAGACACCGAAGGAAATTCAGATGAAGACTGATTTTTCTGAAAAGGAGGAATGGTACAAAGGTGAATGTTCTCGTCTTAGAAATATAGCAGATTCCCGTAAGAAACAGGTTGAGGCCTTGGAAGCTGAGGTAAAACTTTGGAAGGAGGAGTATGAAAAGGAAAAGTCGGCTCGTTTGGCTCTTGTAGAGAACCTTTCCAAGGATTCTGAGGTAATACCCGACAAGCCTGAAGTTACCGAGCCAGAACCGCTTAAAAACGACGAACAGGAGAGTGAAACATCTATGATGGGTAATACACTTCCATGCGATACACCTGATGATGATTTGCGTGATGAGCTTTCTTCACTAAAGAAGGATGAACTGATAGCATTCGCAGAAGGAAATGGTCTTGTTATTGAAGAGCCATCCAAAATGACAAAGGCCGAAATTATAGAATACATTGTTGAATCAACAAAATAATTAGAGATGGGACAGCTTGTCTTGACTTTGAAAACTAGAAAGAATGACGGCATGATGTTTAATCCGTCAGAGATATTTGCGCTGTACTTATATGGTATAACCATTCAGGGCAGTGATGGAACGTCATTCAGCAATGAGAGTATGCGCTTCTACATACAGTCAGCGCAGCAGGAGGTGGAGAGCTTCTTCAACCTCAAGCTTCTGAAGCAGTTCATCAGTCAAGAGAAGCTCACGTTCTATCGTGCTGACTATTGGCAGCAGTTTCCTATTCTATTCACGAATTACCCTGTCAACAAGCCTATATCGTTGACAGGGCGATTCAATAACATAGAGCAGATTTCCTATCCTACGGAGTGGCTTACCACACACCAGAATAGTTATGGCCTTTATAAGAGGAGGGTGTCTCTTGTTCCTACCGGAAGTGCCACCTGTCAGGCTAATGCTGAAGTTATTCTTTCGGGTATTACTACACAGCTTGGAAGTCAGCGATTTAGGATGATTCCCGATTATTTTGATTTGCAGTATATAACTGGTTTTGATCTTGATACGATGCCCCTGGACTTGATTAACCTTATAGGTAAGTTGACTTGTTTCGGACCTCTTAATATAGCGGGAGATTTAATTCTTGGTGCTGGAATTGCAAGTCAGAGTTTAGGTGTGGATGGTTTGAGTCAGGGTATATCGTCAACTTCTTCGGCAACTTCATCTGGTTATAGTGCTAGAATTTTGATGTATCAAAAGGAAATAAAAGAGACAGTTTCTAGAATAAAACTTATTTATGATGAAATAAAAATAGGGGTTTGTTAATGAGAGAATTTGCGTATATATATGCTTTGGAGTATCCTGAAGGAAATGTCAGGTATATTGGCAAGACTGTGAATTTGAGAAAGCGATATCATCGACACATCAATGATGCTCGTAAATATACAAGTTCACATAGATTGGCGTGGATTCGTTCTATTTTGAATCAAAATGATATTCCGTATGTGTCCATTGTGGATAAGGTTCCATTGAAGGATTGGCAATATTGGGAACGGTATTATATTCAATACTATCGCGAACAGGGGTATAATCTTGTGAATACGACTGATGGCGGTGATGGTAATCAGAATCCTTCTGAGGAGATACGGTCTAAAATTTCCGAAGGCCTGAAAGAATATTATACAGATAATTCACCGTGGAATAAAGGGTTGAAAGGTATTTCAATTGGATACCCTAAAGGTAAAAAGCGTTCTGAAGCTGATAGACAGGCTAATTCAGAACGTAAAAAACAGTATTTTGCAACACATTCTGTGTGGAATAAGGATAAATGTACTTTGCTTGAACCTGAACAAAATTATGTTGGTAGGACTGATTTAAAGACACGACACATCTATCAATGTGATTTGAATGGTGTTGTATTGAAAGAATGGAGAAGTGTTTCTGTTGCCTGTCATTCATTAGGGTTTAGGCGTGGTGGGATTGCTGATTGCTTGCATAAAGGCCGTAATTCTGCCTATGGTTTTATTTGGAAATATGTTGATTGATTATGCTAACATTGACTGAAATATTCCTCAAGGCACGTTCTGGTATATATGCCAATACACCTGAGAATCGTAGGCTTGGGCGTGTTGGTCAGCGTTATGGTGTGTCTGAGCAGAGAATGCGGCAGGAGCAGGATGAACGTCTGGCACGACGTAGAGCACAGGAACGTGTCTCTGATCAGCAGTACGTCAAGGCTCAGGAATTGCTTTCAGCGTTGAAGAAGCGTGGTCTTGGTGAATTCTATATCAGTCGTTCAATTACAGACTTTGGTGTTAGCACCTATGTTCAGGGCTATGGTCTAAAGTTTAGAATCAGCGATCATTCTGTTACGAATATACATCGTGTTATGAATGAGGATTTCTTTACCTATGATTCAGATGTGAAGAAACTTGCTGATTATGCGAAGGAACATTATGATGCTATTCAGGAGCGAGCTCGAAAGCGTGAGGAAGAAATGGATAGGCGTCGTCAGAAGGAGCAGGAACTGGATAACTACTGGGAATCAATTTCAGGTGATTTTAAGGGTAAGGAATTTGGAAGAAATGAGCGCACCTATGCCAAATCTGAGGAATTTGCAGCAAAGCACCCTGAATGGACTGATATCTATGCAGTTGATTTAGGCGGTGGAGCCTATGCTTATGAATGGGCGCAGAAGAAGAATGGTTATGGCAGAACGAAGCCGTCCTACGCTTGGCTGGAATGGCATCGTAAGGAGCATGAAGTGAAGAAGTCCGTGTTCCTAAATCTTACGGAGCGATACCTAATGAAGTCCTATAAGTACATTCGTCGTGAATGGCGTAATGGGCGATGGAGGTATTGGTATGATGATGTAAAAGATAAATTTGTTAGAGGAAGATATGGACAGATTTTTAGGGATTTTGTTGGTGATCCTCGACAAGCTTTTAAGGCACTTTTTAGAAGAAAAACTGGTCAAGCATACGATGTTGTAAAAATAAATCTTCCAGCAATAGATATTGATGAAAATGGTAGACTTTATCAAGTTTATCAGGTTGGAGGGGAACCGTTAATGGTTGAGACCTCAATAGATATGGTTTGGGGTGATGCAGATAAAGGTCTAAAACATATCCTTTTGCGACATTTTGTTCAACAGAATGATTTTTCATCCATTAAAAATGCGGAAGACGTACTTACTTATAATTTGATTAGGTTTCAAAAAGATCCTTCTTCATTTGAGGTAAAATTTAATGAAAGAAATGGAACGTATGAATTGCTTAATCAAAAAGGTGAATCTTTTGTTATTAGTGTGGAAGTGTCTAAGGATTTATATGGGAATCAAATTGTGCGGCATTTTATTTTGACTTCTTATGATTCTTCGAGGGGTAAGAATTCCAAAATTATTGAAGACGAAAATGTGCGACGTAGTCATTATGAACAAATAAGCCAGACAAATTATTGATTTTGTCTGGCTTATATTAAGGAATTTAGGAATTTGCTTAAAGCGTCATGCTCTCTAAATTTACGTAATGAACCTGTACTTACTCATTACAACCTTGTTACGCTGCAAATATAACGTGATTTCTTGGAATCACAATGAACAAAATAGAAAATTCGTGAAAATTATTATAAAATATTCAGAATATGCTGGAAAATAGAAACCAAGATAACTCTATGGCGTATATTTACGCATTGGAATTTCCTGAGGGGTGTATTAGATACATTGGGAAAACTATGGATCCAGAAATGCGGTATAAAAAACATTTGCGTGATGCGAAGTATTCTACGAAGAGCCACAGACTTGCTTGGATAAATTCACTTCTGAAACAGGGTCAGAAACCTATATTTTCTATAATAGATATTGTGCCTGAGAATGAGTGGGCATTTTGGGAAAAACATTATATTTCGTTGTATTCTTCTTGGGGGTTTGACTTGACGAATGGAACATTAGGTGGGGAAGGAGTGGTTGCTACTATGGAGGTAAAACAACGAATATCTATATCGTGTAAGAAGTATTGGTCTTGTCACGATAATTGGATTAAGGGGAAAGCAGGTACTTTGGAAGCATCACAAGTTGGTCGTAAGAAAGGTGCTAAATTATCTGATGAGTTGGTGCAAAAGTATTGTGCTAATTTTGCTAAATACTATGAAAATCACGAAGTTTGGAATAAAGGAAAGGTGTTTAGAAAACCAGATATGTCCCATAAGGAGAAACCAATGAAAGATCCTAAGAATAGGGTTATTCAATTGAATTTAGATGGTAGTTTTGTTAGAGAGTGGGGGAGTGCTTCAGCGGCTGGGCATATTTTAGGATTATCACCAGTTTATATTAGACAATGTTGTTCTAAACATAGAAGTAATTATATGGGATTTGTTTGGCTTAAAAAGGTTGATTATGAGCGATAGAAGAATAATTGATGCGCCTGAAGCGTCATTGTATGGACAGCCTGCTGTTCAGTTCAGACCCAATGACTTTGATGCGGCCATCTGGTCACATGGATATGATGTTGTCTGTGAACAGGCTGTTAGATGTCCTTGCTGTGGAAGTTCTGATGCAGCACTTCCGGACTGTGAGAACTGTCACGGATTTGGCTACTTCTTCATCAATCCAGTGCGTACCAAGGCTCTTATAACAGGCTTGAATCGTTCCACCAACTATGTTCAATGGAATCCAGAGTTGATGGGAACAGCGGCCATTACGGTTCGTGATGAGGATAAACGGCTTGTATCCTTTCTTAATAGAGTGACTGTTGAGAATGAAATTGCGACCTTTACGGAGTCACGGCTTGTTACCGAGACCGTTGATGAGAGTGTGATATGTTTCCTTTCCTATGCGCCTGTAACGATTGAAAGGGTGTATAAGTTCTATGGTTCCGATCAGAAGTTGTATCGGTTGGATGATTCTTGTTATGAGATTATGGAGGATAATCCTTATTGTCTTAGATTCACGAAGGGAAACGTTGCGCCTGACACGGCTATTTCCATAGTCTATACACATAGAGTTGAATATCATATAATAGATATGCCGCACGAGATAAGGGCTTCACTTGGCAGGGATAAGATGTCTGGACAGTTTCAGATATTGAAGATGCCTGTTCAAAGTATTGGCAGGAGAACTCATTTACTCGTGGGGAAGCCTAACTATGGTGGTGGTGGTCTGTTGATTAATGACGATATAGAGAGATGATGCCTTTGAATATAGATATTAGTGAGGTGGTTGAGGAGTTTGCTCTTACGGCTACACAGTCAATGGAACTGAGTGATGTTATCATTGACAGAATAGTCGTGGAGTACACTTTCAAATGGGAGAATCTTGTTGATAATAATCTAAAGGGGCTTCGCAATGTTTATAAGAATGCGATGTATGTTGACAAAAAGAGTCCCACGGAGGTTATATTTGGGTTGCGTGAGGGTGAGAATGGTCTTGCTATGGCCTTGGAGGAGGGCAAGGAGGCTTGGGATGAGAAGCCGTTCTTCGAGGCTTCTCCACGGAAGCGTCTTAAGGCTATGGGTGGCGGCTGGTATTTGACAGTTCCGTTTAGACATGCCACTCCTGAAGCGGTCGCTGAATCAGGCATATTTCAGAGCGTTCTACCGAAGGAGATATACGATATAGCGAAGAATAATGGTGGTCGTGGAGTGTCTATGGCACAGCTTCCGGAGCAGTATAGGCAGCTTGGTAGCAGAAAGGAGATTGTTACAGCGAGGGGTGTTATACCAGAGTACACTCATAAGGCTCCGAAGTATCTCGGTTTGGTGCGTGTGAATGTTTCATCCACCGACAAGGAGAACCGAGGCAGCTATATGACATTCAGGCGTGTGAGTGATAGAAGTGATCCTAACTCGTGGATTCATCCGGGGTTTGATGCTCATAAGTTTATGGATAAGGCATTGGATCAGGCTGACATCTATATTGTGGCGGATATGGCGATTGATAATTTTTTGGCGCAATTATGATACTTGTAGCGAGAATTAAGAGACTTGTCTTAGGGCTGATTGACTATATTCAGCGAGATTATAACAGTGGAATTCCTGAGACACAGACATTTCTATATCAGATGTTCTGGGGTGCTCGGGACGGGAGCTTTGACTTCTATGAACAGGCCAGAAAGATGTTTCTGCGAACCAATGAGAGTTCTCGTAAGGTGGCTGTCACACTGGAATATCCGAAGGATAAGGTGGCTCTTCCGTGTATTGTGGTTCGAGAGCCGTCACGTCAGCAGACACAGCCCAATCCATTTGGAGGAATCGGTGATCCAGAGAGTTCGTTTGGTGCTCCTGGATATCAGAGGGAAGCATTTAGTGTGACAAGCAATTCAAAGGTGAACCTGATGTGCTTTAGTGATAATCCTATGGAATCACTGTTGATGGGGGAGGTGCTTTATGCCTTGTTGCAGGGGGCGAGGAACACCTTTGAGGAGGAGTTTCTAAACTTTTCGTTCTCCACGTCTGAGCTTGTGGCTGAGAATAGTTTGTTTCCTCTGCCTGTTATTATAAAGACGGTCTCCATAGATGTTACCGAGAGTGAGGATTGTGCTTCACTTATACGTCAGGACTTGATGTCGTGTGTGAAGTTTGAGTCACCTATTCCTGTCAGTGATTTTGAAATGCCGGAGCCGGAGCCGATTGGGAAGTATTTTTTCTTTACCAATCCGTATCTGTGGCTGGACGCCTTGGTTGCCGAGGGCGACATGGGTATTCTGTCAAACACGGACTGGGTTTTGGAGTACGGTGGCGAATTATTCAACTTTGGTGTGGACATTCTTTATTTGAATAATGAGAATTATGGTGAGCAGACAGTGATGGCGCAGACAACATGGACGCTTGAGTAGTGAGGAATATGTTTTATAACTATATTTGCGTTATATAAAGGAAGGAACTTTTTACAAGTTCTATTATAGTATTTAATTAAATCTTTTTGTTCTATGGCAAAAGCAGCTTGGTTGACTCTAAGTCCTACATCAGGACAGGGTAATGCAACCGTACAGAACACAGCCACCGTCCACACTGGACGTGTGCAGAGAACTACAACTGTTACAGGTGTAGCCACTGGAGTATCTCCTAACAAGACCTACTCCGTAATTCAGAAGCCGAAGCCTGAGTTCGTGTCCTTTGACAACGGCACGGAGATTACTGTCGGCAAGGATGGTGGTTCTCTCACCATTAAGGGTAAGTCCAATTCCGCTAAACTTGCGTTCAGTCTTGTTGACAACGCAGAGGGTACGGTCAACGATCTTTCCCTTACTCTTCCTGAATCCTACACCGCAGCAGGTGCAGCCACCACCAACAATGTGGACATCACAGGCGACCCAGGAGCGGCAGCAGAGTATGAGTTTAGCATTACCTTTACAGGTATCGCTGAGAACCTTACCATCAATGAGCTTCAGTGTGCTCTTGCTGTTACGGCAGGTGACAATGCAGCCACCGCTCAGATCACCATTAAGCAGACAGCCGGAGATCCTACCTTCAGCTTCGACAAGGAAAGCATCACTATCGAGGCAAGCGGTGAGGCTGTATCTCAGGGCATCAAGTCCAACACCGCCTGGACACTCTCGTAGTGCCTTTGGGAATAGGTGTTTATTTGACAAAATGAGGGGTGGGGCATATTACCCCACCCCTCTTTTTAATTAAGGAGGGAACCATGATAAATGAGGAATTTGACCGAGAAGTGAAAATCACAGGCAGATTGACTGAAGGAACTCTTCCAGCGGAGGATTCTTTTGTTGTTGTTCATCTTGGTCTGCGTGAGCCGTTTATACCTATGGGTGATGAAGATTCGATGCTTGTGGCTGATGATTCCCCCTATGGGGTGCTGAAGGAGCAGTAACACTATAATTTTTAATGAAAAATTGTTTTAATATCTTAGATTATGGCATACAAATCAAAATTTACTGGAGCTGAAGTGGATGCTGCAATTGAGCAGGTTCGCAGTTGGAAGAATAATCCTTCCAGCATTATGACCTCCGAGCAGATTCTGGCGAATCTTACAGGTCAACAGATTATTGATAAGATCAACTCTGTGTCCGGGAACATTGTTTTCACCAAGTTTGTCGATGCACAGGGTGGGGCTGGAAACACGAAGTAGCGTATGGCGGAACTTAGACCTTTCGCGACGGCCAAGCAAGCGGCTGATATCGGGGGTATCACTCCGACTGACATCGGCATTTCTGCGACGGCCTTTGTTCGCAAGAGCGAGCTTGTCAGAACAGGCAAGTTCGACGAGACGAGCCTTGCTTCCTATCAAGGGGCTTGGTTTGTGAATCTGGATGCTGTTAAAAAGGCTTCTGGAGGATCCGTTGATACTTTGGAAGTCAGTCCTACTTCATTGAGTTTTACAGATGATCCAACTTCTGGAAAGACTATTCAAATCACGACTACTGGCAACTGGACAATAGAATAGGGGTGTATTATGGCAAAATCATCTTGGCTTACTGTATTTCCTATGTCTGGCTCAGGGAGCGCCACCTTGACGAACACTGGAACGAATCACACGGGACGCAATACACGTTCCACGACTGTGACGGCCACCGTTAAGGGACTTTCCGTCAGTCGTTCATATACAGTGGTGCAGAAAGCACTTGAAGAGTTTGTATCCATTACAGGTGATGCGTCTGTCTCTGTTGACAGGGAGGGGCAGACGCTTACCCTGAGTGGGTTATCGAATTCTTCCAAATTAACATTTGCTTCAAGTTCTACGCGTGTTACTGTTTCGTCATCCTATATGGTCGATGGCTCGGCAGCTACCAATGGGGTGGACATCACAGGCGACCCAGGAGCGGCAGCAGAGTATGAGTTTAGCATATCAGTGACAGTTCCTGTAAACACTGGAACATCAGCTCTTAGTTTCACGATTACGGCTACGACAGCAAGTGGTGCAAAGGCGACGTGGACATTGAATCAGGCCGCTTCTGTTGTCACCTATACACTTACGCTTTCACCGTCCGTGTCCACGATTGCCGCAAAGGGTGGTTCGTCCACTATTTTAGGCACGTTACAGACGTACAGAAATGGTTCACTCATTTCAATGAATAGTGTCACTCCGATATGTACTGTGTCAGGTGCTGTGTTTAGTGTATCATCCGGAAATGTTGTGTCAGTCGGCACTCGTGGAACCACCGTGGGTGACGCACGGTCAACGACCGTGACAGGTTCATATCAAGGAACCATTGCCACCGTAATAGTGTCACAGGAAGCCAACAAGGTTGAGAGTTCCGTTGATTCAGGTGGGGAGATCACCTATGGTAGTGTGTCCATTGGAACCATCATGAACGCCACCATTGCGGCAAGCGGTGGTACTGGAACGGCCACGGCTGGAAAAGGTTCTCAGAACAAGACTGTTGCGGCCACATATCGCACTGACACCTATACGTCAGAAGCCACCAATACAGTGCAGATGTCAGAGGTTGTGACGACAACTGAATCCATAGATCCATCAGTTTCTTCTATTTCTGGCACGGCTCCTTCCAAGGGAACGACTGTTTCTGAAATTACCTTGGTGAAGTCTCAGGCTGTTACCTGGACTGGAAATGGTGGGGAGTCAGCTTCAGGAATGATGTATGTCTATCAGGAAGCGAACGATAAGACTTTGAAACTTAATTCACAGCCTGTTACCTATAGTGATATTGGTGCTGATGGAGGTGCGGCTATACCTACAATTAAGGACTATCCTTGTTACTGGAGTTATACATCTGGATCCTATGAGGCCATTTCTCGTGAATCTATGAGTATATCATATAGCAAGTACTGGGGTGGTGGTAGTTCGTATAGTAATGCCGTAGTTGACACGTCCAACGGTTATGTGACAGCGGATAGTCTGGGTACAAATATAAAATCCAGGAGGAATGTAATTGATGTTAGGGTGAGGTTTACCATCGAAGTTGGCGTTTACGAGACCTTTGTCATTTCTGTCTATCAACAGGCGAACCAGAAGACTTCCATTGAGTATGACATTCCGTCTATTTCACTTACTGTTAATGATGATATTCCAGCAAGTGGTGGTGCGATTTCCAGTGGTACGGTTACTTATTCTCAAGGTCAGAATCAGTATTATACTTCTGGAGCGTCTGAAGTGCTGTCAACAATTACATCTGGAGGGGTGGTTTCCTATGGAGCGCCTGTGAGTGCTGACAGTCTTGGCACAACAGTAAAATTAAGGTCAAGCGTTGGAACATTAACAGCCACCGTGACGCTGAACGGCAAGTCTGGTTCTGATTCAGTCACCGTTTATCAGGAGGCCAATGAGGCCATCTATGGGGATGTTTCTGTTACGGCCACAACTCCAGTCTCCATTCCAGCGTCTGGTGGTTCAAGCACGATATTACCTAATGCAAGTCAGACTGTAAGTTATACATCAGGCAGCACTCGTGCAGGAAGTGTGTCATTTGCTTATGAGGTTAAGACAAGCAAGACTGGATTTAGTCTTAGCGGTGCGACGGTGACTGTGACACAGAATACGTCAACTTCTCCTCGAAATGGTTTTGTGGTTATGGTTACGGCCACTGGAGAGGGGTCAAAGTTGGCCACCACTGATGTCACGTTCAATCAGGCTGGAGCATCATTGGAAGTCACTCCGATAGAATTGTCCTTTGTAGCTAATGGAGAGGGTAAGACAATTACCATTGCATCCAATGTGGATTGGACGATTTCTTGATTCTTGCTATAAATTTATATTGAACTGGAGTGAGAATTCTCACTCCAGTTTGATTTATAGCGAGCTGATTTTGCAGGAAAGCACTACCTTTACATCGTAATAGTATGAATGTAGAATTTTTTCATAATTATAATTATAGTATGGCGACAAGTGTTTATTTCAACGGTAAGATGAGAACACTCCCTGGGGTGTACTCCACTATTACTTCCGGAGATAACACCCAGACCAGAACTCTCGACTATGGCACGGTGCTCCTCATAGACACTGGAGTTTTTGGTAGCGGTTGGGGCGGTGGCTCCGGCGTGAATGGTGTTGACAAGCAGGGGAAGGATGCCGTCTACGAGTTTGATGACTTGCAGACATTCAGAGACTTTGTTAAGGGTGGTATGTACTGGAAAGCGACTGAAGCTCTTTTCACTCCAGACCCTTATAATCAGGATGCGGCTGGCATTAGCAGACTTTTGTTTGCTCGTGCCTGTACGACAACTTCTGCGAAGATGCAGTTTGCTTCCGGAAACAGCAAGTTTGTTGTTAGGACGATTGACGAGGGCTTGAATGCTAACGGTGTTCTTGACGGTGAATATCTTAAGTTCGGCTATGCCTACACGGTAGAGCAGGGTACTGATGATGAATCAGCCTTTGTGGTGAAGTTTTGGAGAGGAACCTACACAGGTGATTACACTGATCCTGTGACAGGTGTGACGTTATCCTATGACGAGCTTACTGTTGCACAGGCGGAGCCATTGCTTATCTGTCAGTCTCCGGAAGTTCGGACAATTCAGGATTTGATTGCGTGGGCTAATGTTGACGAGAACTTTGGTGCAAGATTCATTCTTGATGCTGAATCTCGTTACACGGATGGTGATTCCATCACCAATCCAACACTGGACACCTATGTTCTTGCAGATGGTGGCACGGAAGACTACAAGCCGACTGATCTTGATGATCTTCTTAACGCCATCCCGGACGTTGATTATAACATTGTGTTTACGGATCAGATTGAGGCTAATGCTAATTCCGCCCAACAGAAGAAAGTGGTTGCTCATCGCAACACACAGGCGAAGTTTGACAAGTTTGTCTATGTTGGTGCGTACAGCACAAAGGCAAAATTCAATGACTCTCTGAATGTGGCCAAGACTATGAACAATCAGTGGATTGTTGCTGTTCACGGTGGTGTGGCCACGGCTTCTGACGCCACGGCATCAGGGTTCAGGTGGTGGACAGTGTTCTACAATTTGTGTCAGATTGTTGGCAGGGTGTCTGGAAAACCACCTTACATTCCAGTGACGAACAAGACCATTGGTGGTGATAAGCTTCAGCACATTCCTACTGAGAAGGAAATGGAGAAAGCTCTCAAGTTCGGTCTTGTGGTTGTTTATCCTAATCCATATCTTCAGAGGTTCGTGGTTCTTCAGGGTGTTACTACTCTTCAGGACAATACGTTGCTCTTCAACAAAAAGGGTGCGTCATTTAGCATTCAGTTTATGCGTATCATCGCACAACTGAATAAGGAGTGTGTTGTGAACGCTTTCATTGATCTCCTTGGGGACGAGAACGGTGTGAATATCAACACACTGTCAAAGGGTGCTCTTGAGACTTGGACAGCTAACTTCCTCCAGACGAGGGTGGCCACGGATCAGCAGGACAACCTGATTCAGAGGTTCCAGAATGTTGTTGCCAAGAGGGTGGATGACTGTTATCACGTTTCCTATGAGGTTGTTCTCAATAATGAGGCGACGAAGATATTCTTTACGGGATTCCTTCTTAGAAACTAATTAAATGAGAGAATATTATGAGCAGAGGAAAAGTTTTTACGGCTCCAAAGGCGTTCATCAAGATAGATAATCAGGTTGCGGGATATGTCCGCAACCTGACATTCTCCGAGAATGTGCAGAGAGCCAATGTGCAGGGTCTGGGTAGTCTTACCTATCAGGAGGCTCCGCCTGTTGTTTATACCTGTCAATGGCAGGTTGATCAGTACTTCATCTCTTTTGACACTCCAGTGATGAAGAAGATGTTGAAAAAGTTCGGCACCATTGCTGAAATTAAGAATAGTTTGGTTCTCGGCGACATTGCCTTTGACATCACCGTTTATGCCAAGACCGTTCAGTCGGAGGATCAGCAGACTAAACTTGTGACAGAGGTTGATAATACTGGTCAGACGATAGCTCGTCTTCAGGGGTGCTTGCTGAATTCACAGTCCTTCCAACTGTCTGAAGCAGGGCTTGCAGGTGTGAACATTCAGGGTATCTATCTGGAGCCGATTTCGATGGCGAAGTAGCGTTATAAAAAGAAAAGAGGATTATGTTACAAGAGGAAGTAAAATTTGTCGTTAAGGGGCACGAATATACGATTAAGTTTCCGACAGTGGGTCAGTATTACGGCATTGAAGCTTTGAAGCAGTCTTTGGGTCGTGGTAACTACAATATGATGGTTCAGAGTCCGCTTCGCAGTGTGCAGGATGCGTTGGATATGATTGATATCGAAGCTACCCTTACGATAATGTGTCCAGACCTTATTAAGGATCTGAAAGTTCCTATTACGGAGCTTGACATTCGAGATTATCTTGATGTTAAGACTGCCTATTTGAAGCAGGTTGCACCGTTCTTTAAGTCAGTGAATGACGCCTTGCACGGCATAACGGACGCTGAAAATGTGAAGTAATATGGAACGTTCCGAACTGGAACAGGCAATCGTCAGTTGGAATAATCGATTCCCTTTGGACAGGTGGTGGCGCAACAAGCACGAAGTCGCATTTATGTCTCCTGTACACAGGGAATCTTCCTTCTTATATCAACTATTTGAGTTTGAGGAGGACAAACTATTTTCCAAGGCGGTTACTGAAGCGGCCACTATAAAGGACAACGAAGTCTATATTCCTGGAAGTGGTGACATATTTAGAACTCCAGCCACCCTGGAAGACTTTACAAAGGAGGCACAGAGGGAAATTGATGAAATGTTAAAGGTGGAAGAAAATGTCTGATAAGCAGATTAGAGTAACCACGGATACTTCCGGCATTGAGCGGTTCAGGGCGGAGGTAAACAATTTGTACAGAGATCTTGAGAAGATTCAACAAAGCCAGGAGCGAATTACAGGCCAGGATGCTGATAGGATGTATCGGCAGTTTAATGATCTGACACGCTCCTATAATGAAGTTGGTGCAGGTAATAATCAACAGGCCAATGATGATTACTTTAATCTTACTCGGTTGTATTATCAGAATAATTATAATCGAGTGGTTGAGAATCAGCGTAATCAGTATCTTACACAACAGAGAAGTCAACAACTTGATAATCAGCGTGGGGTGTCTGATAATCCGAATGTTGTTGACAATGATTCTAACTCACGAAAGTCCATTCTTGAGCAGATTCGTGACACGCTGAATAAGATATTTAATAAGAATCAGACTGTTGGTGGAAGACCTATTCAGTCGAGGGATGGTGATCAGCGTGAAGAAGATGGTGGGGAGGGTGGTTCCTTTTTAAGACCTGATGTTCAGGGTGGTTTACAGTCTATTGCTTCCGGGGATTTTGTTGGTGGTTTTGGTAAATTGATGGGTCTGGCGGGACTTGGTATTGCTGGAGCTGGATTGGTTAAGGTTTTTCAGGATGTGTATCGTTCACAGACGAATGTTTATAGAGCAGGGTCTTCCATTGAACGAGAACTTGAACGCTTGGATGTCTGGAGTTGGCTGCCATTCAGCAGTAGGGGGCGAAATGTGGAAACCACTCGTGAGAATCTTACTGCCTATTGGAATAATCGTGGTGCTCAATACCAGACGGCCTTGATGAATGGCACAGGCATTGATGAAGCTTTTAATTATCAGATCAGAGGTTCCAAGGTTCTTGGTAAGGATGATGATAATCCTGAATATTCTCGTGCTTTTTCAAAGGCTATTCAATTGGCTGGATCTCTGGGTGCAGGAGGGGCCACAATAGGTACAGCAGTGACCCCAGGAATAGGTAGTGCGATTGGTGGTGGAATTGGTGCTTTTGCTGGATTTTTAGGTGGGTATGGACTTGGGGCTTGGAATGAGTATATGAGCCATAAGGTTCCAGAAATGGAGGTTCATAATAGAGGTTCCATCGTTCTTGGAAAGAATATTTCTGAGATGGCTTCTGATCTCTATAACTATAGAAGAGCGGCTGTTTCATCAAGAAATGCTGACAACGAATCAATTTGGCAGACGATGCTTGCCGAAAAGACGTATGGTCTGGATAAAGGTGTTTTGTCAGGTGTGTATGCGGCCAATAGGTATCAGAATGGATTATTAAGTGCTGATAAGGTTGCTGGAGGGTTGCTTGCATCATTACAGAGGCAGACAAGTGATCCCTTTGAAAGGTCAGTTCGTCTTCAGGAGGATCTTGGTACATATACGCAGGTTGCGAATTCGACCATTGAACAGACAGGTGCGTTTGATTCAGAGGAATTGCGTAACATTATTCAGGGGTTGACGGCCAGAGGTGTTCAGGGGCAGAATCTTTCCTCTATGGCTCAATCTTTTGCAGGCAATACGATGTCAGGTTCTCAATTATCTCGTGCCTTGATTATGCAAGCGGCCACTATGTCAGGAAAGGGGGGTTCCTTACTTGATTTACAGGCTGAACTGGAACACCCAGAAGGAGCGACGATGAAGACATTGATAAGTAATCTCTGGAATATGTCTGGAGGTAATAAGGATTTCTTTGAGACCACACTTTCATCCACACTTGGAATAAGTGCTTCCAGACTGAGGAATGCCAAGCGTGATGCAGCTAAGAATGGAACGAATTTTCTATATGATGAGAATGGAAATCTGAATATAGATTCAATTTATAAGAGTGGTATTCTTGGAAAGGAATTTTCTGAGGATGAAGCGGCTGCAATGGTGGCAGATCAGGAGCGGAGTGAGGCAGGAACGGCCAATAGAAACATCATTGCAGGTAAATTGCAGCAGGATGCCTATCAGAATGGTGATAGTGATTGGTTTAAGTCATTTAAGCAGATAGAAAAAAATCTGGATACATTGCTACAAATGATGTATAGCGGTGTTGATGTTAATATAAAGAGTGTATCTGCCAGAGCAGCAGGGCAGGGGTCAACGTCAAGTTATGTTAGCGGTAGAGGAGCCTCGGGCTATTCTTCCGGAGGTGGTGGTAGGTAATTGAAAGATTATGGGTGATATAAGCAAGAATTATTCCTATGCCGAGTTTTCACGTTCTGGAACAGCGGCGAAAAAGGGGTGGGACAATTCCATTCCGGAGCAATATAAGTCAAATATTCGAAGACTTTGTATATCTACCTTGCAACCCATAAATGATGCGACAGGGTGGATTAATATAATTTCATCAGGCTATAGGTCAAAGCAGTTAAATAAGGAGGTTGGTGGGGTTAGTTCATCTCATCATTTAACAGGCTGTGCGGCTGACTGTAATTTTTATAAGATTACAAACGGGAAGAAGGAACGAGTACCTTGTAAGGAGGTGAAAGATAAGGTCAATGAGCTTGGGCTCCCATACACTGAATTGATCGTCTATGAAAAACAGGGTTTTGTTCATATCGCCTATACTGGAATATCGAAGAAGAAAGTGAAGATGAGTGATCCAGCTGATGGTGCGGATATTCAGGTTGAATACCCTGTGAATGAAATTGTGGGTCAGTATTGTTTTTATACGACACAGAAGATAGACGGTGCTGATGAACAGGGTAACATCACGATTGAGAATCTGAACGAAGCCTTGAAAAGGCTTGGATTCACTTTTGGTGATGGTGGTAAACCGAATAAGGATTGGTTGGAGTTTACTGATGGTAATCAGACAAATCTGGAGCGTATTGTGGAGATGTTCTCTCCTACGGAAAAGGTTAAGTATAAGGATGACATTGAAAATGGTCAAGTGCCTTATATTAAGGTCGGGACACGGTTATTAGTTAAGTCTGTGGATTTGGAAGCTCAGAGGATAAAATTTGAAAATTCTGACGTGTTTGAGGTTCCTGGCAAGACGGCTGTGATGTACTGGACTGATAATATAAAGAAGATAACAAGTGATCCATTGTATCAGTCTGTGTGGAAGAACCCACTTGGAAATGTTGTGGTGCAGCAGAAGAATCTTAATGCCAAGATTTGGGTTTGGAGCAGGGCATTTGGGCGGCTTGTGGATATTTCATCCTATGTTCTTTCCATTTCCACAAACAAGAGCGGTTTTAATGGTTCATTTTCTATTCAGGTTAATCCAGTTAAGATAGCCAGAAAAGTGACTGGGTTTAACTATGATGAAGTGAATAGGTTTAATGCCGATGTTGAACTTGAAGGCAGGGATAATGATTCTGATGCGGATAGAGCATTAGGCTATTCTAAGACATTGGATTGGTTTAGTGTTTTTATGCAGCAGAATGATATGGTTTGGCTCCGTTTTGAAGAGCTTCAGATGGAGGAGAAGTATCAAGCTAATGAGAATGATTCACTTGTTAAGGCCAGTACTGATTTGACGAGTTCTCTTATCTGGGATATGATTGGCTTTGTGGATAATGTTACAAGCAGTATTAATTATGATGGCACTTCCTATGCCGTATCCATAGAGGGGAGAGATTTTTCCAAACTGTTTGAGGATGATGGCATAAGTTTTATTCCGTTTAATTCCATATTTGGTTCCGCTCATAATATGATGTTGATGTCGAGTGATGAAAGTCCTTGGCTTCGTAGAAATGGTGACGGAATGATTGCCTTTGGAATGTATTTTCAGTCCATTAAGTCCAGTCTTGGGTTTATCTTTGAGAAGTGTTCCCAGATAGAGATGGTTCCGAATGGTTTATTTCAGGCTTGTGATAGATATCTGGATGCGACTGCCGAGGAAGTTTTTGATCCAAAGGGTGTCTGGCGGCTATTTAAGATATGGTGTGATAATCAACTTGATAACAGAATTTTCTATAATAATGCTCTTGTGAATCCTGATGGCAGTATAGCGGATTTCATTCGTTCAACGTGTAAGGAGCCGTTTGTGGAGATACTTGGTGACACTTGGGGTGCAGGGTATGATTTGATAGTTCGTAAGCCACCGTTTGATAAGTCTTCTATTCAGACAATGTATTATGCCAAGAACAGTCAGGGTGCTTCCGTTGATTCTTACATTGACATTGTTGATGAGGACTTGTTTAGCTTTAATCTGGCATTTGATAATAGGGTTTATTCTTGGTATAAGATAGTTCCGGCTGATGGTCTTATTCCTGGACTGGACGCTAACACGGTATCTATCATTATTCCAGTTTTTTATCTGGATGCTTATGTTAAGGTTTTTGGGAATAAGCGGTGTATCGTGCAGGATCCGTATGTGCTTTCCACTTATCTTGGTGGCAATAAGTCGGAGAAGAAGACAAATTCGCTATTCACCACTTTGGCGACTGACTATATCTATGCGATAGAGAGTAGTGCATATCTTCCATTTACTCGTAAGGGGACTATTACCATAAATGGTGATAGGCGTATTAAGGTTGGAACGTTTGTTCGGCTTGCAGCTACAAATGAGATTTTCTACGTTACAGGTGTACAGCAGAGTATTTCGTTTGGCGAATCCAGTGTTGATAGACAGACAGTGCTTACTGTTGAGCGAGGAATGGTGGTTGACTATATCACTAATGAGAAATATAACTATTTTAATATTGTGAATATAGATGGTCTTAAGGATGCACTTGAAAAAGCCTTGTCCTCTGGTGTGGCTAACACGGAGTTTAACACCACTCTTACTCGTGAGGGTGATGTGTTTAACTTTTTCTTAAGGCGTGGACAGTTTGTTAAAAATGTGTTGAATGCTTCCATATCAACTGGAGGGCTGTTTGAAGGAGAGGGGAATCTGGCTGCATTTTCATCAGATAAGATTGTGAGTCGTAAGGAGATTTAGTATGATGTTTGATCAGAAGATATATGTTGACCTTTCGGGTTATAAGGAGGGTGTTACACCTGTTACGGCTGACTTGGGCGGTCAGAGTGTGGGGCTTGCTCGTGTGATTGTTCCATCGGGCGTCGATAGGGATCAGTATGTTGCAGACTGTTATCGCACAGGTCGGATTGATCTTTATGATGAAAGTCAGGGGACATATTTGAAGCAGTGTTATGCCACCAATGAGGTTCTTGCTAATTTAAAGTTTCCGAGAGGTGTTGGTGACATTGGAGATCCTGTTGTGTGGGTGGCACAGCCTACTATATTCAATAGGCCTATGGTCGTGGGGACGTTTCCAAGTGGTGATAGGATGCGTCTTGGTACTGATCAGACAATTGAGATTCATAAAGAATGGGATAAGGGGTATGTTGATGTTACGGCTGACGCCAAGGACGGTTCTTTGAATGTGGTGGTTCATGGTCAGGAAAAGAGTGGTGGAACGGTGCGTGTGTCAGTGCTTGGTGATGAGAAGTCCATTCTTGAGGTGAAGTCTGACGGTCTTGTGTCTGTTGAATCTGGAAAGGAGCTTCGAGTGCGTTCCTATGAGAAGATAGATATACAGCTGGAGAATCCTGATAATCTGGATCAGACAGGTGTTGTTGTCACAAAGGATAGTGTTGATATTGCGGCCAATTATTCCGTGGATGAGGAAAATGCTGAAAAGGTGAACTATACCAAGACTCATATCACCAAGGATGGTGTGTCTTGTGAGGAGTACTTTTGTGAGGATGATGATGTAACGAAGTATAATGTTGATATTAACAAGGAGGGGTTTATTGCAAAATCGGCGATTAGGGGTGATGAAGTGCAGTTTACCCATATAATCACTGATGAGGAGTACAGAATTGAATTTAAGGACATTATTTTCTCTCTAAAGGAAAGGCTTGCGGTTCTTCAACAGGGTGAAGATACCAAGATAGAGCTAAAGGAGGGTAAGGTGGCGATAATTAATTCCGGTACTGGAATGAATGATATTCTTTCCTTGCTTGTTGATACGATAGAAAAGTTGACGGTGGCGACCTCTATGGGTCCGAGTGGTACACCACTTCCTCCTACCATCCAGGCGACCACGCAGTTGAAGCAGAAATTGAATCAATTTTTTAACGAATAGAATTATGGCACTTGTACCACAGAATCTGGCCACGCAGCTGTATGGGTTCTTTCAGGAGATGCGTAACGTCACTGAGGCTGACGATATGGCTATGGCTCAGAAGTTTGCTAATATTATAGACGGATATATTAAGACAGCGCAGGTGGCTCCTGGAATTCCAGTGGCTACAGCAGGAACAGCAGCAGCTCAAACTGGGGCGACCACTGCACCTGGAACTTTGATATAATTTTGTATCTTTGCATAGAAGAATGGGTGAATTATGTCAGATGTGACGGAATATTTGCAGAATCGTGGAAACACCGTGATAAATGAGGCGATGCGGCTTACCAAGAACATCGGCCTTCAGGCTATTGCGACAATGATGCCACACGAGTTTGAGTGGTATATGGTTGCCTTGGAG